CATCTTCTACTTGACTAATAAAACCTTCAGCTAAATCCATTACTCTTACAGCTAAATAAGCTTCTCTCCTTGAAAGGGTGTTCTTAACTTCTGGATCACCATTAGCAATATTTACTAATTTCTGAACTAGTTTTTGTATTTCTCCTAGTAATTCATTATTCATTTACAACTCCTTTTCTATAAAATTCTTTACTTTATTTTTTAAATCTTCTTCATTGCATAGGATCTTTAAAGAAAAAGTAGGTTCATCTATTTCTTCAAAAGTATTTCCAGGGAGAACAGCAAATCCTATTGCTTTTACTAGTTCTACTGCTTCATTTTCTGTAAGTTTTGAAAAAGCATCTCTATGAACACATAGCAAAGTATAATCTATAAAATCATAACCTTGATACATCTCATCTGCAACTTCATCAACAAAATCTAAGAATTGTGCTGTAGCTAAAGCTATTTTCTGGATATCTTTTACTTTCATTTACTTCTCCTTTTATCTTTAATTCTTCTAAAACCTAAACTCTCTATTGTAGTTTTATACTCTTTAAGTCTATTTTCCATTCTTTGTGCTTTACTTTTTATAGTTGTAGCTTTCTTAGCTATTAAAGTACAATCTTTTTCTATTTGTTCATTACCTGTTCTAGAATGTATATCTAAAGAAAGTTGCATTATCTCTCCAACCAAAGAACATATATTGTTAATACTATCTAATTCTGTATCATACGTACTCATTTTTAAACTCCTTCAATCTATTCTTTAAAGAAATGTTTATTTGATTTAATTGTGTAGTTGAAACGTTTTCTGCAACTGATAACATAACTGCATCAACTAAATCTAGTGTATGAAATTTATCTGATACTTCAATACAATCTTTGTGAATATCAATTAACATTTGTCTTAATATAGCTTGTCTTTCTTTAGCTTTTTTCGTTATTGCCATCATATTCTCCTTTAATAATTAGCTATACAACTTCTTAGAAATTCATCAATATCTATTGATTTATCTAGCCATACTTCAAGTCCTACTTGACATATCTCGTCTAAATCTTCAATATTAAAGCTATAATCATCTTGAATTTCTGGGTAATCTAGTAAGAATTTGTATATATCTACGTGTGTTATTTCTCTAAAGAAATACCCTTCAGCTCTTATTACTTCTATAATAGCTTGCGAAGTTGCTGTTGGAAAAGGCTTACCATTTACTTCTGCATATCTTATTAAACTTTCTAGGTCTGTATAAGGACATGCCCATTGATCTATGTCTTGAATAGCTGCATAGAAAGCTTCTTTGATTTGTTCTTCTTTAGTCATTATTTCCCTTTCTTATATAAATTTTTTGAGATAATTTGTATAGAGGTTTTACAAATTCTATAATTTGATATGCTAAATGTTTAGCCTGTTCTTTAGGTTCTGTTATACATAAAAATGAGCCGCTTAAATGTAAAGTATCATCAATATGGAAATCTATATCTTCTTCTAATAATAAACCAGCTGAAATAGTTATTTCTTCATTAGTAAATTCAATGTTTACAAAAAGTTTTTTAGCTTTAGTAAATTCTATGTATATTCCTAAGGGGAATGCTGATTTTTCTACATTTCCATATATTTTATTTTTCTTGAATTCTTTCTTTAATATATTAAAAAGTTCATCTCTAACACTATCTCTATAATTATCCAATAATTCTAAAGCTAAATTTTGATTTGTATTAGAAAGACCTTCTATGGATGTGTACATATTTCTATCTCCTTTAAAGTATTTTCTAGTGCAATATTTATTTGATTTAATTCAGTAGTAGAAACATTATTTACTATTGAATGATAAATATATTCAGCTAAATCAGGTTTAAATTCTACTTTCTTACAAAGTTGATTTAATCTTTTATAAAAAGAGATTTCTCTTACTTGTCTTTTTCTAGTCTTCATTATTTAATCTCTTCTCTTTCTACTAGGAAATCTATTTCTGTATTTGCATTCAGCTTCAGCCTTTTCTTTAGTTAAAAAACAGTCTGAATGATTATAATATACATATCCGTGTACAGTGCTATATTTTATGTCTAGTAATTCAAAATTATGGGCTTCTCCTAAAGCTGAATCTGCAATTGCTGAAATATGATAACCCCCTATTCTATAGTCTACTAGTTTTGGTATTACCCATTCATTATAATATTTTTCATCTTTTCCTTCTCCTAAACAACAAGGACAAGGAAAAGTATATTTTTTCTTATTTCTAGTAACTGATAGTTTACCTGTACCATTACAAATTTTACATTTTATAGTTTTTGATTTTTCTTCTAACTTTATAGGATAAATTATTGTTCCTAAAGGTCTAATATCTTCTTTTTTATAACTAAAATCATCAGTCATTATTTTCTCCTTATGAATGAAAATCTTTCCAATATTCACATTCTTCATTATCACAATCTTCGCAATTGTAAGTATAACTGGTTGAAGTTTCTATATTACCCTCTTCATCGTAACCCTCAAATTCTTTATAAGCTCCAGTTACTTTTGGTTCACCTTCACAAAAGCTACTCATGTAATTGTCTGCTTGTTGGTATAACCAAGAATCATAACCTTGAACCATTTAACCCTCTATTCTTCTATTATTTCTGGAAAAGATATTTTGTTTTTAAGGAAAGGTAATTCTTGTTTATTTAGATCAGTAGGTATTTGTTGATTTTCTTGAACTAATAAAGCTTTACCTACAAAATATTCTTGCCCTACTTTATCTATTTTAAAAGGTTTATTATTTTCTTTCATTAAACCTTCTTCATCTACTACTAAAATCCTATTCCCTTTTGCATATACAAATGTTACTAAATCACAATCTAATAAATAATAGCAGTGTTTTAAGTCTATTTCATCTTCTTCTTTCTTTAAATCAATTAAAGATACCGATTTCTTAAAAGGGTTAATTAAAACTGCTTTTACAGAAGTCTTTTTCTTTCTCTTTTTAGGTTTGCAATCATTACATAATCTAGGAAAACCAGGAGAGTCACCATCTATAAAACTACCACATCTTTCGCAAAGAGTACCATCTAACATCATTTCAGCAATTTCACCCATTTATTGCACCTCCATTTCTTCATCTTCATAAGTGTAGATATCTAAATCAGCTGATACTATTACATATTCCTCTGGTTTTTCAACTATTAAAATGATATCTTCTCCATTTCTTTCACAAACAGCTGTTAATCCTAACTCTTTAGCTCTTTCTTTTAATTGCTCAAAACTATACTTGAAAATTTCATTATCTGTTTGACCTTTCATTAAGTAATAAGCATAAACTACATTTAGAAAATAATAGTATATTGCTGTGAATTGTTCTTTTTTATTCATTTTCACCTCCTTCTTAAATTGCAAAATCTAAAGGATTTATTTCTAGACTTGCTGCTACTTCTTCTCTTAATTCTTTTGGTATTTTTGTATTTATTAAATAAGCAGCATCTTGTAAATCTGATTCAGCTATATCTGGATAACCATCTCTAATTTGTTCTACAGCATCATCAATACAATTTTGAATTTCTTCTAAAATTTCTTTGTCTATTGTAATCATTTTTACATCTCCTAATAGTCATAATCTTCTATATCAATAAAATCATTTTCTGGACTATCACAATTTTTAAATGCCCCCCAATTTTTAATAGCAGCTAGTAAAGTTATTATTATAAAAAAGAAACCCCCTATTATAATTACTATTGATGTAACTAATACTATTATTACCCGGGATAAAATATTCAAAATATCTCCTTTCTAATTCTAAATCTAGGTATTAATTAGATTTTATATATTATAATTTTATTAAATTAATATTATATAAAAATGTGATTTTTAAATAATATTAATTTTTATATAAAACATTCATTAAGCTAGTAAATCTAGTAACAGAATCTTCATCAAAATTATTAGTAAATCTATGAATAGCTATATTAGGGCAATTTGCTAATTGTTGAAACACCCAATTATAGTTAAAATCAAATACTTTATCAGTAATAATATTATCTACTAAATTTAAAGAAGGAAGTTCTTCTTTATCTTTTTCTCTATTTTCAGATAAACCCAATCTATCTCTTTCAGTTATATTAGGTTCAATATATAATATATCAATTTTTATATCTTTATAAATAGTAGATATTGTATCAATAAAATTAGACATACTCTCAGGTTTAGCTTGTCTAAACATTATAGCAAATATTATAGAACTAGTAAAACCTCTATCTAAAATAAGATTTTCAGGTAATAAATTAGCTTTAGCTAAAGCTAATAAGTCTAAATCTTTACCAAAACTAAAATATGTTCCAGCATTCAATTCTTTATTTAATTCTAATTTTTCATATAAACTATAATAAGGGAATTTATAAGTATAAAATTTGTTCGGAAATTCTTTTAAATACCTATCTAACAAATAAGTCTTTCCTGTATTTCTTGGACCCTCTATATAAATCATAACGCCAACTCTCCTTTTTCATTTTCTATAATATAAACTAGATTCTCTATTGTAATTAAATCTTTTAACCAAATTGAAGAAAATATGTAAACCCTCCCTAATGGTGTTAATATTGGCATATAAGGATTTTCTAGATCTTCAATAGTAAAAACTTGAGCTGATCCAGAAAAATACTTCATTTCTTCAAGAACTCTATGTTTTTCTAAATTATCACTTACAATTAAAATATCATTAGGCTCAGTTGATCTAATAATACTTATATCAAAAGAATTCAAATTACTCATCATACCTGGCACTTTTTGAAATATAAGTCTAATTAGTTTACCAATTTTAGTACCATGAATAATTTTATCAATATCAACTATTCTTTTATTTGTAATTAAAAAAGAACTATATTCGTTATACAGATTTTTATATGCTTTACTTTTAATTGCAATTTTATTTAATATTGAATCATATTTATTTAAAATATTAACTTTTATTTTATTGCCTAGTGCTTTTAAATTAAATATTTTCATTATATTTTACTCTTTATTATACTAATTAATCTCGTTCCATATTCTGGAGCCATAATCATTATCGACATTATTGAACTAGATATACCAGCCATAGCAGTAGTTTTTAAATCAACATCTTTAATTTTTTGTGCATCAACAAGTAAATTAAATACTAATGTAACAGCTCTTAGTACTTCTGGTCTTCTTACTTGTTCTACTGTTGATTCATATAGACCTTCCCTAAAACCTTCTACAAAATTAACTATATAATTATACTCATTTTGATCAACTATAAAAGCATTTATTGGCTCATTTAATTCTTTAATAGTAACAAGTCTATTTAGCTTTGGGCTAAGTATTTCAATTTCATTTTTTCTTAATGCAAATACTGGAATATACATTTTAATTCCTCCTCTAATATAATCTAATTAGATAAATTGATTATATAAAGCTTTTTTAAATGCTTCAAAGTTATCTTCTTCTATATAATAACTAATGTTTTGAACTTTTTTCTTTTCAATAATATATTTAGCTACATCTTCATTTAAGGATTTTCTTATATAGAATTGTCTTATAGAAGGGTAGCTTATATGAAATTGATCTTGTTCTTGCAGAGTATCCATTACTTCTTTTAGTTTAATTAATCTATTAGGCATCGATACCTCCCTTTAATTGTTTTTCTAACTTCTCTCTTTCAATTTCTATTTTTTCTCTTTGAAGTTTTTCTTCTTTTTTATGTTTAATATTCAATTTGATATCTTTTAATTTAATATGGTAGTCTATAATCTCTTCTAATATTTTTACTAAACTAGTTGCTATTTGCTTTGGTATCAAGCCATCTGTATTAGAATAAGTTATACCAGTTTTAAATACTTTTTCACCAGTTCTACCTTGCTCAAAATCTTCAGTGGAAAAAGTTTTTTCAAATTCTATATCTTCAAAACCTAACCACATCATCGCTTGATTAATTCTATTTTTTAACTCTTCCTTCTCAAATATTTTATCTATTTCATTCATTTTACATCTCCTTATTTAAACTGATATCTTCTTTTCTCCAAGCTAACCATTTTTCATACAAATCAGCAAACTCCTCATCACAAACTATTTGAATAAAATTTATTGTAAAATATACTTGAATAAGGGAGTATTGATTACTTGGTTTGCTTACTATATTTAAAACATTCTTATTTTCTAACTTATTTAAAACTCTATATAAACTTTTATGTGACAAAGAAAAATCTTTTGGATTACACTCTATAAAAGCTTTATAAGAGTGGTGCTTCATGCATAATTCTTGTATTAAACATATTTCTTTCTTAGTCAACTTATAATAAGTAACTAAAATGTCGTTATTATCAAATATGTTTTTCATTAGTTGAAAATTACGTATTATTAATGCATCACTACTCATTTTTATCTATTGTATTCAACTCATTGTCCGTAACTAATTTCATTAATTTAGAAATGTATTGATTTGTCATAGGCTTTATAGAATCAATAACTAAATTCTTTTGATCATCTGGTGCTACTTCAAAAGCTTTAGTTATTAATAATAGTATTACTGAATACAAATCATTTACTTTTAAAACTAAATCAGTGGGAGATTCTATTCCCTCTGTAACTTTATTATATAATTGTTGTACTTCCTTCATAAAAATCTTTCTATTAAAAGGAGATAACTTTATAGTTATCTCCTTTTAAATTATTTATTCTTCTTTTGTTTCTGTAGTTTCTTCAATAGTTTTAGCTTTTGCAGCTTCCTTAGTGAATGGTAATGGTTGTTTCTTTGATGAAGATTTCTTTTCTTCATTTGCTTTTTCAGTTTTAGTTTTCTTTGAAGAAATTTTCTTTACTGGAGCTTTTACTTCAACATCAAATAGTTTATCTATAGTACAACCTTTTTGAGTTAAATGTAAGTTTTTATTTGGTGTATCTTCAAAACCTATTGCTTTGAAATCTTCTGGAGTAAGAATAGTCTTTAAGCTATATTTGATTATTCCTTTAGCTCCTTGTCTGTGAAACTTAATCTCCATTACTTCAGCATTATCTGCTTTTGCACGATAATTTTTAACTGCTACGTAAGAAGAAGAATTGAAAAAATCTAAAGCTGATTTAACTTGTTCTTTAGTAAGTTTTGTGAGGTCAGCTTTATGAACCCCCTTAGACCTTCTAGTCTCTAAAATAAGTGTATCTGTCATAATGACTCCTTTCTTTTCACCTTATAGGCTTATGTACTACTTAATATTTTAATAAAATAATTTTATTAAATAATATTATTATATTAAACATGATTGTAAATAAATTTTAAAAAAATTTATTCTTGTAAGTTATAAAAGATTTTTAAAGCTTCTTTAATTAATTGATCTGGACAACCTAAGTTTTCTAAATTATCAATAAATAAATCAGTTTGTTCTGGTGATGAACATTTATCAAGAACAATATAGTCCCATATATAAGGTTGATCCGGATTATCTATTTGATTTAAAGGGATTTCTTTTTCTATCCATACTGATTTCTCCTCTTCATTGAATCTAATGAAATAGTCTGGTGATGCAAAAGCTATATTTCCATAATTTATTTCATCTTTATAAATAACTACCCATAATTCTTTATCTTTTACCTTATCTAAATTATTTATAACTTGATTGTTTCTATCAGGGAAATAAAACTTACCCTCTATTTGAATATTATAACCTTTAGCATTTTTATGTAATTCTACTTCACCTTGATGTACTTCTTCTAGTGGTTTTTTGTATCTGATATTCAATTTCACTATTCTAATCTCCCTTAATAATTTTATTTATTATCTGTTGTTTTGATTTTACTTTCTAATTCTACTTTATTTCAAAATCTCTTTTATTTTACTAAGTGTATAGGTGCTTCATCATCTAGTTTACCTTGTGTAAAATATTGCTCTACAGCAATTTCACTATATTTACAAGCCGTCCCATTTACTTTTTTCAACTCCTCCCAAGGGCGTCTAACTGTATTTAAAATCATTTTAGCAAAATCTATAGCTGAAATATCTACTTTATCAGGATTTTCTATCATTGCTAAACAGGTTTGAACTATTAGAGCTTCATTACATAAAGCTGATGCAAATCTTTCTTTTACTATTTTTATATTTTCTTCTTTGTATTGCATTATTCTACCCCTTAATTTCTTATTTAACTTTTTTAAAGGTCCTATATACTTCAAAATCATTTTTACATTTTGGACAATTCATTATTTATCTTTCTAAATGCTTGTTCTACTGATACTACTTTATAATTATCTATTAAATAACTTACTATAAAATCATTGGCTTCATTATTAGTTGAAAATATTATAGCTTTTGATAAACCCAAATCTTCTTCATCACTTGTATCAAGAAAATCACCATCTCTTGGTTCATCACTTAAACCAGTATTAGAAAATATTTTACCATCTTCATCAATAATTACATAACTATTTTTAGAGTACATGAAACTAGTAATATTATTTAATAGAAGACTTTCTTCTGGAGGATTATCTACTTTATTAAGTTCATCACAAATTGTACCATTTTCATAAAAGTAGCAATAAGAATAATTACTTTCTAGAAGTTCTTTAGTATAATCATCTGATTGGTAATATTCTTCTTCAGCTCTTAGTTTTTTAAGTATATCTTGACAAATGTCTACATATAAACTTCTAAAAGCTTGTTGAAATTCCCCTATTACTGATTTGTCATCTGAACTAAGATTAATCATATCTAATTTCATATTCCAATTAAAATAGATATTTCTAGTTTTTGCATGACAATATAAGTTTGCAAATTGATTTCTTTCTGTTTTGATTTCACAATAACTATCTATTGAATTTATTTTACCTCGTCTTGCCCAATCTTTGAATAGCCATTTAATATTTTTTATATAAGATAATAGCTCGGGGTAGTTTTTTGCTATTTTTAAAATATTACAACCATTGAAATCAAAACAAGCTCCAGAACCTGAACAATAACTTAGATCATAATAAATCTCAACTTTTTGAAAACCTTTCTTTTCAAGCTCTATTGCTAAATCATTGGATTTATCTTCTATTATTCTTTCCATTACTGGATCAGGTTCTCTATTAGCATCTAAAACATTTTTCTTTAATTTTTCATCTGCTAACATTTCATCTAAAGTATATAAAGTAACTTCTTTAGAAATAGTTTTATGTACTGGCATTTATCGCCTCACTTTCTAAAATATAGAAAGAATTAAAAGTAAGATTATCATCTGATTCAGCTTGTTGCCAATAATATTCAACATCTTCACCATTATAATCATACCATTCTTGCCATTCTTGTTCTTTTTCATTATATTCTTCTAAACCTGAAACATTAGCTACCATTGCTTTATCAATATCTGGGTGATTTCCAATTTTAGCTAATACTTTTAAAGCAACAATTGCTTCATCCATTGTATTTACTGGAATTGTAATAGGCTCATCTGGTGGATTTATAATCGTCCATACTCTATATTTTTTAATTTTGTCCATTTTTTTATCTCCTCATATTTTGCTCTCAATACATTTTGTTGAAAATTCAAATCTAAATTAGCAATTATACTTTGTGCAATAGCTAAATAATATATATCTTTTATAGAAATATTGTCTTTAAAATTGCACATTATAGAACCAATTAAAGTAACTGCATCTTTCATTTTTTCCATTGCCATAGGCTGAATAAGTTTAAATGTATCAGCTTTTATTGAATCTGTTGTAAATTCTTGCATTTTATACTTCCTTTCTAAAATATATTATTTAATGGAAAAGGGAGAAATTATATTTATTTCTCCCTGGGAGTTGATATAACTTCTGGGGAAGTTTATCTTACCATTATGATTTTATTTGGAAGTATAAAAATTATTCATATTAGTATCTTTAGTAAAACCAATTTTTTCGAGATCTTCAATTGCTATATTGGGTAATCTTAAACAATAATCTCTACTACCAGATCTACCTCCTTTAGCATTAAATTCAATTTGTGTAACTGATTTTACTGTAGCTCTAATTCCATCATTTCTTTCAAAATTACTTAGAATTTTTTCTACTTCTTTTACATTGTCAATTTGAAGTGTACCAGTATAAATACCTTGTCTACGAACTAATTCAATTACTTGAATATCTTTTACTTCTTTTACAGTTGAAGCGGACTGCTTTGTTTTTGTTGTAGGCATAAGTGCCTCCTTTCTTTCTATGTGTACTAAAAATTTTATTATTATATAATAATATTATAATATTAAAATATAATAAAAAATGAGTTTATTAATTTTTGTAAATTTTTTATTTTATCTGCCAATTCTCTACTTTATAATTCATAGAACTCATTAAATCTCTTGTTACTTCAAAAAGAAATCTATCAAAATCATTAAAAGCTTTAGGATAATATGTATAATGTTCTGATTTTTCTATACCATTATCCCATAAACCAGATGGACAATGTTTAGTAGCATATATTTGAAACTTTACTTCTCTAGTATGAGGTAATTCTATAAGAGGAGTTAAAATAACTCTCCACCAACCCTGATCAAAATAGTCATATTCTTTTGTTTTTATTTTAAAATAACATTTCTCATTTTTATCAATCATTCTTTTTATTAATAAAGAACATTCAGTGTCTTTATCTTCTATAGCTTTCATTTTCACAATATCTTCACCTTTCTTTAATTATTGGACTTTGTATTTCTACAATATATTTCTCTTGTTTCTTTAAAATAAACTTTTCCTAATTCTTCTTTAGCTTGATCATCCCAACAATAAGGAATATTGTCAGCTATTTCTTTAGCTTGTTCAAACTGTACCTCATTATCAAATGTTACTACTATAAAATAATCATTTTTTGGAAAATCTTGTTTAATATAAATCCTGTCTGAGAAACCTATAAAAGTTCTTTTTAATTGATTAAACCAAGCTAGTAATACTTTATCTTGATATTTTTCAACCCATTCTTTATTATTAAAAAGAGTTACTTCTCCCTGTGGTGCATAACCTAAAGCAATCCAATCTGTAGTCATCATTTCATCTCCAAAATAGGTTTTGTCTGTTCATTCATATTAATAGGGTTATTAGCTTGACCTGAAAATATTAAAGCTACAATTATTATAGTAAAAGCAATTATTGTTGCTATAGTTATTTTTGTTGAATCACCCATTATTACCACCTCACCGGATATTTTTCTAATATCTCTTTAGAGTATATATTGTCATGACCATTATAACTTACTACATCTTCATACCATCTAATACCAACTTGTAATCTAGGAATAGCAAATTTTTCTATATCATCTTTGTGAACTACAAAGAATAAATCATTTCTATTACCTGTTTCAGGTACAATATTACCATAGTCATCTTTATCAGGAAAAGTTTTAACCTCTTCTAAATATTCTACTCTAACACCAAATTCTACTTTCATGTACTCTTTAAATTCATTTATTCTCTCTTCTGGAGTCATATTAACTAATGATTCTGGTGTTACCTTATGTGGGGTGTCATTAACTACTAAACATCCTGGCCATATACAAACTTGTTCAAAACCAATTTTAGCAAGTTCTTCTACTTTTTCTCTAGTTATTGTACTCATAGTACCTCCTTTAATTACTACTATTTTTTCTTAATTCTTGATCTATTTTCTCAAATGGTTCAAATAAGGGTGTTATATACCACTGAATTATATAAAATAAATAATGGAAACATTTATCTAACTTAGGGACTCTACCTTCTTTATCTACTATTTCTTTAAAAGCTATCCCATAAGCCTTTACAGGATCACCTCTATCATCTTCTATTGTTATAATTTCAAGCTTAGGATTGTATTTATTTAGTATAGCTTGAAGGAATTTTAGATGAGGAATAGAATCCATCTTTTCTTTTATAACATCTATAGATCTCATTGCTTGAATCAGTTTATCCCAAACTATCTCATTGCCAATATATACTCTATTCAAGAACATATTGTCTGGGTCAGGTTTCTTTATTACTTCTATACCTGAATCTTCTAATATCTTCTCAGCTTCTTGAGTGCTTAACATTATTTACCTTTCTATTTAATAATATCTACTTCAACTTTTTCCACCTTCATTCTAGTCTTGATTTCTAAACAAGAATCACAATGTGGGCATGTGATTGTATCGTAAGTCTCTATAATATCTTTTCCTTCTAATATGGAATTGATATTATCCTCAATATTATCTTTTAACATATATCCATCTTCATCTGCTATTTCATAGGTAGTTTGGACAGATTCCAATTTTTTATTACAATGTGGACATGTAAACATATTTTTCCTTTCTATAGTTTATTCAACCAAGTACTCATTAGGGTTTTCAATTGCTCTTTTTGATCAAGATAATAAAAGTGGCTTTCTTCAAGTTCGTCACCTTTATACCAAGAAGCAATGATTACTGGCTGTTCTCTACCTTTTAACTCTAAAGTCATTTTTGTTATCAATTTTTCTCCTGTTGGAGTATCAACATACTCTTTATACTCTTCTTTTGCAAAAGGGGTTATATCAACTCGTGCACCTCTTTTTAAATCAGTATAAATCCTATGTAGTTTTTGTTCTAGCATATACTTCTCCTTCTATAACATATATTACTTTGAGGATTTATTATAATCCCCAGATAGCTGAGCTAGTCAATGATTGTGATAGATTAAGCTTCTATCTAAGCTTTCAAGTTTTGTCTTAATTTGTTATCAGATACGTTGCTATAAATGGTATAGAACTTACCATTGTGTCTTAATTGGATGCGTGAGCTATAATTTTTATTGTCACAGAATCCTAGTGAAATATTATCATTGGTATTAGTTAAACGTTGTCCAAACATTATATCTAATAAGTCAGATAACTCTTCCTGATTGCTTATACTAAACTTCAGTGTATTCTTTTTAATTGCAAGAATTTGAGGCATATAGTCTCTAATATCAATGCTATTAACTTTTGTTGCTACTGTGTTTTCTGCTTTTGTCATAATGGTGTCTCCTTATATTATAATAATGTACTACTATTACGACTAGCCCAGCTATCTAGAGATTATAATAGGTTATTAAGTTGTCAATGTGCGATATTTAATTATTTATTATTTTAATTATTTATTATTTAATAATATATTAAAATAATAATATATTAAAATAATAATATTTAATTTTTATATTATTATATTAAAATAAAATTTTTAAAACGGTGCAATTTATTTTAAAATATATAAAAAATATATAAAAAATTTTATAAACCCTTGATATATAATAAGATTTTAAAATTATACCGATATATTTTATATATCGATAGTTAATTTATTTTTTATTAAAATATGTGCCACCCGTTACACCTGTCAAAACAATTAGTTTTATTCAGATCTATTGGCCAAAACTGATTTATTCTGATAAATTAACTTTTAATAAAATTAATTAGTACTTGTGGATCTAATTGTTTAGCTGAAGGAGCAATTTTATCTCTTATTTGTTTTATTCTTCTCTGGAATTTTAGATCTTCAGCAGTTTTATCAATAGTAATAATTCCCCCTGATTTTTTAGATGTTTTACAAGCCCAATAAGAACCAACTATACCATCCATCACATCTTTTGAACCTTTTTCACCTGTACTAGCAAAGCGTTCTGGGTGGTCAATCTTTTCTCCATTATCTATAAGATGTTGAGCTTCTTTTATTGCTAATTGATATTTTGGTAAAATTATATTTGAATTTTCTACTTCACTTCTAAAACTAATCCAAGGAACTCTGCCCATTTCTTTTTTATCAACTGAAAGATATTCACATTTGAAACCATCTAATTCTAAATCATTTCTAGTTGATTGGCTTACTTGGTCTCCAGTAATTAATTCTATAGGATAACCTATTTCTCTAAGCCAAATAAGAAAATCTCTAACTTTTCTTAATGGTATTTTTTGACCAGGCTTAGCTTCAATAGCAAAACAGAAATCAGTATAATAAAATCTATCATAAGCTTCAATTGCTGGTGTATCTTCTTCAAATATATCTATACCTTTGTGTTCTCTCTCTAAAACTTTTTCAACATATTTACAATAAGTAGCTGCAATACCAAACCTGTCTCCTCCATCGGCTTCGGCTTGATCTAAATGTATAAATCTGGGACAGTCTGGATAGAGAGGATGTCTAAAGTAGTCTTCATTTACATAATTTCTTAAAATATCTTTAGCATTGTAGAAGTCTAGAGTAATAGGTACTTCTGTTTTTAAATGTATAGGAGCTGTAAAGGTAGATCTTAGTAATTCTATTGATCTAAACAAGTTAGAAGCTCCAGCAACTCTAACCCCTCCTAAATCTCTAAGGTTTTTATACAAATCATGTTTAAATAGAGGAAATAGATTCTGGGGAACATATAATATTTTATTTGAATCATATTTATTTATACTCTTTTTACCATTATATAAAATTTTTGGATCATTATTTGCATCTCCAATAAATACTGGGAATCTTTTGTGTAATGTATATCTATTAGGATCTGGCCAAACTTCCCATTGTGCAACATTATCTAATACATAAGTAATACTGGGATCAGCTCCACTAATTAATGTATTAATAGAATCAGCATCTGTCATTGGGGAAGATACACACCAAAGAATACCAGGAAACCCATAAGTAGTACCAAACCTAGAAGCAATTCTTGTTCTTAGTGTTGAATAAGTTTTTAAAGTTTGATCTTCTACCCTATTAAAATTTCCTTCATCTAATACTGCTCCAAAAATCGCTTTTCCTAAAGCATTTCTATCTAAAGAACCTAAATCCATTCTAATATCATCTGTAATATAAATACCATATTCTGTTAATGAAGATTTACCAGGAATAGTAACTCTATCTTTAAAGAAAGGGCTTTCTGAGAAAATAGTTTGAAAAGGTGAAAATGTTACTGAATAAGCTAAGTCTCTTGAAACATTAAAACAACTAAATACTATCTTTGTACCTTTAACTAAATTAGGGAAGAATTCTACTGGATTTTTAAGACACATCAATTTATATATTTCATAGGATAAAGATATAGCAGCTCCTGTAGTTTTACCTGTCCCAATTGCTAAAGAGGCAACTACTTCACAATATCGTTTATGCCATAATGTAGGGTAGATAACATTAAAACAACCTAACCACCATTTATTCATTTTTTCCCCATAAATTCCCCCTAAATAATCAGGATGCATTATAAATTCTTGTAAAGTTAGAGGTTTTTCCTTATAGTGATGACTATTAAGCTCCCAATATTTTTGTTCTAGTATTTTAGTTGTGGTTGGATCATTATAAAAACAAGTTGTTCCTATCCATTGTTTTACATTGTCTGATAAATAGTAGGGTTTATCATTTACTATTAGAGGTTCATCTAGTTCAATTGCTCTTTTAGCTTGATGTTTATCAAAAACCATTCTATTTGTATTTGGATTGACTAATTGATAAATAGAAGTCATTATTGATATTTTGGAGTCTCTAGTAAGCATATAATTATTATAAGCCTAAAAAGGCTGTTGTCTATTCGAGTAGATTTTAAAGGATTTTTTTTTTTAGTAGGTATTTTTGAAAAAGGAGATTATTAATTGAAAGGAGTAAGATTAAAATGGCAGGATCAACACCTACAACAAGACAAATACAAATTACACCTAAAGATATTCTATTTGAAAAGGTGTTTATAGATACAAAATATGGTTATCAATATACTTTAACTAAGAGTCAATTTATGATAAGTAATGATACACTCTATTATAATTATACATCAGGCATGGCTTGGGATGAGACCATAGATTTTTATGGTCCTAATAACACAGTATACTATACTGTATATCCTTACAAAAGTGGTTTTGAGGGTATGAGTGTTAGTAGTAAATTAGGAACTACTAATGCATCTTCTTATAGAAAATATACTGCTACAGATGCATTCTATGAAGCCATGAATGAAGCCTATGGTTTAAATAAGAGTAAAAGTAGTGGAGGGATAAGAACTAAGTTTAATCCTATGGGAGGATATAAACAGGAGAAACAGAATCTAGTTTTAAATGTTAAAAATAACTCTACAGTAAATCAAATATACTTTACTTTAGAGGGTGATCAGACTACTATAAACACTAATACTACTAATAGTTATACTATAAAATCTGGTACTACCTATAATGCCACAGTAACTGTAAATGTTGATACAATAGCTACAGCTATTACTTCTATCAATATTAGTTGTAATGAATATTCACAAAATGTCTCTCTTACAGGTACTTATTCACAATCATTTACTATACCAGCAGCTAAATCAAATGTTACTATTACTGTTAATTTAGCAGCTTATGGTTGTATAACAGGAGATACTCAGATTTTATTAGGTGATGGTACTATCAAATCGGCTAAAAATGTTATTGAAGGTGATTTATTATTTACTTATAATGAAGATACAAAAGAATTTGAAAATAATAGAGTAGTTTCAATAATGAAAAACTTGAAAAATGATATTATTAGAATTAATTTTACTAATAAACAATTTATTGAATTAACTTCTGGCCATCCTGTTTTAACTGAAAAAGGTTGGGCTTCTTATGATAATTCCAAGACTAGAAAAGAAAATTTATATAATAATTCTACTCTATATCAATTAAAACCTAAAGATAAATGCTTATCAATAAATAATGAATATTTAGAAATAGATTCTATAGAAATATTAGACTCAGATTTAATTGAAGTATATGATTTTACTATTGATAAAACTCATACTTTTATAGGTAATAATGTAATACTTCATAATGCAATCACTGGCTAAGAAGGTTAAAATATTTATACTATATCAAACTCTTTAATCCCAAGCTAATTATATAGCTTGGGATTACTTTTATTGTTCTTTTAATAAATCCAGAAATTGATATATAGATATTGCTGGAATAAATCCACTAAATCTATTTTCTGATAAAGCCCAAATCATGTGTTCTCTCCAGATATTACTAATCATTTCTCTAGGTACTTTCTCTTTTATACTTTTATAAACTTCATTATAATATCTTTTACAATGTTGCCAATTTTGTTTTTCATATTCGGGGAATAATTCTTTAGTTTCAACATATTTCCCATATAGATTTATTAGAATTTGTACTTTTTCAAACATAACTCTTTGTTCTAATAGATCAGAGTTATAAAATTCTTGTATCCTTTCTATTTCTTCAAATGCCCAAATCATATTGTCTACATAACCTTTAAAACCCACGTCATAATTATAATTATAATTAGAATTATGTGTAATACTATTTTTGTTTAAATGCCATACGTAAATTAAATCATTAATACATTTAATACGATTATCAAATATTACTCTACAAACTGTATTAAAACCACAATCTTCACAAGCTTTTGTATCATTCATTTTTAAATCATATCTATCTAAAAATTCCCTTTTATATAATTTCCCAAACATCCATATTGTATCTTGTTGGTGTAACATTATTCTAAAAGAGTTGTCTTCAGTTTTTACTTCTTCTACAAAATCTCCTATACAAATTGCATTTGATTCATCTAATAATAATCCTTCTCTTAATCTTTGCATTGCAAAAGAGATTGCAAATGTATCATCTGCATCTGCCCAAATTACTAGTGGATTATAAGTATTTTCATACCCAAATCTTCTTGCTGTACCTGGCCCTGAATTTTTTTCTAATTTCAATTCTTGAATGTCCATAAAACTTTTAAAAGATTTTACTATTTGTTGATAGTCTTTCTCATCTCCATCATTTACTAATGTTACTTTTAAATCATCTATGATTGTTTGTGAAAGAACACTTCCAAGTAGTCTAGGTAAAGTCTTATGTGCTTTATAACAAGGTATAATAACATCTATTTTCATAAATTTCTCCTTTAAATAAAATATCCATAAAATGAGATAGACTATTTATACACTTTTCGAGTGTCCTGTATAGGATTAATTTTTATTATATTTTAATGAAAATGAAAATACAAACAACAAGAGCAATATCTACTAATTTTCCCATAAATCCCATTAACCCTTCTACTATTATTCATTCTGCAAATAGACTAATAAATTTTCCTGAAAAATCTTTTGATATCTTTATTAAACAATCAGATAAAGTAAAAAATGTTTCAACTATTCAATCAATCCCATATATCATAAAAGGGAATGATATTTCTTTTGGTTATAAATCAATTTTAAAAACAGAATGGTTAAAAGGTAACATGCCTTTTGTAAAATTTGGAATTTATGGAGGGGAACTTACTAAGAATAATGTTACACTTGAACACATTTTACCTCATTCAAAAGGAGGTAAAACAGAATTACCTAATTTGGCATTAGCTGTAAATATGAATAATTGGGAGAGAAGTAATAAACCTTTTAAAGAGTATTTTGATCCAGAAGTAATTAATGAATATTTAGAACAATTTAAAGAAATAGACCTCCCTAATTTTAATGGATTAAAATATATTGATGGAGTTACAAAAATAATTAAAAGAATATTAAGAAATGAAGAATATGATTTTTCTAATATATCTTTCTTAAAATAAATAAACTATAATAAAAACTATTTAAACAGAATTTTACTAGCTTTTAAATCTTTTCTAGAGCCTAAATTATAATTTATAAATAAAGAAAGGGTGAAATTTTATTTTACCATTTCCCTTGTACATTACCAATAAATGTTGAACCAGCATCCATTGTCCTAAATGCTAAAAGATAAGTTCCAACTTCATCAAATGTAGGGGTTTCACCATCTTGCCAAACTACATTATCTGGGAACGATAAAGTAGAAACAGTTGACATTGTAAATTTTACTTCAAACGTATAAAATACTGAATTAGAAAGATAACTTAAATTTGAAATATCAAATGTAAACGTTGTAGCAGTTGTAATATCAGCTGAAGCTGAATAAACACTTACATCATCTTGTAAAATTATACTACCATTATTAAAAGCATTCCATGATTGATAAGTTTGTATTGTACTGTGGGTTTCACTTCCACCTCCACTAGCATCATTAATAGCTTGTCTTACAGCTTTTTCTGTTGCTAAAGTAGTATCACTAGCTGTAGAAATATCTCTTATGGAAGTTCTAATTACTTCTGATTTGAAGTTAGTAGTTTCTAAATCTTTTGCTATTACTGTAGTGGATAGTCTAGTTTTATAAGTTAAAGTAATTCTATCACTCTCTACAGGAGTACCAGAAGTAATAGTTAAATCATATTCTGCTAGACTAATTTCTTCACCTGTATTTCTATTTACCCAAACTAATTGCTCATCTACATTTCTATAGACAAATATATAAGTAATGGTTCCAACTTCTGGTTGAGTTCCAGTATAAGAAGACTCTACTTCTATATCACTACTTGTTGAAATTGCTACATTGACTTCTGTTTTTAAACCAGCTATTTCTTCTAATCCATTTTGGAACACATAATTAGGAGCCCCCTTAGTATCTTTATAAGTTATTAAATTAGAAATAGTATCTTCATCTATAGAAACCATTACTGGATTTGAAGTAACGTAAGTTAAAGTAATAGTGTCACCCCCTACAGGAGTACCAGAGGTAATAGTTAAATCATATTCTGCTAGACTAACTTCTTGATTATCTGAATCTACCCAATGTGCTGGGACTGAGACATAATTAGTAGTATAAATTAGAGTTACAATATCACCAACTTTAGCTTCACCTGTAATAACTAAATCATAATTAGTTAAATCAGCTATTTCTCCATTCTCTTCCCAATAAACACCATATTCATTATCTACATAAGTAAAGGTATGTGTAATAGTTCCCACTTCAGACTGAGTTCCAGTATAATAACAATTTACTGTTAAATCGGGATTAGTCGTTGAAGTACTAGTTGTAGTTTCTAATCTATTATAAGCATCTACATAAGTAAATACATAGGTAATTACTCCCACATCTGGTTGAGTTCCAGTATAAGAAGACTCTACTTCTATATCACTACTTGTTGAAATAGAAATTTGAGTAGTTTTATTATTTTCAATAGAAATCCCTTCTCCATTAACAATATCCATCCCCCCACTAGCAGCTTTTTGAATAGCCGTATATACAGCTAATGAAGTAGGCAAGGATGAGTCAGATACATCACTAATTGTACTTATATCAGTAACTGTTGACATATTAGCGGTAGGTAATGCATATATGGCATCCCATATTGCTTTAGAAGTAGCTAATGTATCTTGTGATATACTTTCTTCTGTTAAAGCAGTTAATACTAAGTCATGGTCTAAATTACTATATTGAATACTAACATTAGTAATAGCATCCCATATTGCTTTAGAAGTAGCTAATGTATCTTGTGATACATTATTAGCTGAAATAGCATTTAATACTAAATTAGTATCTAGATTAGTAAATAAAATATTAATACTGTTAAGAGCATCCCATATTGCTTTAGAAGTAGCTAAAGTATTATTAGTAGCTGAACTAGTAATACTGTTTACAATTAATCCTGGTATAAAAGTATTAAATGCTAAATTAGTAATACTATTATTATTACCATCTATTATTTTATTAGTTAGTATCTGATCTCTGTTTAAATATACAATATTGCTTAAGTCTAAATCAGGTTTATTTTTAATATAGCTTTTTGCTGATGGATTAGTTTCATCCCAGTCTGCCTGAACTTGGCCATCTGTAGCAATACCAGCCCAATATTCTGAGATTCTAGCTTGTTCTTCTGAAATTTCAGCATAACTTTTAGCTATATTCACCTTTTCTGTAATATGTTGCTCTACTCCTTGAGCTATATCATTTATGTCATTAATAGCTTCTTCAACAGCTCCTCCCAGAGTATCATCTATAGCTTCTTCAACAACATTATCTATTCTAGATATACTATTTTGAGTAGCTTCCTCTATGCGTTCTAGACCTTCTTCTACTTGTTGATTTATGACCATAGCAGATTTTCTTCTAACATTTCCTACTACTATATATAATAGCATATTAGTAGAAGGAGGTGTTACTGTAGTTCCCAATAAACCCTCATTGACAATTTCTTTTATATCTGCCGTACCGGTATGAGCATGTAAACCAGCTTCTCTTAGTGTTATATCATGAATATGTCCTCTATTAGTACTATTAGTAGCTGTATGAATGTGATCTCCTGATGTAGTTTCACTTACTGAGTGAATATGAGCCCCTCCAGTACCCATAGCATAAGAGTGAGTGTGATCACCTTCTTCACTAGTTCTACCTGTCCAAGCACCTGGGCGAGAAGCATCAAAATAACCGGTGAGATCATCCTTATCAATACCCCCACTAGACCCCCATAACTTACTACCAGAATAATATAAAGCTCCAGTAGCTTGATTATGAAATTTTGTATAATTACCACCAGAACGTTCCCCCATAAAGCCACTAGCTGTAATGTTCATAGTGCCTCTATCATGAGAATGTGAACCAGCTTTATAAATAGTTAAAGTATGATTATGGGATCCCGCGGAAGTTATGGTTATAGTGTGTTGATGATTACCAGCATTACCCATTGTAATAGTATGAGAATGTTCTCCAGCTATACTAACACTTGCAGAGTGAACGTGAGCACCTCCTAAAGACATTGTTATTTGATGGGTATGAGCTAAAGATGGCAAAGTAGCAGTATTATATTCTCCTGGATTAATTAAAGCATTTTTGAAAAAATAGTTATTTCTAGGGAGAAAAACTTTTTTATTTTCTTCATCCAACCCATAAAACCAAGCAATACCATATTGATTAAAAAAGGTATCTACTTTATCTTTATCAGCAATATCATAAAATATGTGACCATTTGGATGAACATATCCAGTAATAGTTTCATCTCCCAAAGAGACTCTTTTTATAACTGTATCAGAAGAATTCTTTTCTTCAATACATTTCTCAATAAAATCTGGGTAACCATAATAACTACCACTTAAACCTTCTTTATATACCCAAGTACCCTGTAAAGCAAAACCTTCAGATTCTTCATAAGATAATAAATGATCTTTTTGAACTAAATCAAATAGACTATATCCCCCAGAACCCTCTATTTGTTCAGTTATTTTTATATGAGTTTTTATAGATATATATTTAGAATAATAGTTTTTAATACCTAACTGAATGGGAATGTTAATTGTTACACCGTCTAAAGGGGAAGGTAAAACTATGTCTGGTATATTACCTACAAAACATAAATTACCATCTTTGTCAAATAACCCTAACTCCCTTATAGTACCATTAGCTATACCAGCTTCTATTACAGCTGAATACCAAGTTACATTATTTTCTAAATCTTCTTCATGTCCTAAAATAGATACTGATCCTAGCTGATTAACTAACGAAGTTTGATCTGGTGAAGGTTCAGGGGTAACTCCCCCTCCATCTCCAAAAGCCATTTGATCTAGAATAAGGTCTACTCCAGTAGTCATTGCTAACTGAATTTTAGTTAAACCTATATTAGTAGGTATTGCATTATATGTTATAGTTTGATCAGTTGCTAGATCTGCCATTTTAATTTCCTTTAACTATATTCAATTTTTAATTAATCTAATCTTAAAGACCTTCCCTTGAATAATATTAACAGAATTATAAATTAATCACTGGAGGGTTCTGGGATTATAGGACTTTCTCCTGGATAAAGTTTTATAGTAGGTCTTATATCAAATGCACAACCAGTATAAATAGCTGCCCAATTAAACTTAAAATAAGTAACTATATTAGTCAATAGAGGATAAACATATTGTCTTGAGAAAGTTTGAAAATTTGCTAAAAATTGTGAATCAAAACCCATGTCAACAAAAATTAATTCTAAAGAATAAGTATTTCTATAAGGTAACTCTATAGGATCTTCCCACCATTCTAATATTTTATAATCAAATCCTAAAAGATTTAAAACTAGTTCTAAACCAGTCTTACTTCCTTTTAGCATATTTATCAATGATAAGTATGCTATTAAATTTTTTATTCTACTTTCTGGTAATTCTAAAATATCAATAATATATTGAAAACCAAATTCTTTTACTAATTGGTGAATTGAAGAGTTATCAAGATTTCTATAATCTTTATATTTATTTATTGCATTTTGAAATTGTATTCTTTCATACTTAAAATAAGCACTGTTATCACTAAGTAAAGCATCTATTAAAGAACATACTTTAATATAATATTCATTCTTTTGTAATTCTGGTGGTAAATATTTTGCTGAGTTTATATAATTTGTTTTACTTAAATCCATTTATTTTTACCCATTTATTTGTAAAGAATAATCTACATGTAAATATTGATTCCACTTATAATCTAATAAAGGATTTAGATAATTTCCTCTAGCATCTATACCATTATAAGCTTTCCATATCATATTACCTATTTGAATAGTTTCTCCTACTGTAGTAGGCCAATCTATTTCAGTTAAAGAACTTTTAGCTCTTAATCCTATCATCTCATAACTATGATCTTCATCAGAAGATATATCAATAATAGAACCTACTCTATAAGAAGTATTAGCTTGCCATTCTTTAGCTGAAGCATTCTTGTCAATTTGAAACCAGATTAGTTCATTATCATAAGTAACTATTTTACCTTCTTGTGGAACTGGAGGTTCTTCATTACCAGAATTACTTACATAATAATGGAATTCATACATATAACCATTTTCTATACTAGGTAATACTATATTAGAAGTACCATAAGAAGTATTAGCTTGCCACTTATTACCACTACCTTCTATAAGTTTTTTACAAATCCATTCAATATCTCCATCTATAATAATATCACCTTCTTTAGTAGGCCAAATAGGTTCAGTATATCCAGAAGTAAATACTATATCTTGAAGTTTAAATAATAAATCACTATCAATAGAAGATCTAACAAATTGTCCAATTCTATAATAAGTATTAGCTTCATATACTGAGTTAGCTATATAAATTCTAGCAATTTTTACACCATACAAGTCTTCAATTTGTTGTTCTACTAATGAAAGGTCTAATTGTGTTAATTGCCCTTTATTATTAACTATAAACTTACTTTCAAGTGACCCTACCATAGAAGCTATATTTTCTTGAATCTGACTTAATACTAATGTATTTAATAATTCTACTTCTATTTCAAGTTCTAATATAGCTCTTACTGGAGGACTAATAAAAGGCATATTAATCCCAAAAGGTCTAACTACATTAAATAGATAATCATAAAGTTCATTATATTCTATTTCACTTAATAAAGTATAATCACTTTTAATATATGTTACATCTATTTTTTCTGGACTAATATCTCTTGTATTAACTGTAGATAAATAATTTTTTCCATATTGTTGAACTAATTTTTCAGCATCATTCCTTGCTCTAATTAAAGCTTGTGTCTCATTTGCTAAAGGGGCATTTACTTTTATAGATTTAATAGGTTCTACTGCATTATAACTTGCCACACTATCAACACTATTTACATTCCCATAAAAGAAATTTAGATCAGATAAAGAAAAATCAGTGTCTGATAATTCTATATAATCAATAAATAAGGTTTCCTCCTGCCTATAAGGATAAGCATGTGTTCCAGAACCTTCATTCAAGTAAAATATATCTACAGCAGATAAAACATTAGTTTGAACTACATATTTATCATTAATCATATCTATCATCTTAGAACTTGTAGGAAGTTCAATCCAACCAGTTTTATCATATTCTAAATCTTCTTTAATATTTTCTAATTCTGCATTAGTATAAGTATTTGCTGTTTTATATAAAATGTAGTCTTCTGAAATATTTTCAGCTGTCATTCTAAAAGGTTGTAATGCAGAAGAAGGGATTTTACAATAATCTCTTTTAAGTGTTCCAATAATTATAGAAAGTTGTTTTTGGACCCCTTCATTAATTAATACTGATTCAGCTAAAATAATATCTTTATCTTTACATTGACCAATAATATCGAATTTCTCATATACTCCAGTTGAATCTGGAGTAACAGTAATAGTAGCTTTTACAGCATTTCCTCTACCTACTGAATAACCCAGCATTTGTGAGATACCTACTATTGAACTTCTATTTACTGCCGTTTGTAAATAGGTTTCTTGTCTGAGAATATTTATAAAATAAAATAACTGGGAACCTAAACCAGCTATTAATTCTATAATAGTTTGTCCAGAACCAGTTTTATAATAGTCTTGCCAAGCTTCCCAGTCTGGCAAACTCCTTAAATAAGTATTTAAGTCAATTACTATTTGTTCAAAAGATTGTGATTTATTTTTAATTATAAGTTCCATAATATATCTCTTTATTATTAATATAACCTGTTTAAAGTGTTAAGCTCTTTCTAATTATTTTATTTTCAAAACCTTTTACTCTAAAAGCTAAATTTATTTTTACTATCATATTATCATAATCTATATCTATATCAGACTGATTTATTACTACTTCTATTCGAGGGTCCCAATAGTTCAACTCTTGTGTTAACCTCGATATTACTAGAAATACTGCATCTTCATATTCTAATTCAAAAAGTAGATCTTTTGCTAAAGAGTTCCCTAATTCAGGCCTAAAGAATCTTTGTCTTTTTCTAGTTTTCATAAAATTAGTAAAACTTTGCCATACTGCATCAATGTCAAATACCTTTGGTACTTTAGTTGATTTAGTTGTATTTATATCTGAATATAAAGACATTATTTAATTCCTTTATTATAATTTATTTCTTAGGAGGTGAAGTATTTGAAGAACCAGCTGGATCTGTCCAAGTATAAGGGTGTACATGTCCAACTAGTGAAATTCCATTAGCAATAGCATCTATAGTTGCTCTAAGTGTACCTGTAATATTTACATTGCCATTATTATTAACAGTACCAGTATTATTAGTAGTTGTAATTGTACTATTAACTGTAGTAGCTTTAAATGTTAGAGTATTATCAATAGTAGTTTGTGCATCTGGTACATGTGTAGTAATTTTTGTACCTACATTAAGATTAACATTTTGACCTACATTTATTTCTACATTCTCTACTATATCTAAATACATGCTCTTTGGAATATACCCATGTAAACTACCTTCATTATCTAGTCTGAATTTAGCTTTTGTTTTACCTTGAAATAATACTATCTCATTAGTAGCTTTATCAATATACCAACCAGTTAAATTTCTATCAAATGAACCATACACATTTGGATAATCATTTAAAAATGCTGATTTTATTTCAGCTGCTGCTTCAGCATCAATAGCAGCAATATCATCCCAACAAGATTTTATCAAAGGCTCATTTGTATAATAACCTAGATAAACATTTTTATAAGGAAATATTACTTCTACTGTATCTCCTTTTTCTGGGATATCTAATTTTACTCTCCCAGAAAAATTACTATAATATCTAGGATAAATCCAAGGTAATATACCTTCTTGTCCCTCTTTAAAATCACCATATAATTCTGGAATGTCTACTTTAATTCTTCCAATATAATTGGGGTCATTATCTACTTGGACAACTTTACCTTTATAAGGGTGCTCAAAAGGTTTCGCTGTTTTACCTAGTACTGTCATAGGATTATAAAGTGAAGTACTCATTTTGTCTGATTAAACCCTTCTCTATTAAGACTTACGTATGTAGTTATTTTCTTATTAGCATATATTCTTGAAACTCCAGAAACTATAGCTAAACCAGAATAAGCTTCTTCTGGATTTTCATTAAGATCAATACTTTCTATATATACTAAATCGAGAATTTCTATATCATGCCAATCTGGACTAAAGCAAAATTGATTATTAATACTACTAAATAAAGCTAAATTACTTAAATTAGTATCTCTTGCTTCCCAATACTCATTATACATATTATCATTTCTTGCCATTTGAGTATTAAGCATCCATACATCATCTCTACCGAAATGATCTGACATACTTAAATAAGTAGTATTACCAGTAGTAGAAACAAAGCTTTCTCCATTATCTTCATCATAAAATTCCCTTTGTCTAATATAGCCAAATAAATAATTGTTTACTCCAGAATTATCATCAATCATATTTTGTTCAGGAGTAATATCTTTTGCTTCACTTGGTTTATAAGTAAACTTCCATTTAGGATTAGTAGCAGATAAAGCTTTTATATCAGCTAACTTAAATTTTCCAGAAGATGTAATACCCATAGCAACAAAAGTATCAGGAGTATATAGGGTTTCCCAAACTTCATCAACAAATTGTTTATTAGAAATTCCAGGTTGAATTCTTAACATATAATCATCTGACTTAGTAATATTAGTTTCTATTCTTGAGAAATTCTCATTAGCTACACAAAGTATTACTTCTAGACCAGAAATATCTCTTCCATCTGAAGTAGCATTACCAAAAGTTCTTCTTTGTGGAACTAGAGAATAACTGTGATTATTCATTAAAGCTCTAAGAGTAATATCATAATCACCTTTAGATTTCATATCAATATGTTTATTTTTTATTTTAAATTCTAAATCATATTTAATTTCTTTTACACCTAATTGAACTTTTAAAGTATTAGTTTCATTTAAGTAAGCTAATAAACCTGATTCTTTTGTTTTAAACTTTATTTCAATAGCTGGCATTATATTACCAGTACCCTCTACCATTTTTAGTTGAGACATTTGTTCTTCTGCAATGAAATCCTCAAAAGGTCCAATAGAAAAACTCATCTTCATTTGACCTTTATAATCTATCATTAGATATCTCCTCCTATGGATTTAACTCTGAAATAAAGTTCTTCTAATTTATTTTTGTCTGGTATTTTTAATATAGTACCAGTTTTCAATTCATTTACATCTATAATACCATTATACATCATTAAAATCCAGAAATATTGAGTTTCTCCTAAAGTGTCTACTGCACATAAATCAACTCTCCCTTCATTGGTAACAATCTCCATATCTCCAAATTCTGGAATATAACCTAATTGTTGTGCAAAATAACTTCTTATAATATCAAATCCTCCTACTTCACTAAAAGGGAAGAATTTTGATGATTCATATCTTACTGGAGTGTCTACATAATCATAATAGAAATTACTTATTCCACCCTGTGGAATTGTAGCAGTAAGTGTTTCTTCAAGAGAATTAACCCCTGCTAAAACATTTAATATATTTTCGCTACCTGGAGTAACATAAGAACTATTGTTAGGATTGTCTGGAACAACTAAAGTTAAACCTGTTATTGGAGGATTATTAATATCTAACTGAGATTCATCATTGCCTGGTAACCAACCTGAAGCTGGAACAAAAGTATTTGCTATACCTAATGTTTGTGTTCCTCCAGTAAAAATCCCTCCCCCTTCTGAAAAAGCTGATTTTATTTGTTCTAATAATTGTATTATATCTTGAGGGAAACCTAATAAACTTAACAAAGATCTTAAACTAAAATTACTAAAACTAAATTTAGATAATAGAGCTTTCAATTGTTGTGGATTTAGTGCATATAGTATTGCTAATAATGCTCCCCAATTAATTTTTGTAAAATCAATATTTTTTATATCCTTTAAAGATTTTATACCTAAAGCATTTAATAGGCTTTCTACATTAACTCCTAAAGCATTATATATTAATGCATCAGTTTTACCTAATACATCTTGAAATTTACTTGTACTACCTTTTTTAGGTTGATCTGTTTCTGCCATTTAATTTACTCCATTATTTTTCCTAATGCAAAAAATTCTTCTACTTCATTAGCTGTAATCAATCTCCAAGTTTCAAACACTAATTGTACTTCTGCAAATAGAGGGTTACCTTTAGGGGTACACTGTTGAGAAAAATTAACATTACAACTGGTTAATACTAACATAGGGCAATAAAACCATTTCCCAGCTCTTACTGACCATACATTTTTTGCTGACATACTAGTTTTACCAGAAGCTCCATCTTGTTCTGATAAACCTCCAGTAATACCAGTTTCATATCCATAAGGAGCTTCCATAGTTCCAGCAGTAGCTGTTCTTGGATAACAACCTTTTAACAATATTTTAATTGGGGTTATTATATCTGTATCGGGTGTTAAACTTACTAACATCATATTAAAAGAGAATGTAGGTTTTTGTGAACCAGTATATCTAGCAATAGATTCAGTAATACCTTGAACAGCATGTTGACCAGCTCCTATACCGGCATTTTCAGCAGCTGCATCTCCTACTTTAAATTGCGAAGCCATTATTTCTAATTTATTTATATTTTCGGCTTGACCTTTTATACTAGAAAATCCAGAATGTAACCCCTCCCAGGTATTACTAGCAGACCAACTTAATTGATTAGTTAAAAACCCCTTAATTATACCCCCTTCTAATAAGTCATCAGCCCCAGAATTTTCTGGGGGGATTATTCTTAAAGCATATATGTGACTATTATCTTGTAGTAAAGAGTTTAAATCTATATTAGTCATTTATTTACTTCCCTTATTTATTATAAATTAATCTTTATGTAAATAATAGATTATTAATTATAGCTAAACCATAATCTTGAATCATAGGAGATATTTCTGTAGAGGAATTAACATTTGGTTGACCAGCTGGAATACTTCCTCCTGAATTATTAGAACCCATTGATATTATTCCAGTAGAAGAATTTGATTCAGGAGGACCATCTCCTATTACTTTAGTACCAGGGGGAGTGCTAGTTATATTAGTGGCTTGTGATGTTACTGGGCCTTTTTTATCTATTTGAAAATGTACAGCATCTGTTTTTCCTTGCCATCTTAAACCATATTTTTGAGCATAAGGAATAAAGGGGTAAGGATCTTGTATATCTACAGCTCCTCCTACTAAGTGACCTGTTCTCATTTTCTTACCATTACCTTTTACTAGATAATTTTTACCTCTATATTCTACTAATTCATCATAAGTAGGAGGAGCTACATCCCTGGGGTTTAATCCTAAAGCTTTTTCCAAGTATAATTCAGCTTGTCTTTTATTTGTTCTTATTGCTGAATTTACTTTAACTTTTTTACCAGTAGCTTTATAATATTCATCTGCTGCAGCATTAAATTTTTGCATAAACTCTGGCATCATTCGACTATGATTAGTTGAACCCCAATTAATACCTCTAGAAGAAGCAATATTATTAGCCATATTACCAGCTTCTTTAGCTACAGAAGAACCAGCTATTGTAGCTGCAGCTTTATTTAATGAAGCTACACCAGCTTTTGCAGCAGCTTTCATTCCAGCTAATACTCCACCTTTTTTAGTAGCGGGATTTGCTGAAGTAGAAGAATCAGTTGAACTTGCAGAACCTCCTATAGGAGTAGTTGATCCAGAAGTTTTACTCTTTACTCCAAAGAAACTTAAAATACCTTTCTTTGTTTTAGCATCATTAAGACCTTCTTTGTCTTTTAATTTTTTATTTATAAGTTTACCAGCATCCCAAGCGACAGAACCTACTAAACCTATTAAAGCAGTAGCAGGGAAACAACTTAATAGACCCATTGTTATTCCCCAAAGGCCATCCCATATTTTACCATGTTTAAAATCATTAATAGCTAAACATATTTGAAGTATACCACCTATTACTGGGAGTTTTTTAACAAAAGCTCCAAGACCCTTCATTAAGCTAGCTCCTACTCCAGCACCAGATCCCATTTTAGCAATAGCTCCACCAGCTTTAGCAAATATATTCTGTTTAGGAAGTTTACCTATTCCTCCTAACCAATTACCAGCAGATGTAGCTACATTAGATATTGCTCCCCCAGCTGCTTTAGCACCAGAAACTATACCAGCTCCGGCTTTATCCATTAATAAACCACCTTTTTGAAGTAGACTTAGTCCTCTGTTGGGATTTGCCATTCTAGCAAAACCTTCTATACTTCTAGCTGGAGCAACAAAACCATGATAAGCTCCTATAGTATTACCTAATAATCCTCCACCCCATTTTCTACTATGGGCAAAAGCTCTAAGTAATCTTGATCCAGCTCCTTGACCATAGCCAGCAGCTGCTACTCTCATTTGTCTAAGTCCTCTACCGAGAAAACTTCTACCTAATTTAGTATTTTTAAACTGACCAACAGCTTGCATTGCCCCATTGCCAATGCTGGAATTCCCCCAACCTAAGGTATCCCATAAAACTCTAGCTCCAGCACCAACTTTACCTAGTTTACCCATTTTACCTACAGCTTTAAGTCCTTGGAAACCTTTTCTTGCAGCAGCAGCACCGAAAACCATTTTACCTAATAAAGAAAGCCCTTTACCCCCTTTACCTTTTAAAAATTTTCTATTTTTTAAAAGCATTCTGCCTAAGCCTAGTGCAGCAGCACCTTTAAGTACCCCTCCTAGAAGTCCTTCCCCTTTTTGGTTTTCTAATTCATCAAGATTTTCGGTATTTTCATCAATTCCTCTAATATGTTTTTCTAATCTTTGAAGAACTCCAAGAATTCTACCTTGTATTTTTGTTAAACTACCCCAAGCTTTTCTGGGAGTAGATACATCAGCTGAACCAATTTGATTTGTTGATTTAGGGTTAATTGAGATTACTTTAGCACCTTTTCCCATAGCAGCATCTACTTGAGCATCTATTTTAACACCTGATTGAGTTCTCTTAGTTTTACCAAATCTTGATCTAGCATCAACTACATTATTTAAAGAACTATATCTTCTGTTTTTTGGTAAGGGGTTAGCTCTTAAAAATTCTGGACTAAATGCTAACTGAGCTTCATTATCTGATTGCCAGCCCTCCATGTCATTCCACATTGATTGGGATTTATTGTATTTTTCTATAGTCCTTTGAATACCAGCTAAAGCTTCTTCTTGACTTCCCCAGTAAGATCTACCCCCTGGATGTGGACCCTGATAATTTTTTCTACTGTAAGCTTTTTTAACTCTACTTACTATGGAAACTCCTATAGCTCCAGAACGTTCCCACCTATCAGCAATCATTTTTAAGCCAACATCCCAAAACCATTTTACTTTAGAAGAATTCCAAGCATCAGAAATTGCTTTAGTTAAATCTCTTATATTACTAAAACCTTCTCTAGCTCTTCTACTAGCTCTCTCAAAACCCTCAGCCCCTTTTCTAGCAAAATCACCATACCCTCCTAATGAAGCTTCTTGAAAAGTAGTAGAACTAGTAGCTTTTCTTCCCATTTTAGAAAATATTCCTGATAAAGGGCCATTTTCTAAAGCTGCTCTTGAAGCACCTTTTTGCCCTATTCCTAACAAACTAGTAAGAGCATCGGTTGTACCATATTTGTTAAAAGTAAAAGCAGTTTTAACTATAGCGGCTATTCCTGACATCAGTGAAGAAGCCACCATAATTCCCATGCCTTTAGTGTTCTTTTCTATTCTTCTAAGGGATTCAGATTGATCTTGTAAAACTGTTTTTGAACTATTTTTACCTTTAAAATATTTATTCAAATCATTTTTCAATAATTGAATATCTTCTGCAATATCTTCTGCAGCAAATGTTACAGCATTTAAAAATTTAGAAGTACCTTTTGAAGATTTATAATATTCTCTAAGAAAAGTATCGGTAGCTTCAGTACCTACTACACCAGCTGTAACCATCCTATTTAATTTTCTATCCATAGAAGTTAAGGAAGAAATCATTTGTTCATAATCTTTTCCCTGATATTTCTCCTTATTAATTTGCTTCATTACATCTGTAACAGAAGCTATAGCCATTCTAGAACGTTCAGCATTTCTTATTATTGGATCAAGTCCAATTTTTCTTATCATCTTATAAGTTTCATGAAAATCTTTTGCAACAGCAATTTGTTCTCTTAAAAACTCTTGATGTGAACTATTAAATCTTCCAATAGCTTGTGAAAAAGCACTTATTTGAGTAGCTAAGGGATTGACCACCCCCTTTTGAAAAGCCCCTATAGCACCTTGCAAACCTTGTACACTTGCATTAATAGCTTTAGCAGTCATTTGACCAGATACAATAGTTTCAGTAGCAATTGAATCAGCTACACTACCAGGTGTAACATTAGGTCTACCTCTTCTTCTAGAACTTGGATCATTTATTGGTCTAACACGAGGTCTACCAACACTACCTTTTTCTCTTATTTGTCTAGTTCTTGGTCTACCCGGTCCTCTAGGGGAATCTTCATTAGTTATATCACTATCAAAGGGATCAAAATCTGCCATATTAAAATCCTTGAAATTTTATCATTTATAATAAATATAAACCTACTTAATGTTTTTAAACACTTCAATCATTTTATTGATCTCAGCCTCTTCTTGAACTTGTTTAGCCATTGAAGGATCAGTTTGTTTTATATAAGCTTCAAAGTCAAGTATTTCAGGAAATGGTAATTTACCAAAATCAATAACATTACAAATATTGTGTTTAGCCAAAAGACACTTTAGCTCTATAATCCTTTGTGGATGGAAAAAATGGTATTAATATAGCATTCATTTCATCAAGAATAGTTTCATAAGTTTTACCACATTCTGTATTTTGACACAAAGTATTTATAGGTTTAACTCCATGATATAGAAGTTCTCTCAATTTAGTTAATAAAGCTTGATCTTCTCCAACTAAACTACCAAATAATTTTTGTAATTCACTTTCTCTTGTTTGACCAGCTTCTGTATCAATATCACAATCAGTAATACATTGATAAGCTAATTCTTCTGATCTTAATTCAGTTTCTAATTTCATATAATTTTCATAAGTTAAAAAAGTAAATGAGAGTCTACCAAATGAAAAATCTATATTAACTGGTAATGTAGGTATTTTAACATCGTCAAAATCTAATTGCTTATCAATTTCTATTTCATGGGTAGAAAACTTACCACAATAAGGGCATTGTGACATTACTCTAATCTTATTCTCATTAACTGAAAGTATTCTTCTATAAAATGATAAATAAACTAGATCATAAAAAGTAAGTTGTTTTTTATCAAAATTAGTATAAATACCTTCTAAAGCTTTAGTTAAAATATACTTAAGTGACAAATTATTATTTGATAATTCATCTACATCATCTCCTGAATATGGAGTTATATAAATTTCAGCATTTTGTGGATATGATAAAAAGTGAGAAGGTAGTTTATCTACTTTTATTTTTTTAAATCTATTACCTATTTCAGCAGGTTTAAATTTTACTATAGAAGTTTTATTTTGTTCAATATCACCAAACATTTTATTATTTATAAATTGTTGTTGGGGGGTAATGTCTCTATTATACACAGTATCTTCTACTTCTTGTTGTCTAGCTATTATTTCTTCATAAATTTCTTTACCAGTAACATTTTCTTGTTGCTGTTGTTCATATAATCTCTTTTGTCTTTTACTCATTGGAGGCATATTAGCTAATCTTTCTTCCTCAGCTTTTCTTGCTTCTTCAGCAGCTTTCATTTCATTTAATTCTTGAACTCTTTTTCTTGTTCTTTCTTTAGCTTGTTCAAGTATAGTTTTTTGTGTTTCTGCTGAAACTGGTTTACCCATTTCAGCAGCTAATCTTATTTCTCTCTCTGACATAGTTTCTTCTTTAGGCATAATAATCTCCTTACTTATAACATATTATAAATAAGGTATCTAGTTAGCTTTACCACATACTACAAAATTCTGTGAATAAACTTTAATTCCAGAATCACTTGTATAGGTATCTTGAAGTGGTCCATCTGGATAAACATTTAATTTTGTAGTTTTATTTACTTCATGGGTAGGTAAAAGATCAACAATTGTAAGTGTATCAACTATATTAGAAAGAAAATTAACACCATTACCATTACAAAGAATAACATACTCCATCCAAGCTTCAATCCAATCTCTAATAGAATTTTTATAATCATCAATGAAATTAATAGTGATATCTTTAGAAGTAGTTCCAGATGGAAATCTATAATTATTTTGTCCAGTGGTAACATCGGAAGATTGAATTATACTAACTGTTCTATTTAATGTATCAGCAGGAATCCATGCAACAACCTTAGTAGGAATATACGAACTTAGTCCAATACCAGCATAACTAGAATTTTGACCATTATTAAATGGTAAAAAAGAAAATGATAAATCCCATAAATATGTTCTAGCCGGTTCTAATTGTCTAAGCTGATCAATAGTTTCAAAACTTTGTGGTGTTATCATTATAAATCCTTACTATTTTATTATATAAATATAACACAATAAAACAGGAGTACTAGATTAAAGTACTCCTTTTAAATTCCCATTATTAAATTATTACTCGAGGATATTAGAAGACTTAATCTATTTTTCTTAAAAGTAAACCTTTAGCTAAGGGAGTTCCTACTTTAGATATATCATCTACTTTAATTTTTCCCTTGGGTGTTATCATACAAGTTTCACCATTATAAGTATATTTTTCAGCATAATCAAGTCTAGAAAATAACATACCTTTTCCACTTTTAACTTGATTGTTTTCAGCATTTGTCGCTGTTACAAGTATTTCTTCTTGTTGTTTTTTAGCCATTTTTAATGTCTCCTTTATTTCTTTTACGTTTTATTTTATTTTCTGTTTTATAATCAAATTTAATTTCAGATATCAAAGGTTTGCGTTCTGTTGTAAATGCTGGTTGATCTTTAGGTGGAATTATAGGAGCTATTAATGGGTAAGTAATAATCATATCAATAGGTATACTCAATAGAGTACCTTGAGCCAGTCTATCAAATTTGTCAATTTCTCCCATAGCAACTTCATCAATATATACACAACATTTACCAATAATAGGTAAAACCATATAAGTACTTCTACTCATATAAACTCTAAGTGTAAACAATTCTTGAAAAGTACTAGCATTATCTATAGAATTAAATATAAAGTCTAAATTAAGAGTAGACTGTACAATAGAGAATCTATAATCTGGTGATACAGCAGCATACCCTGGCTTAGCTTGTAATGTTATAGGGTCTTGAGCCTCTTCAGCTTTAACAAGATCTCCCAGATTATTAACCCATTGAACCTCTCTTACTTTAAATATCTTCGGTCTATGAGATAACATTTCAGGTTTACCCATATTCCACACAGTAGCATACCATTTAGTCTCTTTAATATCATAAGGAACTTCAGCTAATCTTCTTTGTAATGTTTCAGTAAAACCTGTATCAGGATCATAAAAAGAGTCCATAACTTTTTTGAATTCTGGCATTTGATCACCAATAAAATTAACTATTCCAGTAGCTACTGATTCTTGCATAAAATATTCCTATAATATTTTTATAAAATATAATCTTAAAGGCTATTATCTCTTTTATTTAGTGATTTCAACTAAATATCTAATAGTACATTGTGCTGGATTATAAATAATAAATTCATCATTCCTTAAAGATTGTCCAGCTTTAGCATAAGTAGAATCAAAACCTTTATCTTTTAAATATTGATAAGAATATTTATAACATTCACTTGTATGTTTATCTACTATTAGTTGTTTACCAACTCTAACTCTATATAATGCTAAATAAGCTACATCATCTTTTCCATGTGACCAATAAGAATTACTTAATGAAGTGTAACCTATAGACTTTTGAGCTTTACTAGCAAAGTATAAACCATCTCCAAACATACTACCTGTGTAAACTGCATTTGAAGGTCTTATCATTAAACCATTGGAAATAATAGACCACCAATTCTCTGTTCTTGACCCATGCCAGAAGAAATCATTCTTTCTTGATAAGACATCTACACTTTCATAAGAATCTTCATAATCTTTAAGTGTTTTTAAATTATCAATTCTCCAAGCATTCTTAAATTGATTTTTATTATCTCCCAACTTATCTAATATTATTTCTATATCAGTACCTGAAGCTTCATACATATTTAATCCAGTAGCTTCAAGAATAGTTTTATCTTCATCTCCTTCATTAAGAATTTGATTTTGTTTCACTTGTGTAGACATTGTATCAAGTAATTCTTGTTCTTGAGCTATTTTTCTTTTATAATCATCATAAACTAAATATTTATCTTTCATTAAATAATCTTGAACATGAGCCATTCTTCTTGGTATTACTGTATATAGTTTTAATAATTGTTGGTTAAAATAATCAGTCCAAGTAGAAATTGCTGTACTTTGAATAGTAGTTGCTAAGGAATTTATTATTTCTTGTGCTTCATTTATCTGAGCTAATGTTACTTGATTATAAGAAACTCTATAGTTATTTGCAATTGTTTGTCTTGCTCTACTAATAAGTTTATCTATAATATATTTTATACCGGGATTTTGAACTTCTTTATAGCCTACCATTCTTACTTCTTGTTTTAAAGCTGTAATATCTTGATATCCTTTACCAGTTTTTTCTCTATAAATAGAGTCCCATTTACTTAAGGGTTTTGTACAAGTTCTAACAGCAGCACCAACCCTACCATATTCTATTCTAATATGATCTCCTTCTTCAATCATGTTATAGAATTTGTTATTATTCTTGTCTGTAACCATTATAAGTTGTACTTGTTTAGACATTATTTCCTCCTTTTAAATAACCAATCCCAAAAAATTAAACCTAAAAGATAACCTAAACTATATAAAAGTATATAGAACCCAATATTATTCATTCTTTCTCCTTTTGAAAAACTATTGTAACAAAAAAAGTAAGTCCTACCCCTTTACAAGCAGCAGTACTTACTTGAACTACTTCAAAACCTAATTTTTCTTTTTCCATAACAGCTACCTCTATTTCTCTTTCAGATGGGTTTTGTAAATGTTCTATTTTAGTTATTTTCATTATTTACCTCATATTTCTTTATATATGTTATTTTACTATTTAGATAATCTACTTGTTCTTTTAAAGCTTTTATGTGTTGTTTTAATAATCCTACTAAAGCATTCTCTTTATAATATAGATCTTCCCAATGTTTAGCTTCTTCTTTATTCATTCTTCAACTTCCTTATATTTCTTTAATAAATTAGCATATTTTAATATTAATGCATTGAATAATTTGCATTCTGGTAAATTTTTACATTGACAATTTATTTCAGATTTATAATTTTTACAACAATATGCAATTGTTATTGCTAAATCATTTAAATCATCTTCTATATAATCTATTGCTCTTTTTCTATTCAATAATTTCTTTATTTCACTTTGTTGTATTTGTGTGTTAGAACAAGTTGTATAATAATCTATTGGTTTCATCTCATCTCCTAAATACCCATAAAATATTTCCAGCATCTTCTATTTTTATATATCCTAATTTTGTCATAATTTCATTTTCAGTCAAATCTTTATATTCTGGAAATTGTTTTATAAGTTTACTTTTTTGACATTGATACCTAGTTAAAACTTCTTCATCTTTTACCCAAACATAATTAGGATGAGATATAGATCTATATTCAAACCCTAATTTTTCGTATAAACTCCCTTTTGTATGAGCTATATCTGAATAAGAAATTATATTTTCAGGATTATAGTTTTTAATAAAATATTGAAATAATTTAGAAGCTCCACCTACTACACTAGTATTGGCTTTACAACAAAATCTCGATAGTTCCCATTCAAACTTTTTATTAAACCTAGGCTTACAGAAAGTCATTATTGCTACTAATTCATTATTAAAGTATAAACCCAATCTAACTAAGGCTTTATCTGCTCCCTGTAAATGATTTTGGTCTAAAAAGTCTTTAGCTTCTTTAGAAACAACTTCTTTGATTTTGCATTTTCTAGCAAATACTTTATACTCATTTAATCCAAAAAGATTTTTTAGTTGATTTATTATTTTAGTTTTCTTATAGGGAGATTTCCAATCATATTCAAATATATGATAAAGAAATACTCCTTTTTCAATAGCTAATAAACTTTTATTTTGATGGTAATTCCTACCTTTATTATCTATTCTATGCCAATGATTCCCATTGAATTCTACACCTAATTTGTGTTGTTCATTGTATAAATCTATTTCTTTACCACTTCCAAGTATCTTTTTATTTTTTGCTAATTCTATACCTAAATTAGAAAATGTTTCTTTTATTTCAACTTCATATTTAGAAGCACTAGGAGTTATATAATTCCATAAACTATATTTATTAAGATATGTTCTTAAATAAGAAGCACTTATGTGAAGTTTTTTACTTAAAGCACCTACAGCAACAGGTTTATCTTGAACTTTTATAAAATTTTCTAATCTTTCTTTACATTCTAAAAGATTTCTAGTTTCTTTAGGAATAGCTAATTGAGAAGGGGTGTACCAATCTTTTGGTCTTTTTATATTATATAAGTGTATTAGTTCTAATATTTTACCTTTACTATATCCTTTAGCTATAGGTAATTTAGAAATTTGTATACTATCTAATTTTTTATTTACATATAAATCTTCTAACTCTTCTTTGCTAATAGTAGATTTTAATTTACTTCTATATTCTTTAACTTTTTTAATATTGTATTTTTTAGCTAATCTTTCAAATCGACCTTTGGATATACCTAATATTTTACAAACCTTTCTATAAGCTAAATCTTCTTCTAAGTATAGCTTTTTAATGTTTTCTATTAGTATTTCTATTTCATTCATATTTATAAATATGAACACAAAATAATTCCCTACTAAATAAGCTTAGTAGGGAATTATTCAATATTAGTATCTTATAACTATACTAAATTATAGTTCAGGAACACCATCGGGTTTGTTAGTAGTTGTATCAATTACTAATTTAGTAATATATTTTTGAACTACTGTTTTTAAACCAGACCATAAAGCAGCGAATGCTTGATGTTTAAGAACATTATCTAATACAGGTAAGTGATCAACCAACATAAATGGCATATAAGGAGCATATACTATAGGAGTATTGAAAGGTCCATCTCCTTTATAAATACAGTATGAAGTCCAAGCCGGAAGTTGAGGACAACGAATTACTGTAATAGTATTTTTCAATGTACCATAGAAAGTAGCTCCAGCTCCACCTAAACCTGATTTATTGAATTCAGGCATATCATCAAGTATATATGCTGTTTGGGGGTCTACTAACATTACATTAACTACGCCACGTCCAGTTCCCATTAAGATTGTAGCTTCTGCTTTAGATATCTTGTATAGGAATGAAATTCTGTGAGTAGCTTCTGGAATAGTAGAAGATGGGGGGTAATAATTCCAAACTGTAGTACCAACTGCTGCTTTAGAAACTCTATCAATTAATGTGTTAGCAAGTTCATTGTTAACTTCATTAGTAAGATCTTGAATCATTTCTTCAGCGGCAATCATACCAAATCTGTTTTTCAATTCAAATTCTTGGAAACGACCAACTTTAGTTTTAATACCAAAGATTTCTGCTTCAATTGGTTCAGAAACAATTTCAGTAGTAATTTCAGGAAGTTGACCATTTTGTTCAAAGTCAGTACCATAAGAAACAACAATCTTTTTACCTGCTTCAGGTTGTTTAAGGAAAGTTAATTCAATAGTACCAGGTTCAGAAGCATTACCATATTTTACTGTACCATAGCATCCAATACCTAGAATATCGCCTTCTCCATTATCTTCACCTTTTACAGCTTCATCACCTTCTACAGAAATTCTGATAGAACGTTGACGAACAGGAGATTTAGCAAATGTTCCATTGTAAGTAAGAGTACCATCAGCAGTAGTTGCTAAAGTTTCAGTAACTTTTTCTCCAGCATAACCAACGGGGAATACTTCTGGCATATCTTTAATGTAAGCTAACTGTTGACCAGCTGTTACATTACCACGAGTAGTAGCTGCAATTAATTTCTTGAAGTAAATAGCTCCAATTCTTTCTCTAATAGGTTGAACAGAAGCAACCATTGGCATGATGTTAGAACCATGAGAAGCTGTGATTAAATCAAGAACTACTACTGGGGGAACACCAACTGAAGCAAGAGTTGAACCTTCATTCATATTTTCGAACATTTTCATATTGTGACGTTTACAATAACGTTCAAATTGAAATAATTGTTCTCCTAGTGCAATAAAATCATACATTTTCAAGTTTTTCATTCTAGCATAAGGTGAACTTTTGTATGCTTCACAGAAAGGACGATATCTTTCGTACAATTTTGTAGCATAGTTCTTAATACTAGGATGATCCATTTCTTCTAAGTTAAATAACATAGATCTTTTCTCCTTTTGTTTTTACTAATACCTTTAATATATGAAAACTAGGAGTATTGAAATCATCTTTGTGATTGTTTTACCTAGACTGTAAGCATATATTAATACTACAATTAAATATAAACAGTTCTGGACTGTTTTTACACAAAATAATATCTGTGCAACATAGTTTTCTCATCTTTATTAAAATAAAATCCCTTCTAATAAAAATCAGAAGGGATTAATTAGTACTATTATTTAAAAAGTATAGAAAGGAGTTATTACTCAGCTCCAAGAATTTGAAGAGCAGTAGTGAATGATCCACCAGTTCTAATCGGAACAATTCTAAATTTGATTTCATTGATTGCTAATGTAGGTTTGATTATAAGATCTACGTATAATCTTCCATTATCAATATCATCATCTGTAGAGTGTACTGAAGTTTGGAAATCATATACACCCTTATTAGTTTTAACAGTTGTCATATAATCATCTACTATAGTCTTAATTAAACCTCTAGTATCACTATCATTAAATTCAAATAAATAGTATTTTAATGCTTTAGCTATTTGAGGCATTACCGTAATAATTAATAACATAACATTCAAAGACTGTAAAGCAGAAGGTCTACTATATAAAGTCATGTTACCCCAAAGAACAATACCTTCTCCAGAGAAGAATGCTACTGGATTGATTTGGTTTTCAGCTAACATATCCATTTGAGGTTCATTGAATCTATGTTTTACATCTGATACAGAAGGTAGTATACCCCTATTAAGACCAGCTGGAGGATACCATGGCGCAAAGCTTACAGCTATTTCAGATATTGTAGCTGCTGCTGAAGAAGAAGCTCCTATCCAGATATTTCTATCGTTGTATTGATCATAGATCTGAATATGAGGAGTATACATTGCTGACCAGTATGAATTAAGATTTAATGTTTCTTTTCTATAGTTTACTATTTCCTGAGTAAATGCTTTAGAATTTTCTACTGAATAAGGAGTAGAAAGTAAAGCTATACAGTCTTGTCTAGAAGCAGCAATAGCATTTAATTTTCTATGATAATTTGGAGTAGTCCAGTTACCATCTATTAATAATTTTACTGGAAAAGTAGTTCTATTATTAATTAAATCAGCTGCTGCCATCATCATGCCGTCTGTAATAGTTTCAATACCATCATAACCTCCACCCATATAAGTAGTTTCAATAATATCTACAGGGTCTATTATTTCATCTATTGCAGGGTTATCTATTACGTTGATATAATTAGAAGAAGCTACTGCATTTTCTACATAGATATTTTGACCATAACCGTCTTTTTTAGTCAATGATCTAGAACATATAAATGTTTCTAGAGGTTGTCCGGTTCCTCTATAATATACTTCAATTAAAAATGCATCAGGTTCATTAACTACATCTGGATAATTTTGATAAGTATAAAGTCTAATTCCTATATTGTCATTATCTTTACCAGGGTATTTACCATATATATACATTGTTTCATTTTCACCAAATACATGGTCTACATCTGGATCTAACTCATAAGTAGTAGCGGGTGTAGCTGTATCTACTGCAACAGCTTGCCATACTGCAGTACCATCTTGAACGGTAGAACCTTCTCCAGTAGCTATAGTGGGCCATGTTGGTTCAGTTGTTCCAGTAGTTCCAGCAGTTGTACATTTATATACAAATCCTAGAGGATGGTTCATATCTGCAGAAGTCCATACACAAGAACCATCTTCAATTGTTTGACCAGCTGCTGTAATTCCTGAGAAGTCTACTGCTGTTGAAGAAGTAGTACCAGCGGTTGTACAAACAAATTTGAATTTAGCTGTTGCTGAAGGTCTCATTGTTTCACCTACTGCATAATAAGTACCAGCCATTCTTGTTGCTGGGAAATTAGTAGGTCTTACTTGAGTATTTAAAGTTACTTCAGTTTGTTTAGTCCATACTACAGAAGGTTGTTCTTTAGGAACTGCTAAACCTCCAAAGCCAGCTCCATTATTTGGTCTTACACAATAAAGTTTGTTTGCTCTTGATAAATAAGTAAGAGCATCGAAAAATGCTAAATTGTCAGAAGGTTTAATGGTTTGTTCTGTTGTAAAAATGTCTAAGAGTTCATCTACATTAGTGATAAAATAAGGTTTACCCATTGGGCCTTTTTTAGCTCCAGGAAGTGCAATATAAGCATATATACCTTCGGCTGTCCCTACTCTACCAGAAAGATCGACGATAGATTCAATAACTTTTGCTGATTGCATCTTGTTAATCTCCTTTTCTGATTTAATTGTATAAACATAAAAATACGACTGTATTTAATACAATTTAAAATCAAATATAGATTATATGAAGAAGGAAAATAACTTGATAATATGTAAAAAATGATAACTAAATTAATTTAGTTATCATTTTGTATTATATTAATGGAGTTAAAAGGACCTACAAATTATTTTATACCAGCTAAGGCTTTCATTTTTGCAATTGTTTTTGCTTTATCATATATATAAGTACCAGATTTTTCACAAAGCCAAGTAAGTTCAAAACCTCTTAAATCAAGATGGAAACCTGGATTATTCCAACATGTATAAACTCCAATACCAACTCTATTTTGCAAATTATATTTAGCTAACACTTTTTGAAGACATTCATAACATTTCCAAAGGGAAACTGATCTGTCAAAATGACAATCTATAGCGTCTCCCCTACAATGTTCAGAATATGTTCCATGTCCAGAAGTTTCATAAGCAGCATGTATAATACAAGATTTACCTACAGCATCTCTCCACTCATCTAAAATTCTAAGGAGAAGGCCATTTACCTGTTGCAAATCACCCCATGCAGGTTGACCTTTATAATTCTTTTCATCTTTCTTAAACCATTTAAGGAATTTGAAAATATCTCTTTTTGTATTAATATTAGTAGGCATTTAATACACTCCTATTAAGCGGGATTTACTGGAATAAAGTCATTACCAGCTTGAGTTAAGCATTCCAAAATGAATTGGTTTGTAGCATAAACATGATGTTGATATTGTGTCCAGTCAGTAACATCTTCATTAAAGTCTGGTTCATCATAAGTAATTATAGGATACTGTAAACCAGATTCAACTGCTTTATTAATTAGTGATACATAATCTAAAAGAAAATCAGCTGTAGAACCATCAGCTTTAGTAACGATTCTTCTAATATATCCTAATGAAGTATTGAAAAATTCTCTATGGAATTGTTCATATCTTTGTTGATATAATTCTTCTGGAGTAGGAGGGGGTACTTCATCACAAAGTTCTTTAATTTTAGTACTTGTTTCTTGATATCTATAATTTGTATAAGTTTTTCCTTCTTCTTGAGTAGCTGGAACAAATTCTTTATAACCATCAGCTCTCATTAAATCTTCATCTAGGTCATAATTAAAAATATTACCTTTATTTTTCGGTGCAAATTCTATATGATGTTCATCAATAAGTTTTGCAAATCTTTTTTGTGCCATTTTTATTCTCCTTAAATTATATAAGTTTTATTAATAATATAAACTATCAATGAGTTTACTAAATTCCACTAAAAGAATCCCTATATTTTTATAGGAATTCCTAAAGTAACAAGTAAAAATTATTAAGCTGCAGTTGAAGCTGGTCCATCAATAAAGTAATCATAATTGATAGTCATAGAGGGTCTAATAATATCTGAAGAATCTGAACCATATTCTCCAAAATCACTATCTTGTAACCAGCAGCCCATAATAGTATAGCTCCAATAAGGTTGGTCAGTATTATTTAAAGCAGTTAATGTAATAATAGCTTGTCTATCTAATGGATTATTAGAAGACATTCTACCATAAACAGTTTGACCATCATCTGACCATTGCATCATGTGCCAATTCCTAATTGCTTTATGAGCCATTGCATCTATTGTACCAATAGTAGAAAGAGATATTTGTTGAGAGAATGAAGTAATCCCTTCTCTATAAATTTTGTGGCCTCTATTTGCAACTTCTATTGGATCAACGGTTCTTTTTGGAATAGTGAATGAAGTAGTTCTTAAATTCAATTCATAAGAATTGATAGCTTGAGCAACTTGTGCTGGTAATGCAGCATTCATATCCCACCTATATGAGGGAGCGAAATCAGTTAGAGCTCTAAGCTGGTTAATCGTAGGTCTCATAAATATATGTCTCCTTTAATCATTGTTCTAAGTTTATTATAATTTAAAATTTAAAAAGGTGACTACTAGTTTTCTTGAAGTTCTGTTGTTTTTATCCTTTTCGAGTGTCCTATATAGGATTTTTTTTTTAACTGGTATTTTTAAAAAATACTTTTAAAAAGGAGATTAGTAAAATGGGTATAAAAACAAAATTGGAACCTTTAGGGGGTTTAATAAAAAGAGGTGGAAACGCAGAAGAATATTGCTTTATAATAGACACCACAAATTCTGATCCCACAACAGCAGTAACATATTTTGGCAATAACGCTGATTATACCCCTGCGAGCATGGATTTTACAACAGGTCAATTAGATTATGGTAGTTGGGAAAATGCTTTCTTTCAGCCAAGACCTGTAATGTTAAAGTATGATGGAACAGTTGATTACGAATTAGATCATAATGATTTTACAAAGAAACTTGATGGAACTGAAAGTGATATAAGTAATAGACAATACAAAGGAAACTGCATGATAGGTTTTCCACAAGTTTGGCTTAAATTTAGAACTTCAAATTCAGCAGATGGTACTAATTTAAGCACCGACGCAACAGGCAGATATCAATATGTTTTTATAGCTCCTGAAAATGTAGATGGCAAATACCATTGTTATTCACATTATAACAATAATGGTATTTTACTTGATGAAATTTATACAGCAGCTTTTGAACCATCATTGACAGGTAGTACATTAAGAAGTTTAGCAGGACGGACTGTTCTAGTAAATACAGTTGCTGGTACTACAATGAGAACTTATGCTCAAGCAAATGGTAACGGTTGGGATTTTCTTGACTTAGGAACATTACAAATGATACAGATGTTATTTATTTTAATGTTTAAATCAAGAGATAGCCAAAGTAAATGTGGAGGTGGAGTTGTAGGCGGTACAAAAACGACTTCTACTGGTTCATTAAAAGATAAGCCTATGTTCTATTCTACAAATAATACTTCATCAAGCACTACACCTGTTAAATTCTTTGGTATGGAAAACTTATGGGGTAATTGTAATAAATGGATAAATGGTTTAACTTGTTATCAATCAAAAATATTTTATAAGTTGTGTAATTATACAGCAGATGGAACCACTGCTATTAGTTATGACCCAACAAGTAGTAGCCCAGGTTATAAATCGTATACTGGATATAATGGAGTTGGAGGTATAAATTTATGCAATTTAGGAGTGCCTAATACTTCAGATGGTATTATGTGGTACTTTCCTTCTTCAGGCTATCCAACCCCTGGTTCAAATTATACTTACTACTGCGACCAAGTCGGCTGCGCCCTGAGCTCTTCCAGCTCGCTCGTTGGTTGTGCTTATTTTGGTGGCTACTACAATGCCATATCCAATGGTGGTCTTTTCTCTGTGTATCTGGCTTACAACAGCCCTTTAAGCGATAGTCCTTCTACCTATAGTAACTTTGGTGCTTCCCTCTCTTGCAAACCTTATTAACGAAAGGATATAAATTATGAAAAAGAAATTATATAAGAAATATTTTTATAGTCAGCAAGGTGATAGTAGTACTGCTAATGTCTGGACTTTTACTAAGAAATATTAGTTTAAACTTCAAAATATTTTATCAAACTTCTTTGGAGAACATTTATGTTCTCCTTTTATTTTCTATAAAAAAGAGATATTCTATATTTTATATAGCCAGAAACAGGCTTTTGAATAGTTTTATAATACTTTATAAATTCTTTAGCCTCTTCTTCATTTTCAAATTCTCCTAAAACAGTAATAGATTTTGTTACCATTGTATCAATTTCCTGAATAACTATATAAGAAGTATTATAATTATTCTCTAATTCTTCATCCATATTAAATTTTCTCCTATTAATTTCATATTTTAATAAGGGATGTAAGCTTATAACTTTAAAATTAACTTAATGGTTGTAACATATTTCTTATTAAATAAGGTTTAGCACCATCATAAGATCTATGAAAAGCTACTCTAAAAATTCTAATTCCTTCATTATAATAAAGAACTACTTTACTCATTATAGGTAATTTCTTTTCAAATGTAGTTAATATTACTGGAGGATCACTTAAAAATGGATCATATTGTGTACCATCTATTGTACCTTGCCAGGATTCTTGAACAGCAGACAAACAAACAAATAGTTTATCTAAATCAGGTTTCTTATAGTAAGTATATTGATCTAATACTCCATAAACAGAATCAGTACCTATTGGAAAATATACTAAACATCTATAGCCTTCTGATTTTTCTTTTACAGCTAATAAGGATTCAATTATAGGGATATTAGCTTTTAAGATTTTATATGTAGCTGTTCTTTTATCTTGTGGCATTTAAAATTCTTTCTATAGTATCATCAAAATCATCTATTACTATATAACCAGCTGAATTGAGTGTTTTTACAGCAGCTAATAGTTCATTATGAATCTCAGAAGGTTTAAGATTGGAGATAGTTTTTCTTGGTTCATCTTGCCATAATATTCTTAAAGAAGGATCTTCTTTAATATTTTTAATATCTTTTGCATTTTTTACTATGAAAGCAAATCTATGTTTTGTATCAGTTTTTTCCATTGCAAAAGCTTTTGTTTTATAAAGAATCAATCTACAACAATTTTTTTGTCCACCAAAAGAACCTTCCCCAAAAGGATTTTGTTCATATACTATCATAAAGGAAACTACTTTAAGAGTTTTTGGATCAATGAACTGAATAAAGAAATCTATAGGATATTGATTATCTTTAGAATATTTCTTTTTCAAATTCATGGGATTAGTGGTATTTAATAAAAATCTGGCATCATCAAATTTCTTAGCTGACCCTACATGATATACATCTTCTAAATTATTATACCATTTACCATCTACTTCAATTGCTTCATTTAAGCTATCAAATTTTTCTATTATTTGATTTATTCTATTAAGAGAATTATTTCTTTTTATGGGAAAGCCAGTAGTTTCATTTTCACAGCTTTCCCATAAATCTAAATGAAAAAAACTATCATAATTATTAAACATATTAATCATCCTTTAATGAATCTAAACTTCTAAATACTGAACAGATTTCAAAGTCTAACCCTTGTACATTACATTGTTTTTTAGATAATTCACAAAATGCTAAAGTAACTGGAGAATTTTGTATAGGGATTTGTTTTATTACTTTGTATGGGCAACTAAATTCACTTATACAATCATAACCACATACTTCACATTTAGTAGCATATTCATTGGGTAAATTAGCTCCACAATTCATACATTGGTTATTTGTATGTGTGTCTATTTTATCTACTTCATTAAATATTTCATTAAGTGTATTATTTAGCATATTGTGCCTTTATTAATTATGGACTTCATATTTTAATTTCAAATTCTTAATACCAGTAGTCATTTGATCTTTAAATATATCAAAAATCTTTTTATAAACTTCTAATGGTTTTTCTACTATTATAACTTTACTTTTTTGACCTTTAATAACTATTGTTATTACATATTTATTATCTTCTTTTAATATGGAAACAAACCCTACAGGTTCAATCAAGTCTAAAAACAGTTCCTGATTTTCTTTTAATTTCTTAATTTGAAGAATAAGTATACCAGAGTCTTTTAAAAATCTTATAGCTTCTTTACCAGCTATTCCTTCTGATATTTCTGAAGGGTTGGAATTTCTAATTATATGTAGACAAAGTTTCTCTGTTAAGTCTGTATTATTCATCTTATTTGCTCCTTAAAATTTTATGTTCTTACCCAACCCTTTTGTTTTAAATATCTCATTAACCAAAATATATGTTTACATAAACCAGGTATCTTTCCAGGATTTACATAAGGTCTACCTCCTTGACTTGGAGGAGGTGTTTTTCTTGTATATTTTTTAGGTTTAGGACCTACTATTGCTCTATTCAAATAATCCCATAAACTAAAACAGAAATAAAAATCTTTACAAGAACATCTAACTCTTATAGTAGTTTTATTAAGACTGGGTTTTTCTACATAATAAACTTTGCCCTTATATTCAACATCAATACAATTTTTAAAAGGTTCTTTAGCAAATTTCAAACCTGAAAACATAATTACTACTCTATGTAAATCTGGATACTGTGTAACACCCTTCATTGTAGCATTAAACATTATAGAAGAAGTACCAGCAAAGGGAGTAGGTTTCTTTAAAACTATATTTCCTGGCTTAGAATATTTCTTTCTCCAAGCTTTAAAACTAATAGTAGAAGCATAAAGAGACTTAGCTGTCCAATTATTCTCTAGTCTATCAGCCCTATCAGAATTATAAGCATCAACTACATCGGTTGTAGATAATGCTAAATCTTTTAGATTCTCTTTTGAAATATGTTGATCAGCTTTATAATCAGGTGATTCTTTAAAATTATCTGGCATTATCTACTCCTAATATTTACTTCCTGTCCAAGAATAAAATTCTTGTTTTTGTACTTTTAAATCAGTTTCTACTTGATTAACTAATTCAAGACCTCTTGTTCTTAGATCATCAATTGCAATATTAAATGGCATACCATCTAATTGAGTCATTAGTTTAAGAGAACCTATTGAAGTAAGTAATTTACTTGCAAACCAAATAAGAAATTCCATATTTTGAAAAGTTAACTCTTGTATAGCTTTATATTTAGAAATGTATTCTATAATAAGCTCATCGTCTCTAGTAGAATCTAATTCAAGTTTACATCTTAAATCATTTAAACAAATTCTACCAGCTCCTAATTGACCTTCTAATTCCCCATACGTGAGTCCATCTTTTTTATAAACATCAACTACTTTCATTGAAAGTTTATCTTTCTTCCTAGTAATCTTTAAAGATTTACCCTTGAACTCACCTCTTATTTTAAAGGAGATTTCATCTTCATCTTTAAGAGTCTGGAAAGACTCTATTACTTGAGCATTTTCTAAAGTATAATTAGCTGCATAAGTAAGTATCCAGGGGCCTCCTCCCATTACAGTATGAAGAGTTTTAGTTTGAAAATCCCAACTCCAATCTGGTTTAGAATAAAGACTATTCAAAGGAGGTACATTAGGATAGCCCCCAAATCTCATACTCAAAGGAGATCCAATACAATCAGGTAAATTAATTACTATATCAGATCCTCCTAATGAATTTGCAGTAATAGTTTTAGTCTTTATGTTTGGAAAATACTCTTGATATTCTCTTAATGTAGGTAAAAACATATCCTGCTGTATTGTATCTTTATCTAGAGAAAAAGCTTCTAGTGGAATGATCTGATTACCCAGAGAAGTAACAACTGTTCTTATTGCTTCTTCTAATAATAACATTATAACTCCTTTATATAATTGTAAATATCAGCTAAAGTAAAGAATTCAATCCAATTAAGATTATTTTGTTGAGCCATTTTTCTTTTTAAAGGATCGAATCTAGTATATACTTCAATTGCTTTTTGATAGAATTTTTTATCTTTTCTTGTTTCCCATTTTTCTAATAAAGGGTCTTTAATATTCGTATAGGGGTATTTCCCATGTGTCCAATGAAAATTACATTCTATAAATAGATCTAAGGATTTGATATAAAAATCACAATTAAATGGGTATAATTCAGATCTATATTGTCTCTCAATATCTTCTACTGGAAATTTTGTTAAGAGTAATTGATAAGCTTCTTCTTCTGGTTTTGATTTATTAAAAGATTTATTTTTCTTTTTGGTTTTATAGTCTTTCAGTTGTGTAATACCTGAATCAAAACCTTCTCTAATCTTATCTCTAATTTTAGGAATTAATAGAGGGGTATTATATCCATATTTTTTTTGAAAAGTTTCTTGTTGTTTTATTTGAGGTTTTCCAGTAGCATATACTTTTTTATTACTTTGAGAAATTTTAATTTTTACTTCTTTAGATTTATTGGGATGGGATTCTCCATATCTTTCTAAAGAAGTATTAATTTTCTTATTCTGAATTGTAAGTAATTTATTGGGGTTTTCAACTCCCCAATTTTTTATAAAAGTTTGTTTTATTTTTTCTTGAGGTTTCCCAGTAGCATAAGTATTTATGTTAGACTGTTTTATTCTAGAAATTATTTTATCTTTAGATTTATATATATCATAATCTTTTATCATCTTACAAAACTTTTTACAAGAAATTTTTAAAATTTCACAAATCTCTTTTCTAGTTTTATTTTGATTAATATACAATTCTTCTATAATCTCTTTAGAATATTTTGTCATATTATTCATTATTCTAATTTTCCTTGTTTATTTAATATAACAGGTATTAATGCTTTTTTAGTAGAATCTTCTGTAACTTCAATACCTAATTTTTTAGCAATCTCTTTTATTTCTCCAGCAGATAATTTATTTAATTCTTTTTCAGTATATATAGGAAGTTTATCTTTTTCTTGATCTTCAGTATTTCTATTTTCTGTCTGTTCTCCTTCAACAGACCCATTTATTACTGGATCATTGTCCCCTTCTTGATTTTCTGGCTGTTCCCCTTCAACAGGTCCATTTACTACTGGATCATTGTTTCCCTCTTGATTTTCTGTCTGTTGATTATCATCTTGTGAATTAAGATTATCTTGCTGTTCTCCTGAGGTATCGTCTGGTGTAGATAATTGACTTTCTGAATTATCTTTAATAGAATCTCCATTTACTTCTCCTGTTATATCATTATTTTCTTCTTTTATTTCTTCAAGTTCTTCTACTATTTTCAAATCTTTAAATAAACGTAAATAAGATTGTAGTTTTTGTTTATTAAATATTGAAGGTATGGGTTGTTGTTGGCCAGGTTTTAATTGAATCATATTATTATTACCATCACCATATCTTAAACTAATTGATTTAGTTTTACTAGTATTTTTGAAAAATATTGACATTACTTCCTCCTTTTGATTTTATATATGATATAATAAGAATTTACATTAAATAACCCTTTGATTTTTTAATCAAAGGGTTATTTATTAGTTTATATAAGAAGAAAAATGATTAATCAAACATAGATTTAACTAATGAACCAGGTTTATAGCCTTCTAAGATTGCTGATTTAGGTTTACTAGCTAATTTTTTCAAAGACTCTTCAACTACATCAGGAACTGCTTCTACATCATTATTATTTACTTTGTTAGGAAGTTCGTGATCGTTTTCGAAGTCATCTAAATCAGTACCAGATTTATCATCTACTTCTGGATCAGGCATACCTTCTAAAGCTTCTTCAATTTCTTTTTCAGCTTCTTCTTCATCTTCTGAAGTTTCAACGAATTTACGAACAATAGATTCGGGAAGTTGATATTTTCTGCAAAGTCTTTCAGTAACTTCATCTTCTTCTTTTTTATCAAGTTCATCAACTAATTCTTCTGCTTTTTCTTTAATAGCTTTAAGTTCATCTACTGTACCTAAAGATTCATATTGAGCCAAAAGTTCAGCAGCTTCTTTTACATCTTTTTTAATGTCTTCTACTTCTTCTTTATCTATAGCATCTTCTGCTTCTTCTTTTAAAGAATTAAGAATAAATGCTGCTTCTGTGGGAGAAGAGAAACCTAATTCTGCATATTCTTGAATAGTTTGTGATAAGTCAGCAGCTTCTCCAAGCATTCTATAAGCTGATAATTGTTTTTTGCATTCTTCTAATTCTTTTTTGCATTCTTCACATTCTTTTTCAGCTTCTTTTTTGTCATCTTCAGCTTCTTCTCTTAATTTCTTTTGTTCTTCATACATTGTTTTGTAAACATTAGAAGCTGATCTAACTTCTTGTAATAGTTGTTCTGTAATTTCCATAATGTTTTCTCCTTTGTTTTCTTTTATTGATTTTGTATTATTAACGTTGCTGGTAATATTTCTTCTAGATTCTAAAATAGAAGTAACTCTCTGAGTAACTCTGTTCAAGGACTCTTGAAGTCTTGGGTCAGTTTCTATAAATCCTGGTTCAATAACAATATCTAGACCTTCTAACACAAAAGTTTTTGGATCTACTATAGGAAGCCCATTATGAGTTTCTCCTTCTAGAAATTGCCCTTGCGCTCTAGTGGAAATCTTTAACCGACTACCAGCTTTCATCAAAGTATAAAGATTTCTACCGGCTGGAGTATTCAATATAAGTAATTCAGAAATACCTTGATTATTCTCTTTTAAATAAAGATTAGTAATAATATGAGATACTCTACCAGAAGAGATATCTTGTTCGGTTACTGGACCATCATCATGCCCAATTGTACCTAACATTGTACGATTAGCTAATCTTTCTTTAATTCTTGGTAAAGATAATTGTCTTTCCCAAAGAGATCTAGGGTAAAATCTCTGATTACGTGAAACTCCATCTCCAAAAAAGCTAGGGCCCATTACTTTTCCTAGTATTATTTTACCATCTACTTCTGGAGCAGTAGCTCCTTCTACTAGATAATCTTCAGTTAATTTATAAGGAGTATCTGATCCAATAGCTGCTATATCAGAACTATTGAAGTCCCATACTTCATTTAATGAAATTAGTCCCATTTAACATTATCTCCTTAAACCTGATGAAGCGTAATTTTCTTTGCAACTTCTTCAGGTAATTCTTCGCCTCTAGAACATCTTCCTAGAATATCTTTAGCAATATAGTCTAGGAGTTGTTCTTTTGCCATATATTTACGATTCATCATTCCAAAATCAATGGAGAAACCTTTTTGATCTACAACACAAGTACCTGTTTGTGGGTATTTAATATTGTAAGAAGCAAGTTTCTTTGTATATAATGTATTTACAATATCATCAGCAATTGAACGAGCTTGAGGATACGTCATATAAGTTTCATGTAACTTATAAGTACGACGATTAAAGTCATTTCTATTCATTATATTCTCCTTATTCTCTAAAACGGACTTATCTTTCTTAGCCTGTTTATCTAAATTTAATATATCTCTAACGTTATTAGAACGTTCCCTTTTAATTCTTGCTGCTGCAGTTTGTGCATATAAGCCAGCTTTTTTACTTTTAATCTTATTTACTAAGGGTTTTATAGTATTTGGTTTTTCTATAGTAGTAACTCTTTTACGAATTACTCTACCATTTTCTACATTTTTTCTTAACACGTTTTCAGTCAAAATCTTAAATGTCTTAATTACTGATTCAAGTTGACTTTCTGAAATAGTTGAATTTGGTCTAAAGTCTAAATCTTGATGTACTGAACTAGGTAAAGATATTGCTAAAGACTCACTAGTTGGTTTTCCTCCTATAGGACAACTTACTATAGTAGGATCATTGTTTTGATTGTAATAGAAATAATACAATGTAGCATCTTCATTCAGTTTATCATAATAACTTACTTGAATTGCTTCTATTTTATTATTTAGTTTTTCTATTACTTTATTTAGTTTTTCTGATAAATTCATCTATACCTGCCAATCATCCCAAACTCTTTTAGCTAAAGTAACTGGACTTGCAGCTACTTGTCCTACTTTATGTACTACTCCAGTAGCAATATCTCTCATTTGTTGCATCTTTTCTGTAACTTTTTGATCTATTGCATCTAGCCTTGCCTTATATTCAGCTGATTTAGCATTTTGTCTTTGTTGTGCTAATTCTAATCTTAATACAGCTTTCTTTTGTCTCAATTTTGTAATATCATTTTTAAGCTTATTTATTTTATCCTGTTTAATTTGTTCAGGAGTTCTTTTTGGTTTTAATCTTCTTTGACCTACTTGTTGCATATTATAAATCTCCTAACAAATCTTTTGTTTGTATAGCTAATTGATCATGTGATATACTCTTATTATTAGTTAAGTCATCCATATCGTAATCTCTTCTTCTGGAAAGAGCTCTTCTAGAGGAGAATCTGTCTCTTCTAGATATTCTAGAATCTCTATTATAATAATTATTATTTACTATTTGACTTGTACCTGACTTAATTAAATTACCTTCTCTATCCTTTACATCAAATAGACCACTATCTAAATTAGATTCTTCAGCTTCTATTTCATCATCCAAATAATTCTTATATATTTCTGGAGGATTTTGTTGAAGTCTCTTTAAATTCATTAAAATCTTTTTATATTTTACTGGGTCTTTTTGTTGAAACTTAACTGCATTCTTTGCCATTAAATCACAAATAACTTCAAATGATTCTGGGTAATGTGTTATATATCTTTTTAATTTTACATAATTAGTAAAATCTATAAAATAGTGTTTTTGAATAAAATGCCCTATCAAAGCTCCTACTGCAGTAGAAATACCAGTAAATACTTTAGGATGAATATGAAATGCTGCCGATAAAGAGGATATAGCTACCGCAACTGCTGCTCCTCCAGCAACACCAACTGAAGCACCAAATAATCCTTCTGGAATATAGTCTGAATTAAATATATCTTCTTCATTTAATTCTTCTTTTCTAAGCCAGGGTAATGGTTGATCAGCAAAAGAATTTGCTTTATATGTTTTTACATCTTCATTAGTATCACCATAAAGCATTCTTTGTTTTTTATCATACAAATATTGAATAATCTCTTTATAAGTACTTTCCCACTCAGCCTCAGCTCTTCTAGCAAAATTCTTAAATTCATTAGTTGTATTTTCAGCTTTTTTCACTTCTTTAATTATAAAGAAATAATACTCTCTATAATATTTATTTAGTTCTATATAATGTTGTGCAGCCCCTTGTATACCATATTGTTCTACTAACTCTTCTATTACTTCTGGTTGAGCTACTGATTCAAGATCATCTAACATTTCTTGAATTTCTTTTTTATAAGCTCCTATATCTTTAATCCCTAAAGTTTTAGCAAACTTTTTTCTAATTCTAGTTTTGAAATCAGATATAACTTGATTGAATATTCTTAAAGGGTTCACAACTTTTCTCTTTCAACTTTATTTTAATCTAATTTTTCTAGAAAGAAGTCTGACTATATCTATATGGTTTATTAGTTATGGCTTCATCTAAACTTTCTACTTTTTTGGACATTTTCTTTGCTAATTTATATTTAAACCTTGACATACCTTCATTCAAATCTGTTGTACCAAATAATTCATAAGCTTCAGCATACTCAGCTTGTTGTGGTGTTGCTGAAAGCTGTAAAGGTTGTCCAGTTTGTGGATCTATTTGTGGTTGTTGCATTGCAACTACATCTTCTGGATTCATATTAGGATCAGCATAACCCATCATACCTGGTCCCATATTACCAACTAATAAATCAGGGTTATCAGTTAGAGTTTGTTCTGGAGCTTCTTCTAGCATATCTTGTATAAATGGATATGATTGAGTAATAAATCTAAAGTATTTCATAAATGCTTTTGTTACTACTCTTACATGTAATGCTTGTGAAGAAGCAAATGCATCTAATGAACCAACTATTTCTGTCAATGCTGTAAACAAATTAATTATTTCTTCAATAGATTCAAGTGAATCAGCATTAACAATAGCTTTAAATTTAACTGCTATATCTTCTCTGTTAACTTTATAACCTTTATATTTCAAATTTTTATAATGAAGTTCTATTACTGAATTAGCTATAGACTGTTGCAAAATATGTAATTTCCTTGCATATTTTGCATAAGTTTTTAACATCTCTTTCTTTTCCATCCCTCCTGCTTGAGGGTTAAAATAATAATAAGGGATTCCTGAAGTAAGTGAAAGTTCATCTTTAATATCATTAATAGCATCTCTATTATCTCTTGTATCAGCTAAGTCAAGAGTTTGTAATGCACCTTTGGAATCTCCCCATACTGGCATACATTTGAATTTTTGAGATAATTCTAATATTCTATTAAAGTTGATATTATCAACTCCAGTTTGTGAAAAAGTATTTCTTGTTTCTTCTGTAGAATCATAAAACCATTGTTCATAAGCTGTAGCAGCTTCTAATGCTTTCTTGTATGAATAACTTTCTGGTACTTGAACATTCATTATAGTTGGACTTAAAGCTCTTTTTAAGAGTAAAGCTAAATTAGTCATATCTAATAAAGCCAACTTCTCAAGTGTTTTAAGTGAACTATATAATACTGATCTACCAGTTCTAATATATTTAGAAAGCATTTTAGAACCTTTAGTAGGTTGATCTAAGGGAGTTCTATAATTATTAGCTGGGTCATCTATTGTATTTGAACTATTAAAACCAGAAGTATTACTATTCCAACCAGCTACATAACTTGAACTCCTATTAAAACCAGTATTGTAATTATAACCAGAAAGACCATAGTTCTCATTTATATAAAAACGAATTGTACCAGGATTTAGCACCAGATGAAGTATATTATCTTTATCAATTTCTCTAATTCCTCCATTAGGTTCACCCATACTAGATTGACAAATTTCAATATAGGAAGATACTACTTCATCTTCATATATACCTATAATATTATCAACTAGCTTATTATCTTTTATAGACTGTAAACCACCTGTTTTTGGATCTCCATTTTTTTCATACTTTGTTTCCCACATCCATTCACCTAAAAGAAATAGATCAAATAAAATATTTTTAAATTTTGATTTTAAAAGAAATTTCTTTTCACAAGCATTTATTACATCTTGTATTTCTTTTATTTTTTCATCTTCAATAATTTCTGTTTCTTCATCTTCTGGCTCAAGATCATCTTCTTCAGCAGAATTATTTATGGGGGAGTAAGTTACTTCATAAAAATCTTTATTTTGTGTTTGTGAAAAACCATCTTCTATAAAAATATCAATCATAGTAATTGCTAATGGGTCATCTTTAAAATTTCTTAAACGGCTAAATAAGTTTCCCCTTGAGTCAATTGTTCCAGCAATTCTTTCTAATATTTGCGCAAATACAGATTGTTTATAATACTGATCAAATTCTCTAACTCCTGATTTAACTGATGCAAATTGAGATTGTGGGTCTAATTGTTGAACACCTATATCAGCTCTATCATAAAATGAGTTTAAAAAATTTGTTATAGGATTATTTGTATAGAACATTCTTATTCCCCTTTATTATAAATAGATGAAACAATTATCTTGCTTCCTAATATTTTATAGTTTTTATTAATGTTTTCTTGTATGTGTTCTTTAATTATTTTATAATTTCCTAACATAGCTATTTTTAAATATTTATTTAATTGATCTTCTGACAAGCCTTTATTGTATAAAGCTTTTATTACAGCAGCTTTCATTTGTTCTTTAGTTGATTTTAAAATAAAATGGTTTTTCTTAGTCTCTTTAGCTATATAAGCATTATTGGCATCATCTGTATCAACTAATGATAAAGCGTTCACCGGTAAAGCAGCATGAAAACAGCCCCCAACAGTAGAAGCCTCTATTACTATATAATTTTGTTTAATCATACTTTCTTCGAAAGGGTCATTCCCTTCTCTAACTACTTCTTTTGCTTTAGCTTTTAAATCATTTTTCAATTTCAATAAAATATTTTTACAATCACCTTGTTTAATAGCTTTAATAAAATCTGTAGTAAATTTTCTAGATAATATTAAAGTAGGAATAATTGTTGAAATAGAAATATTTCTAATATAGTCTTTGTCTATTTCAGAAATTATTCTTACATTCCAACCTAATCTTTTAGCCATACTTCTTTCTAGTAATTTCTCTATTCTAGAAACCATACCTAATTGACCAAATTGTGCTTCTAAATCATTTATTAGTCCAGCATATTTATTTAGGTCATTTATTAGATTTTGAAATTTTCCTTCAGTAGTTCTTTCTAAAGCTATTATATCTTCATTAACAATAACAGTCACGATTATTCTCCTCAATCAACTCTTCAAATCTAATAGTACCCTCTCTCATTATTCTTATATTAGCTCTTTGATATACAACTTTTTCTCTAATAATTATTTGAATATTATATAATATTTCTGGATCAAATATATCTGATAAAGCTAATTCAGCATCCCAATAACCATTTTGCCCACTTCTAATAATTTTAGTCATTTGTGGTAAAATATAATTTCCTGTACCAGCTACACTTGCTTTAGAAGGAGAAATCATGATTTTAGCATTACATACAGGATTACCTAAAACATCTTTGATATAGCCATATATTAATGCTACAGGGGGATTTTCTTTACATGGTACATACTCATTATAAGTTGTAGTCATAGATAATATTTGAGGAGTACCTTTACCATCAACTGATCTTAGATAGGGAATGCACTTAAAAGTAACCCCTTCAGTAATAAGTTGATCTTTATATAATAACATGTGAGGTAAATCTGAAATATCTTCTGGATAAATATGTTCTTTCCATGTTAGAGTAGATCTATCAAAAAAGTATTCTTTACAACCTAGTTTAAAAGTATAACCAATATATTCTTTATAACCTTCTGCAATAGTAGATTCATTTACTATTACTTTAATATCTTGAAGAGCTTCTAAAGTAATGTGACTTATAGGCTCTATTTTTTGTGGAGAAATAGTATATCTTGTCTCAAACATAGGAATATAACCTCTTGTGCTATATACTTGAGGACAATAATACTCTTTATCAAAATCAGAAGGAAGTTTATCTACTAATAAACTAGATATGTAATAATTTGGAAAAGGTAATTTTGGATCAGATTGACCAAAACCTAAATTAACTATTTTTCCTAAATTGAAATTTTCACCATCAAAATCAAAAACATCTAATAGTTCACCTTCAAAGTATAAATATATTTTGATTCTTGTTTCATTATTTATATCAGTAGTATAATCCCATAAAAACTTAAATTCGTATGGTCTTAATGCTTCTTCTATTAATACCGATTCTACTTTAGATTGATAAACATTACCAGATTTATCATAAATATTATAAATAATATCTCCAGTAACAGTATGAAGAATTTCTAAATAATTCTTTCTAGAATAAGGTTCTTCTAATTGATGTGTTTCTTCATTTTCTACATCTTCATTATCTGAATCACCTATACCCCAATGAAAAATATATTGTGTTTGTTTTGGAGTTCCTGAATAATTTGGATGAAATTGAAAAACTATAGAACCAGAAGGAATACAATCTGCAAAAGTATTTAAGTTAGTTAAATAGTATTCTAATAATTTTGGATATTGTCCTCCCACTAAACAAAGTTTATGACTTTGTACATTGACATTCCCAGCTATTATAGCTGATAAAGTTATATCACCATTTCCATAATTAGCATCAACTGATTTCCAATAAGTAGCTCCTAAAGCAACATTTTTAGGAATTAAATTTTTTAACTGGGCTCCATACTCTGTAAAAACAACTAAATCAGAATTATATATGAAATCACCAGGATCACGAAAATCATTTATAGATACTAGGTTATCAAAATTTGTATTCATTTTCTTCTCCTACTGTTTGTATTGTGTTGTATACCAATCATACGCTTTATCTAAAAAATCATATTTTAAAGCAAAACCATTTGTTTCTTCTTCTTTATAACCTAAAGCCTTTATTTCATTTCTACTTAAATTATCTAAATCTGACCAACCATGCCAATTACCCTTACTTAATTTTCTATTCAAATAATCAAAAGTAGGCCAACCATGTTCACAATAACTAATTACATCATTAAAAAGATTTTTATCTTTACTATACAACTGTCTAAGAAATGCATGAGCTCTTGCTCCCATTTCTCTATCTGAAGAAATATAATCTAAAGCTATATTAAAATCTGTATTAAGTCCTTTAAATTTAGTATTGAATTTCCTATTTTTATCATTTATTCTAGTCATTAATTTGATAATATCATCATAATTTGGTTGATAATTTGGAAATTTTCTATTTTTCTGTAAAAGATATCTTACAGCTATATCCATAGATTGAAAGGTGTGAGTTAATTCATGATCTATTGTAGCTGGATAAGTATCTCTCCATTCAATATAATCGTCTTCTAAATTAGCATATAATGAAATATTTATTCTGGATTTTTTAAAAATAGAATTATCTACTCCTTGTTGTCCTCTTGGTGCTGATTTATTAGCGTCTCTAAGAACAAAATAAATATCAATAAACTTACCAGGTAGAATTTCTAAAGCTTGATCTCTTATCAACACTGGCTTATTTAAACCAGCATCTAATAATCTATAATATAATTTCCTATTAGCATTTTCATTATGAATTACTTTCCATAGATACTCTTTTAGTTTTTCAGCTGAATTAACCCCAGTAGCAATACTAAATGATCTTGCCACAGAAACTCTTTCTTGTAAATCTAGCTGAAAATTATTAAATCGATTATACAATTTTTTCTCCAAATGTTATTATAAATAATTTAAACTAAAGTTCCATCTGCTAGCATTTGTTTCAATTGAGATAAGGAAATTACTTTAACTCCTCTTTCTTGTGCTTTCTTTAGTTTACCTGTTAATGACATTTCCTTACTAACTAATAATGTACAAGCTTTAGTTACAGAAGATAATTCTTTATAACCTAAGTCATCTAATTGTTTAGCTAAATCTTTATCTCTAAAACCTGTAAAACAAAAAGCTCCATGATATTCTGAATCATCTTTAGTGGGTTTTACTATTTTTACTACTTGAAGAATATCGTCTATTTGATCTGACATATTAAGTAAACCCTTATATAAAGCTAAACCAGCAGCTTCTCCTAGTACTTTAGTAAATTTATTAACTTCTCCTTGTTCAGCAAAGAATATTAATTCATCTATATCATCATATACATCTTGTATTTTATCTCCAGCAGATCTTCCTACATTGGGTATTTGTAATATCTGTATTAATTCTGATAAAGTAATACCCTTATCTATTCTTTCTTTAATTCTATTAATTAAATTTTTAGAGTTATCTAATCTATAGCCACAAGCTGTTTCTAAATGATAAGTATCTAAAGTAAATATATCTGAAATCTTTTTTATACAATCAGCTTCTACAAGTTGATCACAAACAACTTCTCCAAAACCTTTTATATCTAAAGCTTTAAATACTGATTCAACTCTACCACCTAATTGAGCTTTACAATTATCATTTGTACAATATAAGTCAGCTCCTATACGTTTTAATCTACTACCACAACTTGGGCACCTATCTGGTATTTCTAAAGGGATTTGATTATTTGCTGTAGATATTTCATCATCATAAGCATATATTTTTGGAATTACGTCTCCTCTTTTTTCTACCCAAATCTTCTCATTTAATTGTAGATCAAGTCTTTCTATTTCTTGTAAACTACATAATGTAACTCTACCAATAACACTACCCAGTAATTCTATAGGCTCAATTACTGCTGTAGGAGCTACTTTACCAGTTTTACCAGTAATCCATTCTACTTTTTTAAGTGTTGAAGCTTTTCTCATTGCAGGAAATTTTAAAGCTACTTGACCATGTTGTGTATCTGGATTTTCATCTAATTGATTTCTTAGTGATAAATCATTTATCTTAATAACCATACCATCTATTAATAGATCTAATTTGTCTCTTTTATCACCATAATCCTTATATACCTCTTCTGTAAATTGTGAACTTCTTATTGTTTTTACTGTATTAAAACCTAAAGTTCTTTGAAGAAATTTTATTTTATCTGCTTCTGTATCAAATTCTATATCTCCCTCAATACCCCAAGCAACAAAACTTAAATAAGGTGCAAATTCTGGATCAATTCTTCTTGCTACTCCAGCTGCAACATTTCTTCTATTTGATTTTTTCTCTAAAGGGATTTTCTCAAAATCTTCTTGTGTTAATACTATTTCACCTCTTACATATATTTTTGAATCCTTATAAGGAATTAGTTTTTTAACCCCTTTAAATAGTACTGCAGAATTTAATATGTTTTCACCTTGTGAACCATCTCCTCTAAGTAAAGCTTCTTTTAATTGCCCTTTTTCATAAGTTAATGAAAGAGATAAACCATCTAACTTATATTGAACTAAATATTCTAATTTTTTACCAAAATAAGTATCGGTCTCATCAATCCAATTCAAATATTCTTCCCAAGAAAGAATTTTGTCTTGACCCTTCATTCTTATTTCATGTTGTTTAACTTCAAATCTTAACCCAGAAGATTTATTTACTTGGTAGCCTAATGTTGGATCTTTTCCTTCGAATTTCTTTTGAATTATCTCATCATATTCTTCATCTGATATCTTTGGGTCTCCTTCATAGTAAGCTTCTTTAAATTCTTCTACATCATCTAATGTAATATCATCTAAAGATTTACCATTGAACAAAGCTTCTCCTTGTTCACCTAAACTTAGATCATTCATTTCTTCTTAACCTCTTTAATTATATAAACTGTCATTCTAGTAATAAACCATACTAAAAGTAATATTGCCCAAACCCAAATAGTAGTATTATGAGGATGTGATAGTATTAAATATATTAATGCTATAGGAATTGCAAATTCTATTATTAAATAAATAGCATAAATAACAGCTCCTAATAATAACAATAAAAATGTTTCCATTTAATAACCTCCTTGGTATTTCATTGAATCTTCTTGAGCTTCTATCATTTTTTGGTATTTTTTCTTTTGCAAAATATCAGTTCCTTTATAACTTGTTAATATTGTATATAGTTTAATTATATAAGGCTGTAATTTATACTCTGTAATATTTCCAATGGACTTTTTTAAATTTTTCCTAATTTTTATATTAACATTACTTAAACCTGGAAAATTCAAATAAAATTCTGGAGATAAGTTTAAACCAGAGTCAATAGCTTCTATTTGATAGATTATTTCATTTAAAAATTTAATAACAAAATTTAATAATCTATCAAAACTAATTATTTTATCTTCATAGACATATCTTAACTTTTTTGTTATTTTATAAGTTTCTTTTTCATTCAATTGTGCTTCTATTTGAATATATGCATCAACTAATTCTCTTAAATTCATTTCTTTGTCAAATAAAAGATTTAAGTTAATATTTTCTATTAAAGGGATCTTTTCTAATAAAAATAAATTAGTCATTACACTGGCCTATGTATATCTCTTCTATCTATCTCAGCTTGTCTCATTTCATTCAATAATTTATTTTGAACTTCTAAAGTATGATTTTCTTTAAGAAGTCTATCATATTCAAATTTGGGTACTATTACTACATCTTCTCTAACATATTTATAAAAAAGATTTAATAATTTTCTTCTTCTATCTTTTCCCTCTTCCAAAATAATTCTGTTTGATGGATCATTTGCAATTTCCATTTTATATAATCTCCTTAATTTAATAAAAACATAAATTATTAGAAGATTTTTAATACTTTCAAATTCAAAAAAATAAAGAGAGAATAGAAAATAATCTATTCTCTCTTCTGTATTGCCATCACCAGTTAGAATTTTTTTAGTTATTAATTTTTAAAGTAGTCATAAGCTTTTTTACCTAAATAAGCAGCTCCAGCCCCAATTGCTGCCCCCTTAAGTCCACCTTTGAAACCTTTGGAGGTAATAGGTTTCATTACTTCTTTTGCTGCTTTACCAAACCCTTTAGCCCCCTTAGCTGCTTTTTCTGCTGCTCCTGCTGAAGCTGCTGCTGATTTGGCAAAACCTTTAGCAGTAGCTTTATTTCCAACAACTTTATTAGCTTTTGCCATTGCATCTTTTGCTATTGCTTTATTAGCAAAATATTCAGCATTTTTTGAAGCTTCTGCTCCTTTTTTAGCAAAACCTTTAGCAGCATTTTTTAATCCATAAGCTTTTTCTGCTGATCTTCTAGCTAAAGCAGTCCCAGCAACAGCTCCAGTTAAAGCACCAGCTCCAACAGCTTTTTTATCACCTTCAGCTTCTTGGAATCTATATAAATGACCTCTTAATCTTTTAAGGGTTTCAGAAGTTTCTTCTGTAGCTTCTGCAGCATCTTCAGCTGTCCCATCATTTTCTGGTGCATCTACTTCTTCAAAAATATGTTGACCTTGAGAAAGCATATCTAACTTATTCAAAAGTCTAAGACCTACTGATTCATTTTTCATTTGTTAATCTCCTTTTTATTCTTAAATACTTGATTTATTCTTCTTATTGCTAAATCTCCAGAATTTTTTATTTTAGCTTTTTGTGTATTAGTATATTTACTAGATTTTTGAACTCTACTTACAGCTCTTTTAATAGAACCTATAGTAGTTCCTGCTCCTTTTTCTTTAGCCTTTTTCAATAATAAACTAATACCAACTCCTCCTACAAGTAAAGCAGCAGAAATTGTAGTTCTATTATTTACTTTAGGAGAGAGTAAAAAATTCTTTGCTCTATTTCTAAAAGTGTCTAGTTGATATATCCCCTTATTATCCTTAAAAGTATTTAAAGTAGAGGTTTTTTCCTCTAATCTACTCAAATGTTGATTTAGTCTTTCTGTTAATGATTCATTTTTATTAAGAGCTTTATGAATTGCAGCAGTTCCTAAACCAATACCAGCTCCAATAGCAGCTCCTTTAAGTCCAGTTTTTAAACCTCTTTTAGCAGCTTCTCTAGATAAACCAACTACTTGTTTTCCACCTTTTTTAACAGAATTTCTAAGAAGTCTTTGGTCTTTAAGAGTTTGTTTCATTTTGCCTACTAATTTATTTACTTTCTTTTGTTTATTTGGACTTAGACCAGTATTGTAAATATGTTTTATTTCTGAAGCTAAACCTTGCATTTCTTTTTTAGAATTATTTAAGTTCTTTACATTTTGTTGAAACTTTTGTTGTTTAGTAACAAAATTAGCTTTTTTCTTAAATTTGTCTGAACCAATTTTACTACCAACAACCCCACCAGCTATAGCTCCAGTAGTAACTTCTTTTTTAGCTTCTCCAAGAGATCTTCTATATAAATTATTTTGATCACTAACGGAATCAAAATAACTAAACAGTCTTAGTCTCTTTTTCATCTCTTTTATTTCTTGTTCTTTATCTAATACTGCTTGTTTAGCCAATATAGTTTGAGAAGTATTTTGAAGATTTGTCCTAGTTAATTGTACTCTTAAAGTTTCTAATTCAACTTGTGCAGCATATAGATTAGCTATTAATTGATTAGCATCTTCACAATCACTCATTTTATCTGGAGAAATAATAGCAAACTCAAGGGCTTCATCAAAATAGAAATTTTTACCTTTTCTTTTAACATGATATTTTGCTACCACTTTTTTAATTACTCCATCTATTTCTTTAAGAAGAACATCTATTACAGAATCTACTAATTTTGGATTTTCTATAATCATATATTTTTGATTTAGTAAATATTCTATAGCAGCTTTACCAGGTGCTTCGGTACTATCTTCTTCAATTAAATTAGCTTCTTTCCACAATGCTAAAGACAACATTACTAAATCTTGTCTAGGAATATCTACTGATTGTTTATATCTTATTTTATTTAGAATGTCATCTAATATCATTATACTTTCCAATCTTGATAAGCAGCTTTACCAGCTTTCTTAGCTCCATTTACTGCTTTCTTAACTCCTTTATAAGCTCCATAACCAGCTAAACCAGTACCTGCAATTGCTGCTGTTCTTACTGGGTGTTTTTTAATTGCTCCTCCTACTGTTTTAGCTGTATCACCAATATTTTTACCAAATGTTTTTAAACCATTTACTGCTGATTTACCTATTCCAGCTAAATTAGCTTCATTAGTTGTTCTAACATTATTTGTAACTCTTTCAAGTTTTTCTACTAATGATTCATTTTTAGTAGCTTTTTTAGCTATATTATTTTTACCAAATATTTTCTTAAAATCTTTTCCTTTGTATTTTTTAGCTATTACTGTTTTCTTTTCTTTAAAGGGAGTTAACGATTCATTCTTTTGTTTTTTAGCTAATTTAGCTTGATGAATCTTTTCAGCTTTACCTCTTACAGCTGACCCTACTAAAGCAGCCCCTATTACTTGTCCTTTAGTAGCAGGTTGTTTTAAATATTTTTTAGTTTTATTTATTGCTTTCTTACTCATTACTCTAGCATATCTTGCAGCTTTTTTAGCACCTTGTTTAATAGCTTCACCCTTGATAGATTCATCTATTGGGGTATTAGAAAATATTTCATTAAATTGCATTTTTGATCTCCTTATTTCTTTTTGTTTTTATCATACATTTTCTTAGCAGCTAATCCAGCAGCTCCTACTCCAGCTGTAATAGCAGCACCAGCTAATCCCCCTCTTAAAGAAGCTCGGTTTAAAACTTTCTTTAAAGCTTGTGAATGTCTAAGAGTTTTATTAACTGTATTTTTAGTAGCTCCTGTAGCTTTTTTAACCCCATCTGAAACAAATTTCTTAGTAGTTTCGGCAGTCTTATTTACTGTTGATGAAGCAGCTCCAGCAGTTTTTGCTGTATTAGTAGTTTGTTTTGCTTTTTTAGCATTTTCAATAGATTTAGCTAAATTAGGTTCTCCTTGTATGGTTTTAACTGGACCAGAACGAGGTTTAGAAGTAGAAATACCTTGTTTTTCTAATTGTCTTCTCAATCTCCTTCTTTCTTGTCTTCTTGCTTTTTGTTCAGGAGTTAAAACTCTTTTCTTTTTAGGGATTCCTTCTTCTTCATAAATACTTTTTAATCTATTTAAAGCTTCAATTAAGGATTCATTCTTTTTAGAAATTTCTTTTTTAGCTTTGTGTTTATCATATAAATGTTTTCCTCCAGCTATTAAAGCTCCCCCAACTAAACCTCTTGTTAAACCTAATGCTGCTCCACCAGCAGCACCAGCTCCAGTTGATAAAGCTCTAACCCCTTTAGTAGCAGCACCAGCTAATCCAGTGGCATAATTACCTTTGAGTCCACCAGTCAAAGCCTTTCCTACTGTATGTCCTACCCCAGCTCCTAAAGCTGTTCCTCCAGCTAAACCTATACCAGCTCCTTTAGCAGCTCCTTTTGCAACTTTTTTAACTCCAGATTCTTCTTTTTGTTCTTTTTCTAATATAGTCAAATAAGAAAATAATTTATTAGAAAGGGATTCATTTTTGTTTTTCATTGCAGCAGCTAGAGCAGCTACCTCTGCAGCAGTATATCTTGGTTCTTTCTTTTTATCCTTATGACTATATTTTTGAGCTATAGCTGCTCCTACTGGAGCTACAGCACCAGCTACAATTGCATTTCTTGCAGTATCAGCTGATTTAGCAACTGTATCTTTAGCATATTGTCCAGCTTTCTTTAGACCAGTTACTGTTTTAATACCTAGTTTTTTAGCTAATTTAGCATTCATTTCAAAAAGCTTACCAGAATAAGCTTCATCTTTCTTATTAACTACTTTTAATTTATCTGCCATATTAGAAGCCCACTGACTAAGTTTAGGATTTTTATTCTTATTCCAAACTTCTAAATTAGTAAGTCCTCTAATAATAGCTTCATAACCTTTTTTATCAATCAATTTTTGAAAATGTGATTGTGGTAATTGGTCTACTTCTTTACCAGCAGGTACTTCAAGTAAACCAGAATGTTTAACTTCTATATCAACTTCATTAAATCTCATTATTTATAACTCCTTAAAGCTTTTTGCATTGTTCTAGCTGGTATTTTATTAGTGTCAAAATCTTTTAAATCTAATCCAGCTATTTTATTGGCATAAGTATATCTTTGAGCATCTTTAAATCTTTTATTTAAAATCTTTTGCTTCTGTTCATCAGAATAATAGTCAGGGTCTAATGTTAGTTCTGTATTTTTTAGATTAACAAATTCTCTACCTGGTAAAGAATTTTTAGCACCTCTTTGCCATTTATTCACAGAAACTTCCTGAATTTTCTTAGTATATTTTTCAAGAGATTCAATTAGTTGTCTATTATTCATAAATATTACTCCAGAAAATATAAGTATTTATTGTAAATTTAACTTATTTATGAATTTTTCTCGGAGTCGGTCTATATTGATGATCTGCTACCCAGTCTTGATAACATTCTTCACAACAAAAGGAATACCATTCACCATCTATCTTTCTATTAATCCAACCTTCTTGTTTTCTTAGTTCAAGAGATTCATCAAAATCATAAATCCCACCACCAACTGTTTGACCACATTGATCACATTCAAATCCCCAATCTTTATCAAAATCAGACATTTATACCTTCTCTCTTTCTTATAAAATCAGCAAAACTTTCTGGTATTATTAAAAGATTAGAAAAAAGACTAGATATTACTAATCTTTTAACTATTACTTCAATATTATTTTCTTTTACTATCTTTATATTAGTATCTATTAAAATTGTATTAGGTAATCTAGAATCCAGAGTCAAGTGCATCTTCAAGGGAAGAGTAGTTGCCTTTAGTTCTATTTCTATTTGAGCTTGATCCATTTCCAAAACTGGACATGTTGGCAATCTTAATTTCTCCACTGGAGAATTCATCTGACTGGGTACCGGTGAAGGCTGCAAGTTGATCAAATCCGGCGTCATTGTAATCTGGGAGGTCCATATTTTGTCTTTTTGAATGTCCTTCAACAAGTTTTCTAGACTGTGCTGTGACAACTGGCTGATAGGTATTAACGTTATTATTGTTGTATTCTGCGTAAACTGTATCTTCTCCAATTCTTTCTGGATCAATAATATTAGGCTTTGATATTCTTGCTGGTTGTTTTGATTGTTGCTGTTGTTGTCCTGTAATAACGATGGGTATATTTTCTTCATCATTTCCTCCTTGTATATATGCATTTTCAGTAATAGATTTTTCAATCAATCTATAAGCAAATTCTTGAGAAGGGAGATCAAAAGTTTGAATTATAGCTTGTTGTCCTTCTAAAGCAATAATTTGTTTAACTTTAAAATATCTAGTATTATAGCCAGAAGCTATTTTAGAAACTATAAGAACTTTTGTATAACCACCATCAATATTACCTTCATATAAAGGGTATTCTCCTTTTTTGTTAAGAGTAAAAATTGCATTTATAAATGCAGGAATTGTTGACATTTTATTCTCCTTTCGGTATTCTCCATTTAAAACAATCAATAAATTTATTACAACATTGATTACAATCTTTTATGTTCATATCATCATATAAACAAATATCTTCTCCTTCTGAATTAAAACTATAATGATTACAATCATTACAACTTAATTCTTTATCTTTAAAAAATTCTTTAGTGCCTGTATTTAGAAATATCTGATAAGCAAATATATTATCTACAAACAATTTTTCATTAAAGAGTTGTTCACTTATTAAAACTTCATCATCTCCTAAACCAGAATTAACTAATTTTATTTGACCGTCTTTTATAGAGGGGTTTCTATATACTAAACAAGGTAATACCTTTAAAGGATGGTTTATATAAACAATTCCAGTGAGAGATGTATCTTCTACTCCTAATACTTTTTTTATTTTAATACCATTAACCTCATCTAAAGCTTTTAATATATTATCTAACTTTGCATTTTTTAGTAATTTAGTTAATTCTTTTCTTTCTGGAATTTTTATTAAATTGTTTTCTTTAGCTCTTAGTATAATTAAAGCATTAAGAATTGCAATAGCAATCAAACTTTCATCTGAATTATTTAACGGGTTAATTTTAATAAGTTTAGGCGAGTCATTACTTCTCTTTGCCATTCATTCTCCCTCCATATATTTATTTTATTATAATCATAATAATTAGCTTGTTTATAAGTTTTACATTTTTCTATATATAATTTAGTTTTTTCAATCTCTTTTATAGGAACTTTACAAGCTATTCTTTTTTGTGAATCTATATCAATTAGAATAACTAAGTCATATTCTTGTGATAGATCTTTAATTATTACTTCACATTCCCAATTTCTTACTCTATCTTGTAAAACACCTTCAATTAATTTATTAGTAGGTATTTTGGGATTTTTATAAGGGATTTTGTGAAATTCTAAAAATTCTATTGGTGCAACTATTTTTAGTTTTTCATTGGTTTCTCTATGTTTTAATACTAGTTTAACATTTTCCCTATTTATCTTCTTTGATAATACTCTAAACTTTTGATTAGAGTCTCCAGTCATTAATACTTTTAGTGATTCTATAGGGATTGGTGTGTTCTTTAAATCTAAAACATTTTCTCCAGTAGGGCAACCATTTTTTAGTTCATTATAACCTATTTTAAGTTCACTCTTTCTTTTCTTAGTCATTATTAATTCCTTCTAATCCTACTTTTTGTATTTTATTATTTTTTAATAATTTATCTACTATTTCATTTACTTTTTGTTCTTTACTATCTGTATTAGAAAAATGTAAATCAATATTCATTCCTACATCTAACATTAGATTTTGAATTTCACATTTTAATTGTAATTCTTCATTAGTAAGGTCTTTGTCTTCAAGAGTAGATATTCTATTTAATATTTCTTCAGGGATATCCATTTTTTCATTTAATATTTTCAATTTCTCTTTTACTTCATTATCAACATTTAAATGATTTTTTATTTCTTCTTGAACTACTTCATCTATCAAATGGTCTGGAATAATTACTAAATCACTAAGTTTACTATTACTATCTGGAGAAAATATTATTCTTGAATAAATATTTTTAAATATTTTACCTTGAGCAATTCCTATTTTAATAGCTTTTATTGTTAAAGGATGTGTTATTATTGTAACTTGTTCATCACTTTCTAAATTCATTCTTGACTCTACTGAAAATTCTATAGCTTTTAGAATTTCATCAGGTTCAAGACTAAAATTTTCTTCTAAAGTCATTTATTTCTCCTTATAATTTATATATGTATTTATGAATTTTTTATAGTTAACACAAAGAAAAACCCTTTAATATTATAGAGGGTTTTATTATTGCTGGAATTCTGAATTTTAGTGTAATGATAAATCAATCTTGTTTATATAGTTTATTTAAAGATTTAACTATTTTTGAATTAGGATCTATTAGTTTTTCTTTATCTATTTCATTTTTATCTATAGGTTTATTAGTAATAATTCCAGCCCCTTTGACTACATCAGTTTCTTTAAAATTCCAAGCAATTTCCATATATTTTCCTTCTAGATTCAATTTTTCTAATAGAGCCTTAATATATGTTAAATAATGACTAATTACTTGTTCTGGTACTCCTGAATTATACATTGTAGATTTTAACTTAGTCAAATAATCTTTATCATTTGGGTCTATTATTATTGAAGAATAACTAATAGGTCTATTACAAGCTATACAAGAATCTTCAGAGGGATGTTCTTTTGTATAAGTTATAAATCCATTTTCTTTACTGGAATCTCTTTTAGAACATCTATCATAATATTCACAAATAGAACAATCTTCTTCATTAAGATCACAATATACATTAGCAAAACTTTCATAAACTATATCTACTAAATCATTATGCATTCTCATAATAGATTTTAAATCTTCATCTATTTTCTGAAATTTATTTCCTGATTGATTTTTAAATTTTTGAATTAATTTTATAGTTTTACCAGAAGTATTTAACAAACCTGAAATTTGTTCAAAACATTTTCTATTATCTTTTTCTAATTCATCTATTTTATTTTGATATTTCTCAAATTTTTTATTACTATAATTTATTAAAAAATAGTTTATAATAAGATCTACAAATAAAATAGTTGCTATTATTAGTAAGCCATTAAAAATAGTCATTATAAATTAACTCCTTATATTTAATCATTATTATTTATATAAATATTATTAAATATATTAAAATCTAATTATTTAACTTATTACCAAATAAATCACTTAAATTTTTAGCATGTTCTTTATCTAATTTAAACATATCATCTACTATTTCGTAAGGTTCAAGATATGTTAAATCAGCAATAGTACCTATTTCTGGTAAATAATATTTACAATGTTGTGCAAGTTTTCTATCTTTTTCTATATTATAATCGGCACTGTATTGATCTTGTCTCGTTTCTTTAAATTGATTACAATATGTCTTAGAATAAAAACCATGTTGCATTTTTTGTCCATCTATATTTCTAACACAAGTAGCACATCTTATAAAGGGTTTATATATCCTAAGAGTTCTTTCTTGTACTGGAACTAATTGTTTTTCTTCCATAAAATTCCTTTATTCATTCAAATACATATTACCTTCTTGTAAATGTTGAGTTTGTTGTTGTTTCATTTTTTCTAATTCGGGTTTAATTTCTTCTTTAACAACTTCTTTTACAATTTCTCTAATGTTTAAATTATTTTGTTCATTTGACATTGTTTACCCTCCTTTAACCACGATTTCTGTACCTAAGACTTTTACTAACTTGTAATAAAGTATCTTCATTTATTAAATAAAATATAGTATCTGTTCCAGTTTTCACTGAATTCTGAATTACTTTTACATAAGGTTTACCTTGTCTATGTATTAAAGTAAAGCTTTTATATGTTTTAAATCTGGGATCAATTTGTCCATTATTAGTAAAAGTTTTTCCTACTATTAATGAAAGTGTTCCATAATTATCTCTTTTATAATCAGCTGTAATAGTATGTAAATCTATATATTTAGAAAGGAAAGATTTTACGGCTTCTCTAAATTCAGGTTTTATCTTTTTAAATGCTTTCTTTGGTAATCTTGCTCCTCCAGAAAGATTTTTCTCTTCAAATAATTCATCTCTTGTTTCACTAGAAATAAATCTTGGGTCAAACATTGCTTTAAATTCTAATTCTGATAATTCTTTATTCTTTTTCTCTCTTCTTGGTTTTTTAATGGGAATTCCTAATTCATCTCTTTCTATCGGTCTTCTTTTTAATGGTGCTCTTAATCCTAATTTCTTTCTAATAATATTTGTTTTTTCTATTTGTATATCAGAAAGCTTTTCAATGAATAAAGGATTTATTTTATAACCATTTGAAGATGACGCTGAATATTTTACAAATGCTTCATTTGTATTTTCATTGAATTCTATTCTTGATGCTACTAATGTCTTATTACCTATCTTTAAAAGATATCTCCATCTTTTCTGATTTTCTTTTGATTCAAATTCTTCTATTATACTTTGAATTCTAGATGGAAATTTATCTATCTTCATTTCTTTTCTCCTATTTGAATTATTTATAAGTATATATAGAAATGAAAAAAATGTTTTCTTTTTGTTAAAAAGATAAAGCTTTTTCGAGTGTCCTATATAGGATTTTTTTTAACTGGTATTTTTATGTTGATAAAATATTTTAGGAGGTGAATTATTATGGGTATAAAAACAAAATTGGAACCCCTTGGAGGATTTCGAAAAATTGCCGGTGGTGTAAAAGATTTTGCTTGCTCAGATTATACAACTTGGTATGTAACTAACGATGGTAAACTTTATGGTTGTGGATATAGTTACTATTATCAACAAGGTTCAGGAAGTTCAGCGAATGTTTTAACCTTTACCCAACGTGCAAGTAACGTAGCACAAATTATTGGCCAAGATATAACAACATGGTATCTAACTAACAACGGTGAATTATATGGTTGTGGAGGTAATAACTATGGCCAACAAGGTTCAGGAAATACATCAAGTGTTAGACATTTTACTCAAAGAGCAAGTAATGTAGCACAAGTTGCTTGTTCAAGTAGCGTTACATGGTATCTAACTAACGATGGTGAACTTTATGGTTGTGGATGGAATAATTACGGTCAACAAGGTTCAGGCGATACAACAGATGTTACAAGGTTTACTCAAAGAGCAAGTAATGTAAAAGATTTTGCTTGTTCAAATACAACAACATGGTACTTAACTAACGATGGTGAACTTTATGGTTGTGGATATAATCGCTATAGTCAGCAGGGTAATGGTGATACAACAGATATTTTAACCTTCACAAAGCGAAATTAAGGAGGAACTTCAAAATATTTTACCAAACTTCTTTGGAAGTAGATAATTATCTACTTCCTCTTTTTATTTAATATCTCTTACCCTTATAACTATCGTAGTATACTTCACAATGTTTTATTATATGTGAAGATTGGAGAGTTTTTTGTACATCAATAACTCTTTGATTAGGTGACCCCACCCATTGTAAATTAGGATCTCTTTCTTCTAAAATAAATCTTCCATCTACTAAAACATCAATTAAAGAAAGTAATTCTTTTCCTATAGGCCACTGTATTATTTCTTCTAAAGTAAAACCAGTATAAAGCCATATAGTTTTAATAGGAAATAAAATTTTAAGCTCCTTAATTAGCTCTAAAATTTCTCTTCTGTGGTATAAATATAGTGGATCACCCCCAGAAAAGGTAATACCACTAATATAATCTGGTTTTAAAGCTTCAATTAATTCTTGTTTAGCTTTTTCATCAAAGAGAATTCCAGAATTTCCATCCCAAGTTTGTGGATTTTGACAACCTTTACAATGATGACTACAACCAGAAACCCATAAAACTACTCTTAAACCATCCCCATTAAGCATATCACACTTAGTAATATCATGATAATTCATGAAATTCTCCCTATACTTTTTATTTACTATGTTTTTTAGCTCTAAATCTCTTTAATTTATCAATAAAAGCAGATAACTTATCTTTAGTTAAGTTCTGAACATCATCTATCATCTCAGCTATTTCTTTTCTGAAAATAAAATTAAGAATATTAAATGTAAAAAATGAACCTAAAGTATACATTATAATTTTTTCTACAATTTTAGCTCTTATTTCTCTTTCACAATGTTTTAGATATTCGATAAAAGCCCAACTTATTATTTTATTGTCTACTGCTTTCTTTATTTCTTTTTCAATTTTAGGATTCAATTTCTATGTCCCATTTCTTTTTCTCTATATGTTTTTGAAAACAATCCATTATATTAGCCATAGCAACAGCTTTACTGTGTCTAAAACCCTGTTCTTCACAAAGCCATCTAAATGTATCACTTGTAATCCACCTAAATTCATCAACACTTAATGAACTGTCTTGTTCAAACCACTTATTATATATCTCATATTTATATTCTAAAAGGAAATCATGTAAACCTGAAGCAAGAATTATTCTTCTATCATCTTTAGAACACATTGCAATAAGTTGAATAATTCCTATAATATCAGCATTGTTCCATCTATACCTTTTATAAACTCTACCAATTAATACTCTTTTAGTAGTTTTTATTCCAAATACAAACTCATTGTCAAATATTGAAGGAAATTCTTTTTTATCATCTGCTAAAGAGTATCTAGTTTTATAATTTAAAATATTTTTATAATCTTGTGGTTCTATAATTCTGTGTCTTGATATAGGTACTGGAGAAAAAGCAACTCCCACTACTGTTTCTCTTTTTGGTAATTTTTTATGTTTACGCCAAAACTCTTTTTCTAATCTAGCTAATTCACGTTCAACAAATATTTCATGTCTTTCAGCTTCTTCTGGAGCCATTTCATATTGTTGATATAAATAGTCTTTAACTAAAGATTTATCTGTTGGCATATTAAATTCTCCATTTAAAATTAATTTTGAAGGATTTATTAAATATATTATAGAAAAATGAAAAGCCGAATCTTTTCTTTTGTTTAGGTTTTTCACTATCTAATAAAAGAGATTTAGAATTTATTTTTTCTAAATCAGGTGTAGAATAATTAATTTTGTCTTGTTCTAGCATTGTTTATTATTTCTTTTTATTCTTAAAGTGATCATAAGCTTTCTTTGCTAAAACTCCTCCAGCTATAGCTCCTCCTAATGCTCCTGCTTTACCTAGTTTTTGTATACCTTTACCTATAGTAGGAGCCTGTTTTAAGATTTGGCCTTTAATAGAACTTTTAGCACTTAGTCCAACTGCTTTTTTGGCTATATCAGCAGTTCTATTTTTTGCTACAGTATTAGCTATTTTATTAGCACCTTGGAGTTTACCTATACCCCTCCCTATAGCTCTACCGGCTAAACCTCCAGTAACTGCTCCACCCCCTACTACAGCAACATTTTTCAATTTAGACTCTTCTTCAAAAATATTAACATGGTATTCTAAAGATTCAATCAAAGTTCTATTATCCATTATTTCTCCTATTTAAAAAATATTTGTAGTATTATATGTTGAGCAACAGCAACTATTATACCAGAACTAATACCAGCTATAGCTACTACCCAACCCCAATTATTCTCAATCTTTGTTAATCTGGTATCAAATTTATGTTCTTCTTCTTTAGTCAAATCTTCAAAATTTCTTTGTTTTTCAGCAATTCTATCTACATCTGGCTCAAGTTTTTTCACAATAATGTCTACTTTTTGTATTAAACTTTGTACTTGAGCATCTCTTTCTTCAACTTTTTTCAATCTATAAGAAAAATCATCTACTTTAGAGTCCATTACTCGTAAGCCAGTATTCATTTCTGCTAGAGAAGAAGTAATACCGTCTATTTTTTCTGTTAGTCTATTTATTGAATACTCTAACATATTATGATCTATTCTGCACTCACTATCTTGTTCTGACATTTATTTCCCTTAACCTTTAAAATATTTTATAAATAAATTTAATATTCTAGGATATCTAAATTGTAATATTTCTTCAGATAAGAAGCTAAAATATGTCTATGACAGAATTCTGAACTTTTTTCATAACATAGTAAAATCACATCATTATATTTTACTAAATGCTGAAATTCTTTTACAAATTTTTCTAAGAGTCCATTATATCTAAGCTCATCAAGCTCTTCTAAATATTTCTCAGTAAACCATTTTCTTATTTTAGGGCATTTGATTCTTACATTATTGTATCTGGTAAGTAATTCCTCTGAGGGTGCTAATTCCCTATACCAACTATAATATAAATCTGTATCTAGTCTAGTTAGTCCTCTACAAATAGGAATTAATAAAGGTCTATCACTAGAAGGTTGTTGCCATTTCTTTACTTGTTTGTGTCTAAAATAACTAGTATATATTTTATACATTATTTTAATTTCTCATCCATTAAATATTGTTCCACCGTTTTATGGACTTCTTTATTTAGTCTTTTACATATAGCTGAATATTGTGAATCAGTTATTAAAAACTTTAATTGATTTATAGCATCAAAACATTTATCAAAATATTTAGATTTTTCTTCTGGTAAATAATAACCTTCTTCTTTTACTTGTTTTGATATGGACTCATGAAGAAATCCAAAATATAAATTTAAAGTCCCTTTTGATCTTGGCATACTATTTCTCCTTCTCTAAATTGTGGTTTATGTTGTGTTATTTTTCTTAATATATCCATAGGATCTTGACTTACTACATAATTTTTCTTCTCAAAATAATAATCAATAAGCTGTTTACCTAAATTAAATATTTCATTTGGAGTGCAATCTATTATTCTCTTATTTCTATTCATTATTCAATCCTTTTATCAAATGTTCTAATCTTGCTGGTATATTTTCTGGTTGACCTAATTCAGAATTACCATCTATTTGTGAAAGAATGAATAAAGCTCTATCAGCTCTACTTAATATAGAATATTCATTACCTTTAAAATATTCATTATAAAAAGTTTTTCCATCTGAGAGTTCTTTAATAGCATATCTAACTATATTTTTTACTCTCATAATATAATCAATACCCATTTTAGTTTTCATATACTTTTAGTGCCTCCTTTGCATCTTGAATTTGTTGCAATTTTTTATTTCTTTTATTTATTTCTTTTATAGCTTCTTTTCTAGTGAGGAAAACATCAGTTTGATTATAACCATTACAACCGAAAAAATAATGTATTTCTTTTTCTCTAATATTTATCTGAGTAATTTCCTTAGGCATTTCATAAGTAAGTAACCATTCATCAGGTGTCTTAACATGATGGAAGCCCCAACCAGAACAAGCTGGACAAGTATAACTTTTCCCATCTAAAATTATTTCACCTTTACCATTACAAGCTTTACATTTTTCTTTTAAATCTCTTCTCCCTAAATGAATAGCATAAGCTTTTGTACCTGGTACAAATATATAATTCTCTGGACTATTACCCTTGTTCATTAAAACTAGCTCCTTTCAACCATTCTACTAATTTTTCTGGTTTAGTTACTCTTCCTACAATATTATATTTACCTTCTCCTGATTCAATTAATAAATAAGGATATTTATTTTGATTATGAGTAGATAATGCTAACTTTTTACCAGAACTGTTAACAAATTCTACAAAACATTTTTTATACATCTCTAAATTTTTATACTTATTCATCTTTCTTCTTTCTTAACTCCTCTTTATAGTCTTCTATAGCTTTTAATGTAGGCATAGCATTTTGAACAAAATAACAAGTTAATACAGCATCACTTACTTTTGAAGAAAACTTCCATCTTTTATCAAAAGCTCTACACCCTACTATAATTAATAACAACTGTATAGCTACTCCTAATACTTGAATAGGGATTATACAAAATTGTGAAAATGGTTTAAATACTATGTCCACTATAGTTAATAGTACAACAAATATACCTATAACCCAAATAAAAATTCCTATTTTATCTGTTAATCGTCTTAATTTCATTTAACAAACCTTTCTATACTTTTCTTCTATCCCTTCTTTTGTACTTACAAATATTTTAGGATTTTGTAATCCTATTTTTACTATATAACTTGCTGGAAAAGCTTTTAAAGTTCCTCCTTTGTTACAAATAAAGCAAACATTGTGAGGTCCAATCTTAGAAAAATAACATTGTCTATCTAACCAATGTGATAAAAATAAATCTTGCATAAAATTGTCATCTTTATTATCTTTATTATATTGACAAACACTTATATAAGTATCATCTTCTAATACTTCTACTAATTTGTAAGGTACAGATAAATCTATTAAGGAAAATTTATTATCTTTTTTCTTATAAGTATCAACTTTTAGTCCTAATTCATGTAATCTATTCATTACTTTATATGGGTTTTCTACTTCCCATAGTGTTTCTGGATCAAACCAACCATTTGTAGTAGTAATCACTTTTTTAATAAAATCATCAATCTCTTCTATACTTTTTAATGTTGTAGATTTTTCTAGTATTTGTAATCTTTTTCTAAGCATTACTGTTTTCTTTCTTAATATTCTCTAACATTTCTCTAGCCCTAATAGCTTTTTTATAGTGATCACATCTATCATATTCACAAGGCCATATACAATAACTATGAGTAACATCACAATAATTATTAGGTATAGGAGGTCCTGGTAACATAATATTATAATTTCTAAAAGGACATATATTATCTTTAGTCATATATAGTTTCCTATTTATTATTTTTAACTATTAAAATTATAGGCACAAATAAGAGAAACAATTATTTAAACTGTTTCTCTTATATTAATAGAAAGAAAAGTAGAGGATGAGACTAAGCTACATTGACAGTAACATCAGATTGAACAGAAGGATTGTAGGTTTTACCAGCAGCTTGAGCTTGTTCAGCTATATATTCATGATTATAAACTGTAATATTTTCAAATCCTTGATCACTAGTAGTAACATTTGCTGCATTAGCTACATTGAATGTAACTACTTGAGCTTCTTTAGTATCTACTTCATAAATACCAATTGCTGATCTAAAGTTGCTTGTAACCGTTGCATTATCTTTAATATTGAAAATACATTCAGTACCATCTACATCAGTATATGTACCAGCCATTATTGCTATTGTATCACCTAACCATACACAGCCTGATGTATTGAAATTACTTCCAATATTATCATAATCAGCTTCTGTAATGGTTGTAGGTAGTATTTGAGCATTTTCACTAATATTAAATTTGCCCATTCTAGCATTAATACCTTGTACTTTAGCATCGCCTTTAATATTTACTGTAGATTGTGAAGGGAGGTAAATTGCATAAGAACCATCACATAATAATTCCCCACCTTCTACATTAATTACAGTAGCTCCTTCAGTAGTATTATTTGTACTTATACAAGATCCATAAGCACATTTAATAGTACCAGATTTAAAATTAATTGAAGCATCATCCATTGCATAAATCCCATAAGCTTGATTATTTGTAGATTTACCATTTACTGTAATAGCATCAAGTGTAACATCTTCTATATTTACAATAGCATTTGCCCCTTTAACTTCTATCATTGCTCCAGAAGTACTTTTATTTGAAGTTTGTATAGTACCTTCTCCAGATAAGTTCAAAGTACCGCCATCTTCAACATAGAAACCAGTTTTAGTACAAGAGATTTTATTATCTATCTTTAGATTTACTTCTTTACCAGCTGGAATAACTATTCTATCATTAGCAGCAAGTGCTAATTCTTGTTTTATTTCTGCATATATTTTTGCTTCTTCTCCAGAAATTAAATTACTTAAATCTTCTAAAGATTCTACTTCCACATAGGGTGGTTCTGGTTCATCGGGTTTTACTTTACCTCCAGCATCTATCAGATCCTGTTTAGTTAAAGTAACTCCGATATCTTTAAGCGTTTTTTCTGGATCAAGAGCATCGATATTAGGCAGATTCAATGTATTATATCCTAGTATCATATCTCTTAACCTTCTTGATTATCTTCTACTACACCACCAGCTTCAACTATATCATCTTTAGTTAAAGTAACTCCAATATCTTTAAGCGTTTTTTCTGGATCAAGAGCTGCTGTTCCAGGTAAATCTAGAGTGTCGTATTCAAATACTGCCATAATATTTCTCCTTATTTTAAGTTATACAGTATAATTTAATATTGTAGAAAAGAAATCTCGTAAAATTATTATTATCTCTGAATAATAAAACTATTAAAACAAGCCATTGCACCAATATATTCAGCACTTATTGGTGTTCTTTTAGCTACATTTACTAATGCTGATAAAGCTACCATGTGAGATTTGATTATACAATCTTTATTTTTTCTACAAGTAATCTCACAATATCGTGCTCTACAAGCCCCTTCTGTAATATTTTTATCATAAGCTGGACAATTAATTATTTCAAAATCTGTACCATCTACATAATAATCTTGAACAATCATATTTACCTCATTAAAAAGTACTTATATTATTAATTGAATAATTAAATAAAACAAGTACTTTTAATTGTTCTAGAGCTAAACAAAAGTATTAGAATTCTTTTGGTACAAATTTTAACATTAAATGACCTTTTCTTAAATGACAATAAAGAAACCATCCTTCAGAAAAGGGTATGTCATATTCTAAAATAAGATCTGAACAATTATTATTACATATTATTTTATAATTTAATATAGAATTTTCCCATTGCCAAAAATCAAATTTATTTATTATACTATATGATAATACCCTCCAATTAGACTCGTTTATTAATTCTTTGTAATAAGGAGTTAGAATTTCTTCTAATTGTTTAAAAATTTCTGATTGAACATCTTCGCTATTAGTCATCAAAGAATTGGTCATCATCTTCTCCTTTTTCTACTCTAGTATTTATTGCATCTAGAATCTTATTAAATACTTTAAAAGGTATTTTACATACTTGACAAGGATTTTTGCGAAAATCACTTAAATACCTGTAACCTAATAAGAAATATTCACTAGTTGCATTATCATAATCTTTCTTAACTAAATCAAAATCAGAACATCTTATAGTAAACAATTCTTTCAATTGAGTATAAGCACAAAGTTTAATTATTGATAGTGGAGCATACCACCTATTTTCTACTGTTTGTTTATAAGTATTATAAACATCTACATCTATCATTTCACCTATATACTCTTTTTCGCATTGACATTCATTACAAGAAGAATTGCTCCAGTCACATTCTTTAACATCTTCCCAAGTAAGTTTACCTTCTTCTATTTTATTATGTTGTATATTATTTACTGATTCAACTCTATTATGAAATTCTTCTACATCTTGCATTGCTAATTCACAAGCTTTACTTAAAATATTAAATCCATGTGGTATATAGAATTTTTCGATAAACTCATGAGCTTCTCTAACAAATCTTTCGGCTTTATCATTACTATAAAGAATTTTTACTTGTTTTTCTGGTTCTAATTCATTGGTTGAATCAATTACAACATCATCAATATAGTATCTATTTTGAGTTTTCTTATGTATTACTTCCATTAAATGGTCCTCCTTTTTTATATTAAACATTCTAATTACCTTTCTCTATATTTTCATTTTCAATATAGTACTCACAACAGTCATTTTTATAGTCATACATATTAACTAAAAGTGTTACTCCAGAAGGTGCACAAATTGCTGATTCCCTTCTTAAACATTTATCTTTTCTAGGACAGATTATATTTCCTATATCTACACATCCTTGTGGCATCATAACTGACTTGTTCCTTCTACATTTCTTTTGATTCTATCATCAGTTCTTTTTCTTAACCAAAGTAAAGCTTCTTCAAGTTTTGTTATTGCCATGGCATTTTCTTTACATTCATAAGAACTTTCTTGAAAACTTTGAAGTCTATCTATTACTATTGCAATTAAATCTTCATTGTGACAACCATTTATACCACGTTCTTTAATAGGGCCTTCTTGAAATTTGATTTTAGCATAAATCCCTTTATCAGAAATAGTTGCTCCTTCACTGGGTGTTTGTCTTACTTCATAATAATGATTAGCATTATACATTTTAGCACCTATAGCAAATACTTCAGTATAATTACTTGTTCCAATTTCAACTTTTCTCATGTTTAATCTCCTTTCTTACATTAATTCATGATTCATAAAATCCATTTTAGGTGAATAAGGAATTATTTTTCTAAGAACAAATTCCCCAAAATCAAATAAAGTTTCACATAATTCTTGATTCTCTTTTATTTGTTCACTAGTCTGAAAATTCTCTTTAACCCAATCTCTTAAATAATTATTTACATCTTTATATAGATTACAAACTACCTCTTCTATATCTTTATTAGATCTATATCTTTGCATTTTATATTTATAAGAGCATTTTCTTTTACAATTTGTATAATTAATACCTAATTCTCTATGTTTACAATCATGACAATTGTCTTTTACCATATCTCTATAATCTCCTGATGGGTCTTTCTTAGTCTCTTTTTCTCTTTTCTTGGTAAATCTTTAGTTATCTCACCATAATCATTTAAAACTTGTTTTCTTACTGGTTCAACTTTTTCTTTATATAATAATTCTTCTTCAGCTTTTGAATGTGTAGAAACATCTATATACCCACAAGGTACATCCAATGTAGCAATAAGAATTTGCTTTAAACGCTCTTTAAATTTATTCATAGCTTGATTTTTAATAAAGCTTTTTGTTGGTTTATTATAATTTTTACCCCATTTAGTTCTCATCTATTTCACCTTCATTAAAGTCTAAGTGTAACTGTTTATCTTTTGATTCGAAAGATTCTTCTGTAGGTTCTTCATATTTTTCTTCTATAATAATACCTAATTCTTTAATTTTTTCTAAAATTTGTTGTGAAGTTTTTTGTGCAGTTTCAGTATCTATATTTAGATCATACATATTCATTCCTACTAAAAATTCTTTATCTGGACCTTTTGTATCTAATACTTCTGTTACTTTATATTTAGCTTTACTATATAAGGGTTGGTCTTCTTTTGAATAATCCACCATAGTAAATGTGGGTTTAGCTAGACTAGAACTTGCATAATAATCAAGTACTTTAGAAGCCCCTATAGCTAATGCTGCTAAAACCATCATCTTATGTTCTAGCATTTGATTTTCTACAATTAAATCAGCTATTTTCTCTTTATCAGATTTAGAATTTAATTCTTCTTGTGAAAATTCTTCAAGCATTTTATCTAGTGATTCTTCATTATTCATTATTTATTTTCTCCCATAAATTCTGTAGCAAATATAAATCCTTTATCTGATTTATGTGCATCCATTTCATATAAGTGGACACTAATGTTGAATTTAGCTTCAGGATTATTATCAGTTATAGTTTTAGCTATTTTTGCATAAAAATCTATTTGTAATCTCAAATGTGCTTCTGCATCTTCTTTTTTATAGAATACTCCCAGGAAGTGATGATCCATTTTTTCTAATTTAGTTCCATTAAAAATATAAGTAATTATATGTGGAGTAAACACTTTTATTGTTTCTGGTAATTCTAAAGATTTTTCTTTTTTACATTTCCAAGTTTTACTGCTTTTATCAAAAGAATAACCTAATTCCTTTAGTATTTTAGTTATAGTATTTTTATAAGCTGTAATATTTCTAGTAGTAAGTTCATCTGCTATAATTTGTGTACTAAAAGCTTCTTTTCTTTTCTCAATAATCTCTTTAATTAAACTTTTAATATTCTCATTACTCATCTAATATCCTAACCTTTCTAAATTTATACCATTATTATCTAGTATTTCTACTAAAGCATCTCTTACTTCATCTGTAGAAACATTATATTTATCTTCATTCTTTTCCCAATATTTTATTTTATTAAATATTTGTTGTAATGAAAATCCTAATATTTCAGCATTTTCCATTGCATAAAGTTTTGTTGATTCATGATTTTCATAAAATCTAGGTTCATTATCATCAAATTCAAAAGTTATTTTCATCTTAATTCCTTTTTATAGCTTCAATCATTATTTCTATAGAATTAAATATCTTATCTAATTCCAAATACGAACCAGAAAACTTGCATTCATAATTACAAATACTTACTAATTTGTTTTTATTTAAAGAATATTCTAATGAACAGTCTCGATCATTCAAATAAAGACTAATGGTTCCTTTTATTTCAAAATCTTTATTATATACATAAATTATTCTTGTATTATTGTTAATATCTACATAATAACAAATTAGTTGTCTACCATTTACTTCTTCTTCAATTTTTGTTCTTATTACTTTTTTGAACTGATTGTTGTTCATTTTCAAGTTTCTCCCTTAATTCTTTATTCTCTTTTTGCAATCTTTTTAATAAAAAACTAATTTCAAATTCTTCATTATCCATTGTTATTCATTCTCTAACCTTTCTTGTTCAGCTATTACTGCTGGAATAGTAATATCTAATCTATGCCAACAATCTTTTAATTTATCTTTAAATAAAATTTTTAATTCTCCCTCATCTGAAATTTCACAAGGGCAAAATTCTAGATTATTTGGTCCTGCTGCTAAATATAAATCTAGTTCATATCTTAATCTACCTAATTCAACTAGACCGAAATCATTAATATGATATTTTATAATATTTTTAACATATTGTTCTAGATTTATTGTTGGGTTCATTTTTTACTTCCTCTATTATTTCTCTAATAAATTTTTAAATTGATTATTGTTCATTTTCTAATAAAATCCCACTTAAATCAACTATCTCATTTATTAATTCTTTATGTGCTTTACATATATCTTTTCTAGCAAATAATCTAATTATAAAACTTTCTCCTAAATTATAATGTTTACAAGTAATTTTCTTTTTACATCTAGAACAGTAATCATCATTAGCTATTCCTGTTAAAATTTCCCCTATTTTATCTTTTAATTTATCTAATTTTAATTTTACCTTTTGATATACTTCTTCTTTAATATAAGTAGTTTTAGTAATTTGTGTAACTGGTCTTTTTGTCCATACTCTTTTTACTCTATTATAATAATAACCTATACTATTTAGACATTCAGTTAACCATCCAGAACTAATTTGTACTGATTCATAAAAATGTGTTCTTAATTGTTTAGCTGTAAATTCATTACAACCTATTTTTTCTAATTCTTTTACTGTTTCTTCTACTATATCTTTTGCATCTTTTACAAATTTATGCATCAATTACCTCCCTATAAGTTTGTTCAAATATATCTGGTTTACAAGAAAAATTCATTTTTAACACCTTTGATAATGTAGTCACTACAATCACTATACTTTTTATAATGTTTGCATAACTCCACAATCTGTTTTATAACATAGTCAGTACAATCTTGACATTCGTCAATAATACATTCACTGTATGTAGGATAATTCTTTATTATGTATTTACCCATTAAAAGAATAATCCTCTATCACCTTTGACTTCATTATATATTCTAAGTTTGTCTGCTGTATCAATGCTACCTCCCTTATAATATTTCTGACTATATTCTTTTTCTTTTTCATAATATAGTCTTCTTTCATTTTTAGTCAATTTATTCCATGACCAATTTTTGTTATAACTTCTCATTCTAAATTCTCCTTTATCTGTTGTTCTATTTGTTCTTTTGCATTTCTTCTATAAAATTTTGAAGAACTTTCTTTTATTTCTGTCCTTCGTTGATTATTAGAACTTTTTGATTTAGGACTATTCCCGCCTTTCTTATATTCCTGATATGCCATGTATAGTCTCCTTCTATAGGTTCTATCATTTTAAATTTTTGCTAAGTTTACTATTTCTTCTATTAAATTTTTATGACCTATACAAATTTTACAAGGTGAAAATCTTGACCCAGTATAATATTTACAAAGGGTTTTCTTCTTACATTTACTACAGTAATCTTTATTTAGTAAACTTGAAATAATAGAACCTATTTTATCTTTATATCCTTTTACTATATTCTCATGAGCTTGAATTGTAATACTGTCTATAATAATTGGTTTTTTATACCAATATTTACTTGACCTATTATAAGCATATCCCAATTTTTTTAAACATTCTGATATCCAACCATTACTACAATATCCCCACTTTTGTAATATTTTCTCTTTTATGGGTTTTACTGTAAAATTAGGAGGTAGATCTTTAACAATTTCTGCAATATCTTCTTTAATGTGATACATCTTTTCTCTCTTTTTCTTTATTTTCATAATTATAACAATAATAGTTGTCATCTAATAAAATACATCTTTGGAATTTATTATCTTTGTTACAAGTTTTATTAAGATTTTCATTCCAATTAAAATTACAACATTTATATATATTATCTATTCTGGGCATTATTTATCTCCCTATTTATAATTAATTATATTTTTAGAATTTTTATCTATTTCATACATGCAATCAATTCTTTCAGCTATTATTTCGGCTATATCTTCTAGAATTTGTTTATAAGGTTCAACTGCTTCACTAAACCATTCATTCCTATAATTTTCAATTACTTTATCTGATATATTAAGTATTATTTTCATTTTCTTTTCCTTTTAATAAATAATTTTCTTTTATGAAAAATAGAATCTAGCCAAATTCCTCTTTGTAAAAGTTCTACTTCTATTCTCATACAAAACCTTTGCCACCAATTCATATATTCAAAACAAGCATGACAAACACAATGTCCTCTTGCACATTCATATTCATGTGTATTTTCACAATATACACCAGTAAAATAAAAACAGTCTTCTCTTTTATACTTTTTCATTAGTAGCCTCTAAACACATAACTGGTTCTCCCTCAAATTCTTTGTCAAACATTTTTTCTGGTAAAAGTCTTACACAAGGAGAGTGCCGAAGTGCTTGAATTATACTCTTGTGCAATAAAAGAGGTAATGGGAGATTTGATTCTACATAATCATTTACTGTAGTATAAAATTTAGGAACTAAAAGAGGTGTCCTAAATACAATAGTGTTTGAATTCTGTTTGGCAAATATAATATTCATTGTCTTGTCCTTAATAGGTTTTATCTACCTATACATATTCATAATCTTTATATTTTATACCTTCTGCATATTTTCTACAGCAGTTATTCTACAGCAATTATTCTATTCTCTAAAGATTCTACTCTTTGAAATAATTCTTTTTGATTAGCCCATATTAATTTTGTTATAGCTAATAAAGTATAATCTTTATCTGAATATGGTTGATTATCAATATTTACTTCTAAGTTATGTATTTGTGGATCTAAATTATTCATTACCTTCTCCTTATCTTTCTATAGTATCTTTATATGTTTCTGAATCTGGTTTATAAATATTCAAAAATTGGGTAAGATTAGTCACTATTACTGGACCATTATCACCTCTAAATAAATTTCTAGCTTTTTTCTTTAATTTTCTGGAAAGTTTATTTTGTTCTGGTTTAAGAAAACTTTTATAATACTCTTGTTTTTTCACTATCCTCTCCTTCTATAGGTTCTACCATTTTAAGTTTTTGTAATAATTGTAAAATCTCTTCATCTTTTATTTCACAAGCTCTTTCAGCAATTCTAGTAATTACACTATATAGTAATTGACCTCCTATTGTGAAATACAAAGCACCTGGTTCACCTGAATCTTGTATAATCTGATTACTTACTTCAATAAATCTTGCTAGATCCATCTTTTGTTCTATTCTAAAACTTTTATGAGTTTCAGTACTACCTGGCATTTCAACTGGTTTTTCTTCAATAAAGGATGAGCATTTCTCTATTGAAATTCTTTTATATCTTTCTTCAGCTCTATAAATACAATCTTGTAAATAGTCATTTATTGCTTCTTGATCTCTAGGTTCAAAGAAAACTCCTACTAAATCGGATTGATCTAATTTAGTACATTCTTCATCAGCATCTAACCATTTAAGTACTGGATACTGTTGTTGCCATTTATACCAAGTTTTACAAACTTGTTCCCAAGAAGCCCTTTTATTTTTATCATTTTTGTATAATGCTACATACATTCTATTCATACTTCTTACAAATTGTGCAGCATTATCTGAACTGTATTCATCTTTGTGTTCTTCTGCATATTTAACTATATCATCATACTGTTTAACCCAATTTTCTATAGCATTTAAGTGTGTAGATTTTAATTCAAAAGGAAGGTTGTTAAACCTAACATTCATTGAAGCACTTATACCAGGAATTCCACAAAAACTAGCATCATCACTATTTGGGTCATATACTAATCTGCATACATCATATTCACCAACTTCATCTTTATTTTCAAATAATAAATCTTCATGATCATGAAATAAGTCTATCTTGTGATAAAAGATCTTCCCTTTTCGATTTATAAGAAAAGTGATTTCTTGTTTATAATTATTCAGTTTTTCTAAGTTTATTGTCATATAAATAAATATTCTTCTTTATTATAATTCTAAAGAAAATTCCCAATCTGTTTAAATAGATTGGGAAATGAATAGTATTACGGAGTTTAAAAATCTAGAAAGAAGGTAGGAAGTGATTCCTACCTAGAAAAGAAAGGAATGGTTAGACATTATCACCAAAATTTTCTTTTATATAATTTAATAAATTTTTTAATTTTAATTCTATTTTAGCTTTATATTCTATTTGAATTAAAGAATTATTAGCCATTTTATTAGCTATTTTGTTTCTCCCATTATACCAATTATCTATTATTTCTTTTATTTCATTTATTATTTGCATATTATTCTCCTATTAAAAATTTATTTGGATCTATCCCTATATCATCTAATTCTTCTTTTAAACTTTCTATGAATCTCTTAGGGGGTTTATCTTTATATTGAACTAAGTCTAGTATGGTATTTTTCATTTGGCATTTTGTTTTGAAATCTTCTGGAATATTACATATAGAACATTGTGCCCCAATACAATAACAAAAAGTAGCTTGTTTAGTCCACCTTCCTGGAAAATCTTCTTTATTTAATGGTTTTTTCATATTTATTAATATATTTTTTGATATATTTTCTCAAAAGAAAACCCCCAAAGGGGTGATGGATAGAATTAGTATTATATTTATAGAGTTTACATTTATATAAATATCTATTAAATAGAATATTCCTAATGCCAACCCTTATTAGATTTCAAATTAGTAATATAATTAAATTGAACTCTATAAATATTTTCTTTTACAAGAGATTTACTTATTGGGTAGTTTGGTTGAAAGAATTCTATTTTAATTATTACTATTATTAATTCTTTTAATTTTACTATATTCTCTTCTTGTGATCCACTCATTGTAGATACCTTAGTATCTATATCTATATTTTGAATGCATGGAATTTGATAATTTATATTAAATCTTATTCTATCCTTATATTCTTCTAAGGAGGTTCTTATTTTGTTTTCCTGTTCTTCTATAGTTTGTTCTTCTGATATATTATTATTTATAATGAATTGTAAATACTCAGCAATATCACTTTCTATAGATTTATAATATTCTTTAAATATTTTACCAAAATCAATTTTCTCTTGTTTATACTTAAACTTATCTAAATATATCTCTTCTCTTATTATAAAATTCTCTTTTTTCATTTATTATTTACCTTTCTTATAAAGAAATAACTGTGTGTATATTCAGTTTTATCTCCTTTAAATATTAAGTTCAATTTTATTTGTATCATTATTTGTTTCATTGAAGCTATTCTACTTATACTTATATTAGTACTGAATTCTTCTATTAGAGTTCTTAACCAAATTAAGTATTTATTTATAAAAACATTTACTTGTGATTCAATCCAGAATTTTTCTTCCCCTTTACATTCTGGCTTATCTATTACTACTTGTACTACTTTAGCTAAATAAACTTCCATACCAAACACAATAGATTGTGCTAAATAAAAATAACTAAAAGCATTTATTGGTTCAAATCTAGGAATTTCTTCTAAATTATAGTCTTTATCTAAATATATTTGTCTTATTTTATTAGTAAGTTGCATTATTATCCCTCTTTTATTCATTATAGCCAAAATAAATCTCTTCTGAATTTTATAAAGGTGGAGAGCTATTCAGAAGAGAGTCTAATAAAACATTGCATGAATATTATCAAATTATTTAATAAGTAAAATCTTTTCTGTTACCCCCTCTATTCTAACAGCAATTAGATCATATACCTTTTGTGTTATAATAGGAATAGCTTTTTTAATTTTATTTTTAAGAAATGTTTTTATAATAAAATTGATTTTTACTTCTTCCCATTTAAAAATAAAATAGTCAGTAATTTCTTGATTTAAATGAGCCATCTTTTCTGGTCCTTTTAAATTTTTATAGTCTTTTTCATATTTTGCTATACCAAACTTAATTTGGTCTACTAATGTTAATGCAAATTCTATTAATTTCATAATATCCCTCCTTATTACTTATAATTCTCTTATTGGTAATATTTCTACTAATTTATTATATTCTTTTTCAGCATTTATTATTATTACATTAGAGGTCATAGAACCTGATACTCCTAAAGACAAGTTCATTTGTTTAGTTACTTCATCATAAAAAATATCTACTATACTATCTAACTTTATTATATGATCTCTTATCTTTATATAAGCTGTTTTTATAAAAGCATTTTCCATTAATTTTATCCTTTTAGTATTATAAATAAAATTAAAATAATTATAATAACTGATAAGATAGGTCCTAACTCTTCCATTTACTTTTCTGCTTTCTTTAAACCTTCTGCTAATAGTTGTTGTAATTCTTTATCTGGTAAATTATCTTCTGTTAATTTTATTATTTGTTTAAGAACTTTATTTGAAGGATTTTCTTTTAATAATGCATTTACAATAAATAGTTTAAGTGTTTGATGTATTGCTATAGTTTCCCACTGACTTCTAGTAAAATCTGGTACATACTTATTGTATTTTCTATAAAACTCTATTATTTGTAAAGCTTCTATATCTTTTAAATTACTCATTATCTTAATTTTTCGAATCTTGTATTAGCTTCGGCCATTATGTTTTTCATTATAGGATTAGTAAATGCTACTTTAGCTACTCTCTTATAATGAGGGAATAATATTTTTGCACATTCTGGACAATATGCATAATTAATATCCCTTCCTCCTGAAGATTTTATTACATCTGCTTCTTTTACTTCTTTACCACATCTATCACAAACATAAATATTTTCACAACCTCTTACTATTAAAGTAACATTATGTGGTTCTTTTTTAGTATTTATCATTTGTTGTCTCCCTATAAATTGATTACATAATAATTTATTCATATTTAAAGAAATTCTTTGTTTAATTCTGAATTTTGGAGACACCCAAAATTATGAGATCTCGAGAAAGAATCTCAGAACAAATTTTTATCTTCTCACATAAAAATTCAGAATAATTAATTCTGAATTTTTGGAAGTCTCCAAAAATTATGGAACTTTTTTAATTAATCTCTAGCTTTCCCACTCGAAAAGAAAACCCTATTAATTTTAATAGGGTTTATTGTATACTATTTAGAATTAAGAAGAGAGAGTTATAGTAATATAACTAATCTTCCTCTCTATTTAATTCTTTTACATATTGATTATATACTTCATTAATTGCAAAATAGAAAGTAGGTGGAGTAATTATAAGCCAATATATAATCAATTGTTTTATTATTTTAATAGTAAAGATTCCATAATTATTATAAAACCAGAATAAATTCTTATATACTATTATAACTATTCCAAATACCATTAAAATAGTAAAAAGAAAATAGCCAAAAGTATCTTGAACATCATATCCTTTAGTACATACTGGTAAGAATTCCCATAAAGTAGTTATTTTATGTAATTTCATTAGCTTCTCCTTTTACTGAATTTATTAAAGGTTTCATTTGATCTATAGCTTTAGTAATTTTATCAAGTGTTTCTTTGGGATTTTTAAAAATCATATCTATGTAATTTGTAGTTTCTATTTCTGTAATAATATTATTCTTAGTATCTATTTTAGCTTTAATAGGTATTTCTACCAACATAGGAATATGTATAGATAGATATAGATTAACTACTTTTTCTAAAAACTGTATTGTATATGTTACCTTATTATCTTCTGTTATTTCAGCTTTAGTTACAAATCCTTCTACTTTATCAAAGTCAATATCTGTAATATTGTCTCCAGTATATCCTAGTGTTACAAATAATGTTCTATTATCTATTAAGGGTTGCTGTTGTTTTAATACATCTTCTATTAGTTCTCTTGTATATATAAAACCTTTACTTGAAGGTTGCCCTATAGTTATAAAAGACTTTATTTGTCTTTCTATAAACTTAATTTGTTGTTTCATATTAATTATCCTCTCTTTTAATATTTAATTCATATATATCATGTATTAGTATATCTATTAAACTATCTACATTATCATTAGGATAGTTTTGCCCCAGAATAATTGCTGGTTTTACAATTATTCTAAATAAGTTTTCATCTAGTTGCTGTCTCACTATTAACCACCCTTTCTTAATAAATATACTCTTGCTTGTTGTTTGTTACCTAATTGGATTGCCATTCTATGACTATTAAGGAATATATCTATTCTTTTACCTTCTATAGCTGATCCAGTATCTTCTGCTATATAATATCCCCAGCCTTCTATAAATACTAAACTACCTTTTGGAATTAATTTTGGATCTACTGCTATTGTTCTTCCCTCTTTTGGAATAGTTCTTGTTGCTGTTCTTAATGCATTAGCATTACTTGCTCCTAATTCATGTGGTGTATAAAATGTTAATCTGAATACTCCTAAATAATTTGCTGGAAATAGATGTTTTGCTAATATTTGTTTTTCTGGTATTATTTCGTTTCTATCTTCTTTAGATTGTTTATACAGATCACCTGTATATTGTTCAATAATTTTAATAGTAGAATTCATTTTATTTAGTTTTTTACTTATAAACACTTTATATACAAGCATATCAGCTAATAAAACTAATATAAAGAATGATATTATACCTTTTAAAGTAATACCAATTGTACTTTTATAATTCATTTATATCTCCTTCTTAATTTCTACTTATTTAATTAACCTATTATAATAAATAAACCAAAATAAAACCTTGTAAATTTTGTTGTTAGGAAGTGGATTTACAAGGTTTTGTTATATAAGATTGAGAAGTTTATATAACTTGAAAGTATGAAAAGATTATTAATTAATATCTTCCTGAGAATGGTTTTCTATATTTTCTGTTAATACATACCCAGAATTTATATCTTCTTGTCTTCGCTTGTTTTCGATCCACTTGTTCATATAGAGGTCGAATAAACTTTTATTGGTTTCTTTAAATGCAAACTTTGCATATATCACCATATCATATAGTGCTAATGAATAATACTCTATTATATTGGGACTAGTAAAATTGTAATTAGCTAAATCATAATCTTTCCAAGCTTTCCATGGAAGTTTATCTATATAATTCATTAAGTTCTCTATTGCTGAAGTAATATACTTTACATCTAACCATTGTTCTATTGGTGTATTAGCAAATGTCTTTATATATTCTTCTATCTTATTTACTACTGCCATTATATCTAAGCCAGTATATATACCTACATTAAACATAAAGAAGAACATATCTATTAACTCATATCTTGCGTCTATTGTATTTAGGTTATTATCTTGTGGTTGTTCTGTAAGTTTTTGTAATTCTACTTTTAACTCTTGGAATTCTATTTGCATACAAAATAAGTGATAAATAGCTAATTGTACATTTGGTTGAATTACATCTGTCACTATATTAGGGAAAGTTTCTGTTTTACCTTTATCTGCTAAGAATTGTTGTAATTCTTTTTGTTTATTATACATTTCCAGTAAGTAATATTTTTCAGGTAGATCAAATTCTTGAAAACTATATTTATAGTCTTGATTTTTATTTTGATCTACATTATTCTCAGTGAATAACATATTTAATGCTTCATTCTTTTCTTCTGCTGACATTATTTATCCTCCTTATTATAGTACTTATCTATTATTGCCAATACAGTTTTTAAATCTTGTTGTGCTTCATCATCTGCATACATTATTAAATTGTCTAACCAGCTTTCTACTATCTTCTTACTACAAAAGCATTCTAACATTGAAACATTTGCTGGAGTTGATGGATTAATAAATACATTCATAAAATCATCATAAGCTTTTTGCTTAGCTTCATTAGTTTTTGCTTGTTCTATTTCTCTCAACTTGCTGTCTTGATTAAATAGAAATATTCTGGCTGATAATGCTTTGTCTATACGCTTATGTATTTTATCGTGTTGAACCATTAAATAACCTAAGTCCTTTTCTATAGTACTTATACTATGATCTATTCTTTCTCTATGAATAGACTTAACTAAATCAAACCGATTATTGTCTATCTTAACATAATCTTGTTCCATATTATTCTCCCTTCTTATTTATAAGTATTTTAGTTATTATGTGGCTGCTCTATTTGTTCTAACTGTTTTTCCAGCTTTGATGCTTCCTCTAAATGTTGTAATAATTCCTTTGTCAACAATTCCCTAAATTGTTTTTTAATAAATCTTGTCGTGTCATTTATTTCCATTAAACACATTAAAATTAAGCTTGTAAATATTGCTATGTATATCAAAATAAACATTATTATTATCATTAATACTTCCATGTGATTCTCCTCTATTAAGTATATTCACTCGAAGGAAACTCTATTTTCTCTTTTAAGAACCTTTATTATTTTTATTGAGTGTTTATATAAATTAATATATTTATACACCTAAATGGCTATGCCTTGTTTTTCTCCATTAATAATTTGATTGTATTTTGTAATTGATTTTTATTATTTTTGTATTTCCTAAAATAATACCCAGTATAAATATTGTTATTATATACTGGGTAAAAGTGTTTAACTTTATCGAGGGCTGTTAAACTTATCTTTTCTATTATAATATTTCCAGTTATTCTATAATTCATTTGTCTATTTCTAGTTTATTTAAAATAATTTGAATATGATTTATATCTTCTATTTCTTGTTTCCAAATATTATCCTTATCTGGGTAAAAAGTAATATAATAGTTAAAAGCATTTATTTCTTCAGTAAGTTTATTAACTTTTTGACTTATTGAATTAGCTTCCTCTTTATTTATAAGAATCGCTACTCCTGCTTGTGTTTCTTTATATTCATTTCTATTTACTACTTTATTTATTTCTTGGAGTAAATCTTTATATTTTACCCAGATATTTTTATGAATCTCTATAATTTTTTCATTATAATTTGTCATTCTTCTGATTGCCTTTCAAATAGTACTCTTAATAGAGATATACTATTTTTAATTAATTTTTTTAACTTTTATCTTCTAAATCAAAAACATCTAGATAAGATTTATCACCTTTTAAATGATCCTTTATTGATTTATCAAATTTTATCTCTTCAATTATTTTATAAGCTATTATAAAAGGTAATAATATCCCAATTGTAAAAATTATAAAAATTATTAAATACAACATCTTATACTTCTCTCTTGAAAAATTGTTCTATGTTTTTAATGAATAGAGATAGTTTTACGAGTGGTCTATTTTTTAAAGAATTTAATTCTGATTCTATTTGTCTATTATTTATCTCTTTTGCTAAGGAAAATTCTAAATCTTTAATCTCCTTCTTTAAATCATTATTGTCAGTCGTAAGAATTATAATAGTGTTTTGTAATTCATTTATCTGATTATCTTTGTCAAGGAGAATTTGATTTTCTATTTCTTTTGCATTTTTGCCATCTTTTTGTTGTCTTCTTGTTACATAAAATCTAGAACTTATTGTATCTTGTTTTTGATCAAATATTTCTGCTAATGTTTTAAAAATTATATTAAATCCCCCATTACATTTTCTTCTTTTTTGTAATTCTAATTGTGTATTACAAAATTTTACTAATTTATAGGGATCGATCATTTCCCAAAGTGCTTTATTAATATTTAATAAATTTTGATTTTTATCTCTTAATTCATGATTTATTATTTCATATTTTCTTAAATTTGGTAGTGATTGTGATTTTTCTGATTTTGAAACATCATTTATATAACTTGGTAAACTATTAGCTACTTCTTTCACTTTATTAACAGTTTCTTTTCTTTGTTTAGCAATTAAATAATTGTATCTAAAATTAAACTGATCTGGTGTAAGAATATTTTTATACTTTTTTGATAATGCTCTAAAAATATCCATTTTAGTTAACCATCTATCTTTATGTTGTCTTTTTTCTACCTCTTTTAACAAGTCTAAGTCTTTTAATGGTTTCTCATCCCATACTGATTTTCTTTTCATGTTGCTTTACCTTTCTTATTTTTATATCAAAAAATTATTACTATAATTTTTATATAGTAATAGTTTTTATCTGTTAATATTTCTTTACAAGGACTTATTCTTTATTCCAATTGTGATTTATTAGTCTGGCTTGATCTCTTATTGCTATATCTTGTTGTGTTACACCTAAATTAGTTAAATCTTTTACTAATTGCCACCCATCTCTATATTTTCTTATTATAAATAATTGTCTACCTAAAGGGTTTTCTATTAAAGAAACTTTTCTTTCTTCTATACCTATTTCTCCTGGTACTTGTATTAATGCTTGTACTATTATAAATAGCTGTTTTAAATCTACTCTTATTACACTATTATTTTCTGAATCTGTTAAATCTAATTCTGCTTGAATATCCCCTTTAGACATTTTTATTTGAATTATTTCTTGTAATTGTGGAATTAACCATCTATCTAACATTATCCTTGTAATAGACATTTATTATTTTCTCCTGTTTGATTTAATGCTTTATTAAATCTTACTTTACTTCCTTCTATTTTACCTGAAACTGTTGCTCCACTTGATCTTGTGAAAATTGTTGTAGCTCTACTCTTTAAATTGGGATAATTTTGTCCTTTATATTCATTTATTTCTTGTGATTTTCTTATTATTAAAGAAGTACACTTACTTGTTTGAATTTCTTTTAATGCATCTTTATCTGCCTGCATTTGTTTTACTAATTCTATTACTGCTATAGCAAAACCTTTAGAAAAATCTCTTCTTATTTGACTTCTTGAAAAACCATCATCTATGGCTTCTTCATATTCTTCACTATTCATATATCTCTTCCAAGCTAAATCCATACTATTATGTGCTATATCAAGTGCATATAATGCTGACTCTATATCTGGCTCTAAACCTATTATAGTTTGATATTCATCATTCCAACTATAAAATGTTTCACATTCAAAAAATTTACATATTCTTGTACTCATAGAAATAGCTGCATTAATTCTTTTATGCCTAGTTTCTATTTTCTTTTCAATAATGTTTTCTTTTAATTCTTTATTTAATTCATTTTCGTCTATTTCAGAAAGAACTAAATTATACTGATCACATAATTTCTTTGCTAACTTTATGGCATTTGCTGCTTCTCCTACTGAAGCTGCTTCATCTTTAGCTAAAGATTTTAATCTCTTTATTTTTTCTTTAATATTTTCTAAATCTGTATTCATTCTTTCTCTCCTTTTGTAGTTATTCCTAATAAATTCTGTGACATATTAACTGATAACTGTTCAGCATTATTTTGAAGAAATCTTGCTAAATAATTACTTATTTCTGTTTTAGCTTGATTTACTCTTCTTTCTATATGTTCTTCAAACTCATTTATAGCAAATTTTTCATTTGGTATAAAGTTTCTAATTAAAAGATCTAGTTGATGTATTAATTCTCTTTGTGTTTTTCTACTTTCTTTATTTTCAAATGAATCTGATAAATTTGCTATCAAATTTTTCATCTCATTAATATTATTTCTCCATTGTTTCTTAAATTCCTCATCATGAAGTTTTATTTTATCTACAAAAGGTACTTCCTCTTCTTTCCATAAACATCTACCTTGTATTCTATCTAATGTACAAGGTACTCCACTCGTGTTGGGAGAGCTTATAAACTCAGCCCACTGGGACAATGTCATACTTATTTCTATAATATTGTCTCTATCAAACCACCAATCATTTTTCAAATTTCTCTCATAAATAGCTTTACTTATTTTTAATGTTATATATTGTTGATGTTCTATATCACTACCAACTAAATGTGAACCAGTTGAATTAGTTCTATGAACTTGTATCATTCCATATCTTAAACTTTCTTTAGGTAATTCTTGCATTTACATCTCCTTATAAATTATATGTATATAATATTTTATAAGGAAATTAATTTATATCTATTTTGTTTCTGTATAGAGTTTTGCTTTATTATATAATTCTACTAAGTGTTCTACTATTGCACTTATTGAAGAATTCATTTTTAAACCATATTCAGTTTTGCCTTCTTCATCTATACTTCTTATACATGTAAAAAATTCATTGTTTATTAATGTTTCAACTTTTTTAATATTACTTTCAAAAGTTTTAATCATAAAGCTTCCTCTAATTGTTTTTGAGTTAAATATCCTCCAGTTATTAAACAACCTTCTATTTGTGTAATTTCTTTAATTACTTTTTCTGGATTTTCTTCAGCTAAATGTTTATACTTATCTATTAAAGCATTTGTTAATCTACACCAAGCTTCTGCAGCAGAACACTGCATACTGGGACAAGAATTCAACTCTCTTTGTTTTTCAGCAATTCTTGAGTCATAAAATTCTTTACTTGCTTCTTGCTTAGCTTTTAGTTCATCTATTTCTTTAACTATTTGTTGATATCTATTCATTTATACCTCCAGGAAGTATTTGATTTAATTCTTTTAATCTCTCATTAACTATATTATCTATTGTTTGAAAGGGGCAAGATTTTGCTTCACAAGTATTTCTCTCATAACCCATTGGACAATTAGCACAGTTTGTTTCTATTAAAGTTCTTAGATCATTTACAAGAGCTTTTCTAAAACTTTTCTCTATTTCAATACTTTCTAATAAAGCATCTGCTGTCATTGGTAATTTTTGTAGTTTTAATACATCTTTTTTATAATCTTGTAAAGCTTTACCTATACCAATAATTTCTCTATTATTTAAACTTTTTTGAATTATTGTTTGATCTGGTAAATTATTCATCATCACTATAACCTTCTTCGGTTAAAAAATTTTCTGCAGTTAATATAGGGCATGAACCATTTTCATAATGAGTACAAGTATCACAATCTTCCCTACATACTTCACAAAATTCACTATTTACAAAATCTATAACATTTTTCAAATGTTCAATTGCATTCATTATTTATTACCTTTCTTACAATCTTCAATATATTTGTCACATCTTAAATTTTCAGTTATTTGTTCAACTACTTTCATTATTTTATAGAATTTTAAAAATTCATTAAATCTTTCTAAATCAACTTCTTCTCCAGATAATTCTTCAATTGCTTTAATAGAATTCTCAAATATAGTTTGCATTTCTTTTACACTAGGACTATATCTATCTTCACTATTTGCAATTTCTTTTTCTATAAAATTTTTTAATATTTTCATTCTCTCTTGCTTTTCCATATTATTCTCCTTAGAAAGTTTTTATTGTGGGATTAAATGTTCCCCATCTCATTGATTGGTCCCATGCTGCCATTGGATTATTTTCTATTATTTCAATACAACTATCACTGCAATCATTTAAAACTAAATATTGACATCTATTACAAATTCTTTTATCAATCATCAATTTTTTATGCTCTTGTCTAAGTTTTAACAATTCCTGTGTTTCAATATGATTTAGTTTCATATTTAAAATATTTTCTAAAGTTGATCCTCTTTTAATTGTTTCAAATTTCTTTTTTACTGCTCTATATTTATTTGCAACAGCTTTCCAAGTCATTTTATTCTCTTTTAGTCTTGACTTTATTTCATTTTCTAAATTATTAAATACTTCAATTAATAATTTTTGTATATTTTTATTTGATATATTTTCTCCATGCCTATCAACTATATCAAATATAGTTTTTATTAAAAAACTTTCTGCTTGTTTATCAATATCAATAGGCTTTCTATCTGTTGGCTTTTCTTCTTCACCAGTTGAATCATATTTATATCTACTTTCATTATCAGACAAAATTAAATATGCTGTCACTACTCTTTTAAATTCTTCTGGATCTCCTCCTTTATCTGGATGAACTTTTCTTACTTTTTTCTTATAAGCTTTCTTTATTTGGGCTTTATTACTTAAAGGAGAGATTTCCAATTCTTCATATAAAGTTTTTTTCTTCTTTTTACTCATTATAATTCTCTATACTCTTTATTGGGTGATAATACAAGAAAACCTAGTTTAGTAAACTCTTCTATATTAGCTGGACAATCATCTATAATAAGTTGAATATTATACTGTTTAGCTAATTCAAGAATTTTTTCCTTTTTAAATTTTTCTGTAGAATTATTATCCTTTTCTGGTTTAAATATCATTTGAAAATTAATTCTTCTATACATATCAGAATTATATTTATCTTCAATTACTTTTTTAAGCCATTCTAAAGTATCACTTCGACTATTTTCATTTCTTCCAGTAAGAATTATTACTTTCTTAGTTAATGCTAATGCAATAAATAAGTCAATAACCCCCTCTATAGGAGTTGCTTCAGATAAATTATTATAAAAATACTTATAATCTATCTTATCTTTTTTAGCTGCTTCATATTTTAATGGAGCATCTGGTTTTGTTGGTTCAATAGGTTTATCCTTTATAAAACCTTTGTTAAATTGATTAAGTTCATACTCATAAGCTTTATAATCTCTTTGATATTTTTCTTCAGCTAACTTATACTTATTCATATTAGCTTCATAAGCTTCTTTATGAGTTAATATTAAATGATTTACATCAGCCATACAACCATCAATATCAAAAATATAACAAGCTGATTTATTTGAAATTAAATTCTTTTCTATATGTGACATTTTTACCTCTTACTTTTCTCCTCTTAATATTTCTAATAAACTTACTTTTGCAGTTGTAAGTCTATTTTGTTTTTGTACTACTGTTTCTAATGCTAAAGATTGAACAGTTTTATGATATTCTTGTTGTAATTCTTCAAGCTGTTTAAATTGTTCTTCATCTGATAACAACTTCTTAGCTTCTTCGTATCTCTCTGTATTAGTTTTAAATATTAAATCATCAAGTTTATCAATATATTTTTGTAAATCAGAGTTATCTAAATTAGTTTTATTTCTAATATAGCTTGATTGTTCAACTAAAAAAGTTTTTAATTCTCTATATTCATTAATATTTCTTCCTTCTGTTAATTGTTTATTTAAGTCTTCAAGAAATTTTTCTCTTATTGTTAATTTATTTTCTCCTTCTAATTTAGCTAAACTTGTTCCTTTTTTATTATCAAGCCAACTTAAATCATATAGAGAATCACCAGAACTCTCTCTTTTGACATCTTCCCATTTAATTATTTCTTGTTTATTTAGTTCTTCTTTTTTACTCATTATTTTCACCTAATCCAACTTCATTCAATTTTTCCTGTGAAGCATTTCCTACTAATTGCATTTCAATAAATACTCTTACATGTTCTGGAAAACCTTTAGCCAATCTATATAAGTTTTCACAATCTGCTTTACAAATCAAATGACATACTATACTATTAAAGTTTGTTGCTGAAGGGTTTTCATAATAAAGTTCCCAGTCTTTATAAGCTGTTTCAAGTCTTTCTTCACTATAACCATTTGATTCAATATGCATTAATAACCCCTGGAATGTATCCTGTGTAGGTATTCCAGCCTCATTTAAAAAATTATCAAGTGTTTCTTTTGATTCCATAATATCTCCTTTTTTCTTTTTGCTTTTCTTTTTCTTTTGTTCTCTTTTTACTAATGGAATTTGACTTAAATTAGAATTCCATTCATCAATATCTAATGGTAAAGCTGTTACAATAGCTCCTTTATGATCTTTAGTAGAGGAATAAACTAATTTTAATGGTATATGTTCATAATTCACTAAAACAACTATACAATCATTATTAGCAGCATCAACAAAATAACATCTTTCTTTTTTAATAGCTTTTATAATATTTCTTACATCAGTCCAACTAAAACTTTGATTATATCTTTGAAATATTCTATCTAAAGCATGTAAACTCATTTCATCTGATCCTTACCAGTTTAGTATTTTTCTCTGAAATATTTAACAAATATTGAATAATAATACTGGAATTTTCTGGTTGAATAAGTATTTCAGCAGTAATTCCTTCTAAAGTTTTATAAGAATAAATTCTATAATTTATAATATTTTCTTTTAACTCATTTCTAACATAATTATCTACTAATGTTTTTACAGCATTTAATACCTTGTCATCTATCTTTTTTAATAATACATAACAATATTCTCTAGTAAATAGTTTTTCTAATTCAGGCTGTGGACAATCTAATTTTGATACTAAATTACTCAATGCTGTCATCTTTATTAACTTTCTTTTTGTTATTATTATTCATTCTCATTAAAGCTATATCTTCTACACTATAATTTAGTACTTTCATTAAATATTTATCTATTCTCTCATTATTTATAGTACTTGCTGGCTCATCTTTAGAAGTAATAGCTTGATTAGTCATTTCTAATAAAAGCCTTACCCCAATAAATTTTCTAAAACCTAATTCACTCATTAAACATTTTAAAGTGAATCCTCTTAAAATATCTTTATAGCGAAACTTTCTACGTTTAATTCCTTCTTTAGTAGTTAATATAGTAGGAAATATCAATTTTTCTCTTATCCATCTCTCAACAGCTGATTTTGATACACATAATAATTCACATAACATTGGAGTGGTCATTCCAATTCCAAAAGAATCAAGTCTCTTTAAGTCTTGACTAAAAGTTAGTGTTAATGGGTCATCTACTTTTTTTCTAGAAATATCAAATTGAGCTATTTTCTTATTTGCCATCTAAAAATTCCTCGATTTCATCTGCTATCTCTTCTGCCAATACTTCAGCTTTATTTTGAAGCTTTAGTATTTTATCTATTTTCTTTTTATACTTGTTATAACAATTATTGCACACATAAATCTTTTCCCATGTATCATCTAATGTAATACAACAATTTTCACAAACATTAGCTCCACATTTAACACATTTAATTAAAGCAGAATATATTTGTCTATCATTGTAGTCTACAATGTATTGCTCAGGAACATTATCATGATCTATAATAACTCCTTCACAAATTTCACAATGTTTTATAACTTCTTTACATTTTTTCTTAATCTTAGAAAGATCAAGTACTTCACAACATTTTATTTCTTCATTCTCATTGTTCATATAATAAATTATGAATCAACTTTTATATTTTCTTGTTTTTCTTGATCATAAGGAATATCATCTTCAATATAAGTTCGCTCTATTTCTCTTCCACAATTAGCACAACGAATAATTCTAATTTTCATTTTATGTTTTTTTATAGACTCTTCTTTTCCTAAAATTTCTTCTAGTATAGAAGAGGAACAATTTCCTAACTCAACATTAACTATTTCACTATAACATTCTTTATGTTGGCATAATAAACTTTTTATAATATTATAAGCCTTTTTAATAGTATTTTGTAATTGTTGTTTTCTCTCTAATTTAGCTATTTCTTTAGCTATGTTCATATTTCAAAAATCCTTTGTCTTGTTCCTTTATCAAGAATTAAATGATCTTTTCTTTTAGAACTAAAATCTATATCAATTACTCTAGAAATCATAAATTGATATTTAATAGCTTCAATGATTAATTCTTTTGAAGGAATGGTAGTGGTTTTATCTATTAGATTTCTCTTTATAGCATTTTCTATATTTTTAAATAAACCATTTGTATTAGTGACTTCTCCATCAAATTCTTCTATAATCTCATTGCTTGATTGAATTAACTTTAAGCTTTTTAAATATTCTTTAATATACTTTTCACCCTCATTATTTAAAACCTGGTTTATTAACCTATTCATCTCTTTTCTTTCTGGATTAATATTTGCTACATTACCAGTCATTAAAGAAACTTCGCTTAATACTGTCCAGTATGTTCTAGGGGTGTCCAATATATTTTTGATTTTTTCACTAGCTTGTGTTTCAAATAAAGGGTTTCTTTTTAAAGCATTTATAAAGTCCAAGTTAGTCCAGCTTAATAAAAATGGTTTTGGTGTATAATCTCTATTATTCATCCAAAAATAACAAGCAATAGCAAAAGTACTCATTCCTCTGGAATTCATATTTGTAATTACTGACTTAGCATTTTCATAAATTTGTTGATATAAATCAGCAGTATCTATTTTAACAACACCACTTCTTAATATAATTAATCTATTTTTAATTAACACATTAATAAATTTATCATATATTATTTTTTGTTGATTATTTTTTAAAGGAGATGTTTTAAAATTTACATTATTAGAGTCAAGATATATGCACATCATTATATCTCTTCTAATTCTACTATCAAAACTTATTTTGCCTAATTTTATAAGTTCCTTAAAAGCTCTTATAATTGCCTCTGCAGATGATTTTAATTTATTATTTTTATTAATTTCTTTAATTCTATCTTCTATAAGATAATTATGTTGTAATGCATCTACTAGACAAAATATTGTATCTATTTGCCCATTAATATCTTTATAGCCCACTTCAAATAAAATTTCTCTTAATAAATCAAATAAAGATTTATTTGCAAAATTAGCTTTATAGTTTAAGGAAAATTTAATATTATCTGTATTCTTAGATAGTTTATTATTAAAAAATTCATTTAATTTCAATATACCTGGATGAGTCATTATATTCTCCCTTTAGTATAATTTATTATAGGGATTGCTAAATAGATTTCAACCATTCTTTTAAATCTCTAACTGTAAAGAATTCTTTCCAATTAAGATTATTCTGTTTTGCTATTTCTCTTTTGAGTGGGTCGCGATAGGTCCATATTTGTTTAGCCCTTAAAAATTGTTCTTTGAACTCTCCCTTAAAATTTATTTCTTTAGCTTTCTTTTCCCATAAACTTACTATTTCTCTATGGGCTTTCTTTCTAGCATTAAAGGGTTCTTTACCATGAGTCCAAGTCCCTTGATATTCTATAAATAAGTCTAAAGATTTAATATAGAAATCGCAATGGAATAATCTACTATTATAAGGATTAATATATCTAGGATCACAATATTGCCTAATTACATTTCTTTTACCAAATTTCTTATATAATAATTCAGCAATATATTCTTCATCTTGAGATTTAGTAAAAGAGTTATTCTTTTTCATTGTATTATACCGTTTTTCAGCTATTTCGGGATTTTCCCAGAGTTTTTTAGAAAGTTCACTAATCCATTTTCTATGATCTTTATTTTCAAAAATCTTTTTACTATTTTCTCTAAGTCTTTCCCTTACTTCTGGATTTTCACAATAAGCTATTTCTTTTTCAGATATATTTTTTCTAAGTTCTTCAGAAGACATCATTTCACTAGAAATTTTACTAGTTAATTCTCGTGATTCTTTAGTACTTCGGGTTTTTCTAATAGCTTCACAATACTTTTCTCTGTTTAATTGCCAAGCATATCTTATTTTCAAAGACTTATCAGCTATACCTGATTTAATTAATTCTAATTCCTCTTTAGTAAGAGGTTCAAAACTCCTGGCTCTTTTTGCTCTTCTACCTTCCTGTCTTTTTCTAGCTTTTTCTTCTAATTGTTCTTTTGTCCAATTCTCTTTTCTTCTCTGGTTTCGAGCTTTAGCTATACCTATAATTCTATTACCATTTTCATCAAATCTTTTTGCAGGCATATTTATCTTCTCCTTTTATTAAAAATAAATATGTCATCATGCTACCTGGTCTTTAATTAAAGCCTATTCTGGCTTAATAGAATTAACTTTACCTTTAATAGTATAAGAACTAGATCCTAACTCTTCTATAAATTGTTGTATATCTTCTTCAGTATATTTCTTTTTCCAACTTTCACCTTTAAAATCACTTAATTCAGGTTCTACTGTTACTGGAAAAAAGTCTATCATTATATAATTCATAGCTGATTCTAGTGATTTTTTAAGTATTCTAGTAGCAAATTTCATACATTCAATATTAGATTCAAGAAAAATTTCATCATGTATGAAACTTATTGGCTCTATTTGACCCTTAGAATATTTACCATCTTTATAAGTTCTAATAGTTCTATAAAGCATTATTATTGCTAATTTTGCAGCATCAGCTCCTGATCCTTGAATAGGAAAATTCAATGCGTTACCAGAACCATCTACCATCATTTTTCTACCTAAGAAAGTTTTAACTAAATATCTTATATCTTTTCTACCATAAGGAAATAATTTAAACATTCTTCTTACGTGTCTATCTAAATCAGGATATCCTTTAAAGAAAGCTTCACGAATTTGAGTAGCTTCTTCAATACTATAATCAATATTATATTTAGTCATGGCTGTTTGTTTAAACCTCTTAGATGAGCAACCGTACAAAAATCCAAAGTTGCAGGCCTTAGCTTTCTTTCGTTGATCTTTAGTAACTTCTTCTATAGGGATTTTATTTACTGCAGCAGCTGTTATCTTGTGGAGATCTTTACCATGTAAAAATGCATCTAACATTTTTCTTTCTTTACAATAAGCAGCCATTATCCTCATCTCTATAGCTGGATAGTCTAAATTAATAATAGTTTTACCTTCTGGGGGCATCATCCATACTGGTTTTATTTTTCTAGGTATTTGTTGAACATTTGGGTCTTTACAAGCAGTTCTTCCTGAATAAGCTTGATATACTGTAAATTTTGGATGAACTCTATCATCTCCATATTCTTGTGAAGCAGCTAAAAACCCTTCTATTAAACCCTTTATTGTAGCTATTGAATTAGAATCAATAATATCTTTAACCAACTCATTAGTTTCATAATAAGGTGCTAATTCATCAGCATTGGTAGCTGATATATTTAAGTGATAGTCATTTATTAATACTGGTAAAGTCTGTTTTGGACTTTTTAAATTAAATCCCCATTTATTATTGTATTCTTCTACTTTAGTTGCTCTTTCTGCTATTTCTTTTTCTAATACTGCTGTATTTACTGGAATACCTTTCCACATCATTCTAGCAAAACAAGGAATTACATCACATTCTATTGCAGCTATTAAATGTAATTTTCTTAATGGTGATAAGAAAGATAAATCCTTTACTGGATCTCTTTCTATTCTTACAAAATTATTACCCATATTTTTAAGTTCTGGCAATTGAGCTTTTACTATAGGTCTTAATATATCAATATCTTCTGCTGCATATTTGTATTGTTCTTCACTTAAATCTGGATTTCCCCAGTCTGAATGACCATAACCTTTAGCTATATAAATACCAGCTCTTCTTTCTGCTATAGACTGTAAGTCAAATCTAGTTGCTCCTAAAAAACTTAATTTAGAACACATTATTAATTTTTCTACAGTCATTGTATCATAACAATGAAAAGGTAAATAATTGGGTTCCCATTCTTCACAAATATATCTACATTCAAATAAAATATTTTGACCTATAAAAAATTTATTTTTAAATAGTTTACCTATTCTCTCCCACTGTTGTGGTGTACATTTATATCTATCAAAAATAAATGTATCTTTTTTGTCACCTAATTGAACCAATCTAATTTTACCTCTTTTTGGATCAAGAGGGTAACCCTTATTACTTACACTCTCTCCTTTATTATTATAACCAGTAACTTCAATTCTTATATTATTCAGAACACCTTTCCAGTTTTTCCAATTTTTCTCTTCAGCAATAGTCTCCATTACTTCTACTGGTCTAACAGCTAAAGGAGTATGTGTTTCAAAATCTACATATAATTGATTTGTTTTCTCTAATTGGTCTAAATAAGAATCATAATTTGGGTCCTTTTCTATATGATCATAGGTTCTTGTCCATATAGCTTCCTGCCAAACATCATCCCAGGAAGGTGTTATTTTAGGCTGTTTGGTTTTACTCTTAGATCTTTTCTTTCTTTTTTCAGCTTCTTCAGCTTTAATCTTCTCTCTTACTTCTGCTTCTATTTGAGCTCTTAGATCTTGATATTCTTTAGTTTCTTCTATTTGTTTATCAGTTTCTACTTGTATATCAACTTCTTGTTCTTCTGTTAATTCTATTGTCATTTTCTTTCCTTATAAATTTTATAATTGTTATTATTTGCTTATTTATACTTTCAACTATTTTAATTGAGTTAAAATACTAAAACATATAATTATTTATATGAATAAGCAATTATTGTCTGACCTTAAAAATAACCCAAAGAAATTGTATTACGTTGTAAATAATATTTTCTCTATTAAAGAACTTATGGGTGAAGTTCAAGAAAAAAACATATATTGTCCTTTCCATGGAGAAAGTAAAGCAGCTGGTTCTAAGCCTTCGGCAAGATTTTATACTAATGTTTCTCCTATTAAATTATGGTGTTTCCAGGAACATAAATCTTATTATGCTTACCACTATATAAAATTAATAATGAAATTAGATCCTTTAAGTTATTTAATTTCTAATGCTTCTGAAAAGAAAATAAATTATTATGTTGAAGAATATAATGAAAAAACTGAAGAAGAATTCAATAAACTAAATATAAGTTCTTTAGAAGAATTAGACTTAATGTATAAAACTATAGAAGTAAATAATGATTATTCTAAGTGGTATATTGTCTGATTAGTCATCTGCATTTTCATCAAGTGTAACTATATTATAATCTGTATTTTCTGGTGGTCTATATGTATTTAAACCTCCAGTTTGTAAATCTAATTGATCATTCATTGCTATTCTCAAACTTTCATCTAATAAAGTATTTATTAATGAACCTACATGTGTTGTGTCTTGACTTTCTATTTCTTGACGTTTAACTTGTTCAGCTTTCATTTTAGTTAAGCCAGCTACAATTCTTGCATTTTCTTTTATTTCAGCTATTTTAATATTTGAAGATTTCTGGAATTGAGAATCTTTTAACATCATACCAAATAGTGTAATTACATTCTTTTCTTCCATGTCTTTTAAATAACTTGGATCAAATATTAAATCATGTAGTTTTTCAGTACTTGATAATTTCTTTTTCTCAAATTCAAAACATTTATCAAACCAATTATTTTGAATTAAAGGGTTTAATACAAAGGAATTTCCTTCTATTAATTGTTGCATTTCATTATTGGAAAGAATTTCGGCATCTCTAATTTTTCTCTCTATGTTAGTTTTTCTACCTCTTTTCTTTCCTTTTCTTCCTTTTGTTCTTTTTCTAGTTGTTCTTGTTTTGTTTTCAGCATTGCTTTTTGAATTTTTGGACATTGTTTTATAAACTCCAATATGGTTTCATACATATATAATTGTAATTTTTCTGGAATAGATCTATATATTATTAATATTTCTCTTTCTCTTTCATCCAAAACAAATTGTTGAGTTTTGGAAAGTTCTGTTATTAGTTTTACTTGTTCATTTTCTAATTCTTTTAATTTTAAAAAAGTTTTAGTAGATTCTTTTGTTGTTATTATATTTTTCTTACCAGAAATTTTATTTAAAATAAAATTATTTATCCCTTGTATCTTAATTAAACTATCCATTGAACTAGTTAAACACATATTCAAATATTTATTTGTTTTAGCTCTATTTACTATTTCTAAATATTTTGCTTCATCAGATAATTCTTCTATATTTAAAACATTATCTGTTACTTGATCTATTATTTCTTGTATTGCTTGACTTAATTTTAAATCCCTTTGTAACCGTCTTTCTCTATTTGTAAGAGGTATACTTCTAGTTTTTATCTTGGATTTCTTTTTACTTGCTGTCATTTTAATTATTATATCCGTCTATAAGTATTTCTATGAGTTGTTTTAGATCTGATTCATTATAATTTTCTGGAATTCTTTCTGAAAATTGCTTATAGATTTTGTCTATTAAAATCATTCTATTATTTGAATTTTTATCAAATAATGTATACATCTGACCTATTTTATCTAATTTTCTTTTTTCTTTTCTTATATATTTTTTAATTGAACTATTCAATTCTGATTTACCTGGAGTGGTTATTGATTTCACTACTGGTAAAGTTACTCCTTCTCCTACTACTGTATCTATTTTTACTCTAATATATCTTTTATCTACTATATGATTTATTAAATCTTCAAATATTTCTTTATCTTTTTCTGGAATTTTGTTTATGTTATTATAATTATTATCTAAAGCTTCTACTGTCTCTGTAAACTTTATTGCCTTTAATAAATTAGCTTCACTAGGAAAACTTATTTTCCTTTTTGCTAACATATAGAATAAATAATATAAACTTGTCCCTAATTTTTCAAACACTAATGTTAGTGTTAATAAATCTATTTTTGTTATATATGACAAATAGTATAGGGTTAATATTTCTGGACTTATATTAAGATCTACGTATTTTTGCTCTTCTGGCTTTAATACTTTCTGTATCTCTCTTGTTGGTGAATTTATTATTGTACCTTCCAATGTTCATCTCCTCACTATTTTGTAGTAATTCCCATACTACCGCCTTAAATAATATGTTGTTTCTTGGTGCAATTTTTATTAAGTCATTTTTTAAATACTCTCTTGTAGAAGGGTTTACTTTAGTGTACTTCAAGTGATCAAAATAATTATCTAGTGTTATATAATCTGTTGTAGTTATACTTTTTGTAATGCTTTTTATAATACTATCGTATGTATAAAACCTATTATAAAATGTTCCATCTTTATATTTTTTAATATGGTATGCTCTTAGTTTAATATGATTAAATAATACTGCATGTAAAAATGTTACTACATTTGCTTTGTAAGGATCATACCAACCCTTTATTGCTTCACAAATTTTACTATATATTTGAACTGGTAAATCTTCATCTTGTTGTTGTTCCTCTATACCATATCTTTCTATTGCTTTTTTAATAAAGCCTAAAACTCTTGTATAAAATTCTGGACTTTGATGATGTAAAGGATGATTCCAAAATATTTGATCTAGTACATAAGCTTTTGCTCTTGGATCTTTTACTCTTAAAGCTTTTTCTGGGTCCCATGTTTTAAATTTTTCTTCAAACGTTAAAGGAGATTCATCAATATTTTCTTCTTTTTTTATCAATGAATCTTCTTCATATTTATCAATCTTCTCTTCTATTGTTGGTAAATCCTCTAATACTTGCATACTAATATGTCTCTCCTATAAATTGAAATTTATAATTTGTATATATGCAGGTATTAGAGTTTACTCTGTATGTAGTTAATTATTAGTTTCTCCTTACTTTCGCTTTGTGAAGGTTGTAACATTACCGCTAGTACTGCCATTACCTTGTTGACCCTCGTAACCCCGGCCACAACCATAGAGTTCATCATTATTAGTTAAGTACCAAGTTGTATCATCTGAGCAAGCAACCTGCGCTACATTACTTGCTCTTCGGGTAAAGGTTTTAACAGAAGAATATACACCATCTCCACCTTGTTGCTTGAAGTAATTATGACCGCAACCATAGAGTCTACCATCATTAGTTAAATACCATGTTGTCTCATCTGAACAAATAACTTTTGCTACGTTATTTGCTCTTTGGGTAAAAGTTGTAACATTCGTTGTATTACCTGAACCTTGTTGACCGTAGTCATCCCATCCACAACCATAGAGTTTACCATCGTTAGTTAAGTACCAAGTTGTAGAACTTGAGCAAGCAATCTGTGCTACATTCGTTGCTCTTTGGGTAAAGGTTAGAACATTATCTGTATTTCCTGAACCTTGCTGACCGCCACTATTAGAGCCGCAACCATAGAGTTTACCATCATTTGTTACATACCATGCTGTAGAACTTGAGCAAGCAATCTGCGCTACATTTGTTGCTCTTTGGGTAAAAGTTAGAACATTATCGGTATTTCCTGAACCTTGCCCACCCTTACCACCATATCCACAACCATAGAGTTTACCATCGTTAGTTAGATACCAAGTTGTATTATCTAAACAAGCAATCTGTGCTACATTTGTTGCTCTTTGGGTAAAACTTGCAACCTCTGTTGTATTACCTGAACCTTGTTCCCCGTAATAATTTCTTCCGCAACCATAGAGTTTACCGTCATTAGTTAGATACCATGTTTTTTCCCTTAAGCAAGCAATCTGTGCTACATTTGTTGCTCTTTGAGTAAAAAATGTAATGTCCCACTGTGTTGATGTTCCTCTACCTTGCTGACCGTAGTTATTAGAGCCGCAACCATAAAGTTTTCCATCGTTAGTTAAGTACCAAGTTGTATTACCTGAGCAAGCAACTTGTGCTACATTTGTTGCTCTTTGGGTAAAGGTTGTAACATTTGATGTATCACTTGAACTTTGCTGACCGCTACTATTAGAGCCGCAACCATAAAGTTTACCGTTGTTAGTTAAGTACCAAGTTGTAGTATCTGAACAAGCAACTTTTGGTTCTACACCACCAGCAATTTTTTGGAATCCACCAAGAGGTTCCAATTTTGTTTTTATACCCATTTTACCAAACTCCTTTTAAAAGTATTTTTCTATTATATTTTATGTATTAATTTATAAAAATTACCATTTACCTTGTAAGTTACCAATCCAATTAGTACCAGCATTTACTGTTCTAAATGCAAAATAGTAAGTACCAGTTGCACTTAAATCGGGAGCACTTCCATCTTGCCAAGTTAAACTTGCAGGAAATGTAAGAGTGTATGCTGTGCTTGTCATTATTACAAGTAATTCAAAAGTATAAGCTACTGAACTTGTTAAACTTAAATTACTAGTACTAAATGAATAAGTAGTAGCAGCTGATGGAGTATGTTTATAAATAGCAACTCCTGAAGTTAGTGCTATAGTACCGCTATTTAAAGTAGTAATATCTTGAGTAGTTATAGAACTTATAGGAGCAAAGCTTAAATTGCTTAATGCAGATGCTACTGCTGTACCATTTACTGGAGCAGTTCCAGAAGAATTATAAGTAGATGTTACTGCTGTACAAGTTTGAACTTGACCATTAGCATCTATATAAACTCCTTGTGAAGTACTACCAGTAGCAGCTGAAGTACTTAATCTTCTAACTAAATTTGTATAAGCACCACCTGAAGTTAAAGCAGCAGTTCCACCAGATGTTACACTATTTGTAGTAGTAGGAATTGTTAAAGTAGCTAATGCAGCAGCAACCCCAGCACCATTAATAGGAGCAGTTCCAGAAGAATTATAAGTACTTACTACATCACTTGATTGTAATGCAGTCGCAATTAAAGCTACATCTCCAGAAGTAATTCCTGAAGTAATAGCTGCCCATTGATCAGCTGTAAAACTAGAATTATTTAAAGTAAATTCATAAGCCCAAGTAGTTGTACTATCAGATACTGTAGCTTTATACCTATTATAAGCTGTATTTAATGTAACTGTTTCTTTTATAGTATCAGAAACTTTTAAATCCCAGGTTTGTTCTATAATATCAAATCTATATAAATCAAATTTTGTACCATTTATAACCCAAGCATAATCAAAATTTGTAAGTAAACTTTTAGTGTAAGCATTTAAAGCAGAATAACTTGCCCAATCATTACCACTATCAGTAATTACACTATTTACAACAAAAGCATAATCATTATTAGTAACAGTTCCAGAATAGGCATTCAAACTAGGAATATTACTAAATGTACCAATAAAATTAGCTGTATTTGTTGCAACTGTAGAATTAACAAAAGCTTTATCTGCTAATTGATTTTGAGTTGTTGCAGCAGAAGGGATTTTATCATTAATAGTAGATATATCACTTGTATTAGTAGCTATTTGTCCAATATTAGTAGAATTAGCTCCTGAATTTAAAGCATTTTGTTGGGCTTCATTTGTTAAACTATTAATTGTTGTAGTACTTGGTAAAGCACCAACATCAGAAGCATCTAAAATAATATTAGAACTCAAATCTTTATTATTTATTGTTCTAGAATCATGAACAAGATTAGCAATTGCTGATGCTATTGCTGTACCATTTACTGGAGCTGTACCAGTTGCTAAATATATAGAAGTAACAGCATCACAAAGTTGAACTAAACCATTAGCGTCTATATAAACTCCTTGATTTACTCCACCAGTAGCACTACCATTATAAGTAACTGCTGTACTTGAATCTTGTTTACCACTTATTGCTGAAGCTACTGCTGTACCATTTACTGCTGCAGTACCGGTTGCTGAATAAGTAGAAGTAATATCACTACTATGTAAAGCAGTGTCATCTATTATTTGATATGTATCAGGACCCCCAAAATTAAGGGTTTTCATTTCTTTTAAACTGGATGTCATTTTATACCCCTATTTACATTTCTATAACTACATTTCCGCTACCATCATCAGATACATATATACCAGCAGTAGACAAAACAACATTCCCATTGGCATCTGATTCTACTGTAATATGAGGAACGGCATTATCAACATACGTTTTTATAGCCTTTTGGGAAGGGATAACGCTATCACTAGCGTTATCTCCTCCTAAAGTACTATCTATATCTAAATTCAAATATTTCATTGTTTACTTTTCCTATTAGTAATTTAGAATTAGAATTTCTTGATTATTAGCAACCCAGAATAACTGCTTTATAAGTATTAGCTGCTACTTCTGCTAAAGCATTAAATTTAATTATGATGCTTTCTGCAGAAACTTTTACATCTGCTATTACTTCATCACCTGTAGCTACTTCTTTTATCATTAATACTACATCTGCAGTACCTAATGTATTAGAAATATTCCAAGTAGCAACTCCTGAATCAGGTGTAATTGCTGTGTTAGCTACTACCAATTTACCAGCTTTATCATCTAATGCTGCTGCTACTGCTTTTTCTGTAACTACTTTTACATCTGAAGCAGAATCTGTAGCTGCAATACCAGCTGTAGAATCAACTACTGTAGCTGCTGCAAATGAACTAAATGGTAAATTAGTAATAACGTTATTACCAGCTCCAACACCAGAGGTAGCACAATCAATAGTTTTATTAGTTAATGTTTGAGTAGCATCTAATCTTACAATATCTGTAGCTTCTGTGTTATCTATTTTTTCAACTTTACCAGATAAAGAACCACCAGCTGCAACATCTTCATTAACTAATAAATAGTCTCCAGCATTCCATTCAATACCACCAACTGTAACAGGGCCGGTACCAGCTACATAATATAAGTAACCTTTCTTAACTGGAAGAGTAATTCCTGAAAAATCAGTAGCACCAGTAATGTCCCAAGTACCTTGATAAATAACTCCACCAACTAAAGCTGTAGCAATTGCTGTAGCTACTGCTCCGGAAGTAACTAAGTTTGTAGAAGAATCTGTAACTGTAGTATCAACATTTACTGCAAATTCTCCGTTTGCATTATTGTAAGTTAAATAGTTAGCTGAAGCTGAAGCAACTGAAAGATCTGTTAATTCAATAAAATTAGCAATTGCAGTTTCTACTGCTCCAGAAGTAACTAAATTTGTATCTACTGTACCAACTACTGTATCAACATTAGCTGAAAATTTACCAGTTGAACTATTATAACCTAAATAATTAGTAGAACCAGAATCAATTGAAAGATCTGTTAATTCAATAAAATTAGCAATTGCTGTAGCTACTGCTCCAGAAGTAACTAAGTTTGTAGAAGAATCTGTAACAGTTGTATCAACTTTAGCACCGAATTGACCGTTAGTATTATTATACTCTAAGTAATCAGTTGAACCAGCTGCAATTGATAAATCAGTTAATTCAATATCTCCATCAATTGCTGTAGCTAATTGTTTAGGATTAATTACTAAATCTTCAGCTGTCCCAGCAATAGCTTGAGCATCAGTTGCAAATTGAACAATACCTTTTAAAGCATTAGTTGCTTCTGCTACATCTGCTTTTAAACCATTTGCATTAGCTGTTAATGTAATATTACCAGCATTATCTCCTGAAGCAATATTTAATTGAACTTTACCAGCATCAGCACCAGTTAATTCAATAATACCATTTTGAAAAGTGTAATCTCCAGTTGATAAAGAATTACGCCAAGCAGTACCATCATAAACATATTCTATGTGATCAACTGTATTAAAATAATGTTGACCAGCTACTGGATTTACTGGGGCATCTGCCAAATTTTGAATTACAACATTCTGTAATTCATTTTGATTTAAGTTTAAATCACAAAGTACGGTTTTAGCCATTTTAATTTTCCTCCTTATTATTTTAATTTAAGTAAGCTGTACCTTTAAATTCGCCTTTAGAAAAGACTATACAATTATTCTTATCAATATATTGTACTTCTGTAATAACTTCCCTACCAGAACTATCTACTACTATTACTGTAGGGTATCTTCCTAGATTATGATTAATCTCCCACTGATTAGAAGCAACTCCTCCTAGATCATATTCATAAGTTTCTCCTATTCCTTTAGTATCTAAAAATAAAGCTAAAGTATGTGGAGTAATTGCAGTATCAATAGAAGTAGCTTTTAATGCTTCTTCATCAGTAGCTATTCTTATTAATCCAGGTCTTGTTGTAGAAGCTTTTGTAAATATTTCTTCCATAATTTTAATTAAATCATGAATAGGGATCGGTGGACATGGACCAGGATGAGGATGGGGACCAGGTCCTGGTCTATCATTCATTTTATTTGCAAAATACATTCTTAATTCTTTTAGTAAATCTTCAGCCATTCTACCTTCAAAATTAACAAATTTTGAAGAAGCCGGTGACCCTAACAATCTATAAAGCATTGCATAGTCTTCTTTACTATTATTGGCCATATACCAATCAATGTCTTCTTTACATTGTCTATAAAAATTTCTTTTAATTGCTGGATTCATCTATAAACCCTCTTAAAAATTAAATCATTTATAAATATTGTTTTATAGATGAATATAATATTTTTAATTGCAGAGGATTATCAATGTACTTTCCAACATCTTTAAAAGTGGGGATTATATTTATAACTTTACAACCTAATTCTGTAAGTGATTCTATGTCTCTCTGTGAAGCTTCTTTACCTGGTTTATCATTATCATAAATAAGAATAAAATTATTAGATAAACTAGAAACTACTTGTATACTATTAACTGTAAGTCCAGCTGTATTTAATGAAATAGTATAAGGATATATTGTTTTTAATACTAATGCATCTTTAACGCCTTCTGTAAGAATTATAGGCTGAGAAGTTCCAAATTCAAAATCTTTAAAATCATATAAACCAAATAATACTGGTAAATTGTTAGTTAGTCTAAATACAGTATAATGTTTTTCATATCCTCTTAAAATAAAACCATATACTTTCTCTGGCATTATTTCTAAAGGAATAATCCAAAAATATTTATTCTCTTTCCAGAAATTATACATCCCTTCTTTTTGTGGAATATAATTTAATAATTTTTTAGTACAACCAAATTTAATGGGTAAACCCTTTTTAATAGAGAATACCCTTTTTTCTTCATTGTTTACTTTAGTTAAATTAGAAGCTATCTTACATTGTTTATATAATTCTATAAATTGTTTTAAATATATATTGTCATAAAACAACTGTTTATTCGTCATCTTCTAATTTCTTTAATATTTGTTCTTCTTTTATCATTTTTCTAATAGCTCTAAGAGTGTTTTTATCTTTATCCTTAAAGTAGTCTGGCATTCTATTTAATGCTTGTTCTATTTGAGTACATAATAAATAACCATTATCTTCAGCTATTTGTTGTGGAGTAAATTTAAAACTGAATTTATAATCTCTTTCTAAAATTTCTCCTAGTAACAAATATTCAATACCTTGACCATATTGTATTCTTATTAGTTGAATATATTTTCTAGTATTTGAATCATATACTCTAAATTTAGCCATTGCCTTATTTATATATAATTCGTATTTTTGTTGTTTTTTATATAATTTAAGTAAACTGTATTTAGAAAAACCTTTACTTAAAAATTGTACTAAAGCAGTCTCATCTCCTACTTCACTTATTGGAAGTTTTAATAATAAAGAAGCTACTTTATCTGTATAGAAAAATTTGTTATATAGTTTTTCTATTGGAATTAAATTATCTCTTATTTTTTCAAACCAATTCATTATTCTACTACCTCATAAGTTTGTTCAAATATATCTGGTTTACAAGGATAAAATTCATTTTTCACTCCTTTGATAATGTAGTCATTTTTATTAGCTGTCATTATTCCTTCTAATGTTTCAATTCTGATAACTTGATCAGCTTCATCTATTTCAAAATAATAATTATGCAATACAGTTTTGAAAAATAGATATATTTCTGTAGCATTATCCCCAGTCCATTGAACAGCTTCTATTATTACTGGTTTCTTTCTATACTTCTTTATCATAATGTTCCTCCTTATAGATCTGCTATAGCTTCTTCAGTTGGATGAACACCATATAAATCAATTAGATTTTCATTATTTTGATATTCATATTTTAAAATCTTATATTGTTCTTTTTCAGCATTATACGATAGTCTAGATAACTCTTTTAAGAAATAGTATTTTTTTCTTTGTTCGCTTAAACCATAATAAGCATCACCATTAATAGTCATAATAAGAGATTTACCTTCTAATCTAGGATTAGTTAAGTCTTTACCAGCTACTCTTTTAATCATTGTAACAAAACTCTTTGATTTTTCCATAAATACGTCTAAAATATAAATATCAGTATAAGCTCTTAAATCAATTGTAAATGGAGCTTTTTCAACTGCTTCCCTAAGAATTCTATCATTATCTGGATTATGGAAATAAGAATTCTTTTTATCTTGTCCAAGAAATTCTACTTTATCTTTATCTACTTTATAAAGAGCCATTATTTGATTATGACGTTCAATTCTCAATTGTTCTTTTTCTTCTTCTGTTAACTTTTGTTTCTTTGCCATTTTATATCTCCTTTACATTGATAAATTATAAGCTACATAATCTCCTTCATATAAAACCCATTTATCTTTTTGTGTGAATTCTGTTTTAAAGGAGTATTCATATATTGAAGTTTTACTATCTAATTTTCTAGCTAATTCTTTTATATGTTCTATATAATTATTAAAATCTCTTTCAAAATCTTCATTCTTTCCTTGATGTTCAATTATTATACCATGTCTTGGAAGATTCCCCTCTTTCCCTGGAATTAAAATTTTATTTTCAGCATAGAATACTGAATCAACTTCTTGATTAAAATCTTTAAGAATATTATCTATTTCATCTTTTATAGTACTCATTGTGCTTCTAAAAGGTTTTCTCTCTTTAAATAAATGTTTATACTTAATTCTATAATCTGGATCAATATGCGTTATTGCCATTGTAAATTCTCCTTAACTTCTCTATCCTCTATTATTAATTGTCTTATCAATACTTTTGATTGAGCTAATATTTCTAAGCCTTCTGTTTCTCTATCATATAAATCTTTAAATACAACTTCTTTTATTCCAGCTGTTAATATAGATTTACAACAATCATTACAAGGACTACATGTTACATAAAGTTTACCTCCTTTTGTAGATAATCCCTTATAAGCAGCTTGACCTATAATATTTATTTCAGCATGTACTTCATGTAATCTAGAAAATTTACCATGTTCATCTTTTATTTCTGGTAAACTCATAAAATCTTTAAAAGTAAATATACTAATGGGTTCTTTATTTGATCTACAGTATTTTTCATATTTTTCTTGAAATATATCAATACAATGCTGGTGTCCTCTTGGTGATCCATTATAACCACTTAGCAAAGGCCTGTCATCTATTACTAAAACAGCACCAACTTGAACCCTTGCACAAGTGGAAAGTTTAGCCATATTTACTGCCATTTGCATATACATTTCATCAAAATATCTCTGTTTTGGTTTAGGGTATTGTAATATAGTGCTTTCTAATGTCATTTTTCCTCCAAAATAATAACTATATTTAATATAGTTATTATTATGTTTCAAATTAATTTGACCTATTTATCTTCTTTTTGTGATTCTTTATATAATTCTATTAATTCACTTTTCTTAGGTTTTCTACCACAAGCCCCATGACCTTCAGGGCAGAATCCCAATTGTTCACAATTAGGTTGTAAATATTCTTTTAGAAAAGGATATTGTTCAATTGTTTGTTTTTGCATTTCTTGAAATACTTGTCTAATTTCCCACTGAGCTCTTGAACAAAGTCTTAATCCCATAACGTGCATTAATTCTCTTAAATTCATAGTCATAGATATATTAGTACAAGCTGCATTGGGTAAAACAAATCTAGCATCCTCAGCTTTTATACCAGCTTTAACAAATTTATCATATTTTTCTTTACATAAATTCATAAAATTAATATACTCTTCTAATAATTCTGGATTTTTATCTATTTCTGGAGGAGTTACAAAATCAAAACTTTTATCAGAAAAATTAATGTATCTTTGTGAAGCTTGAGAATAAGAGGCTATTCTATTTCTTACTAATTGATGAGAACAAGATCTACTAATTCCTGAAATCCCAAAAGTAAAAGAAATATGTTCTGCAATTGATAAGTGACCAGACTTAAATACTTTTTTAATTAAGTCTAATTTTTCTTCAATAGTAAGATTTTCAGCTTCAATCTTTAAATCTCTTATATTATTTGCACTATAACAAGTTCTAGCAGCTACCCACATTTTATTTATTAAATCACTCTCTTTGTATCTATCAAATAAAGTAATAATCATTTAAAATTCTCCTTTCTATACAAACTCTATTTCACAAGCTTCGTAACAATCTTTAATGAAATTAACTATCCTATCTGGAATTTCTTTATTCTCTTCAAGCATTTTCTTTATTGAAATATTAACTGTTCTCTTCTGTTTAAAACTTTTCATTAACTCTTCCATATCATATACATATTTTGGAGTTATATCATTATGTTTATTAATTACTTCTAAAGAGAATATCTCAGCAGCTTCTGCAGCTTTTACTTCTATTGATTTAATTTCATCAGTATCTAAATTCAATTGATAATAAATTATTTTTCTGTCAAAGTTATAAGAATGTGCAGCTTCCCTTGCTAAACTACCAGGTCTATATAAAGTAGTACCTTCAATTACTTTAGGTTTATAAGGTTGATGATCATGCCCTAGAAAACAATATTTATAACCCTTTTCTTTTAAATCTTCATATTCTAAAGAGTGTTTTTTATCTCTTTCAAAAGCATAATAACAATGTCCAACTAAAATTGATCTATCTGTAGGAGCATCTATAATTTCTTTTGGAGTATTTAATAAATTAGGAATTATAGTCCAATCTTCAATCTCTATTTTAGATAAAGTGTTTTCTATTTGCTGGGATCTATCTAATATTTGAATCAAACCTAATTTATGTAATAGCCCTAAAGTAGTTTTATTTATTGTGTTTAATTGCCAATTATAAATTGTATGATTACCTATAATCTCTATCCAAGTACCACCCTGTTCTTTATACTTTTTCAATAATTCAATAAACATCATTGTACCTTGAATATCTAATACTGGATTAGAAAATAGATCTCCCAATGAAACAATATATTTATTTGTTTTCATTATTTGTAAAATTTTATTTAAAATAGCTTCAAAATAACTATCTATTCTTGAAGTTGGATTATTAAATTGTAAATGTATATCTCCTACAAAAGCTATACTATTATTCAATTTCATAATTTAATACCTCATACAAATCTGTTACCTCAATACCCAAAACAAAAGCTAATTTGACTAAACTGTCTAACCTTGGCAAAGATCTCTCATTTGTCCAATTCTCAAGTGTAGGGATTTTAATACCTGTTACTTTAGATAATTGATAAGTGGTCATTTCCCGTTGTTCCAAAATTTCTTTAAGCTTTAATTTTATTTTCATTGTTGTACTCTTCAATCTGTTTAACTATTTCACTTATTTTATCTTCATCTAAATTATTATGAACTGTAACTCTTCCTTCTACTACCTGAATTATCTGATCAGCATAATTTACAAATCTTTGATCATGTGTAATTAAAACAAATATTAAACCCTGTTCCTCACATAATTTGTGAACAAATTCAAAGAAAGCATCTACATACTCTGCTGAAATCTGTGAATAACATTCATCAGCAAATATGTAAGGAGATCCAAATCCAATTAAATAATAACTAAGAATTACAAAACTTATTACAGCTCTTATCCCAGCTCCAGACCCATCTCTTAAATCTTCTAATTCTCCTATGTCTTCATTTATTACATCAAATGAAAATGACTTATCTTTCTTAGATTCATCTGATAAAGATATTTTAATTTTATAATGTCTACCTATAAAAATAGTACTTAATGCACAATTAATAAGATTTTCTAATTGGCCTATTGATTGTTCATAAAACAAATCTATAGTTTTTTGATAAGCTAATCTTGAATCTTGAATTAGAGTTATTTTATCTTCTAATTCTTCTAATTGTTTATTTTCACGTTTAACTTTACTTTTATATAAATCTCTTACTTCTGGTAATTTCTTAAATCTTACTAAGTTATAGTTAAACTTTTCTAATAATTCTTTCATTAAACAAGTTCCTCGTCTAATTTATCAAATTCTATATTCATTTCATCTACATACTCTTTTAAGGAATCATAAACCTCTTGAGCAGCTTTTTCTTTTTCTTCTTTTAATTCTTTTAATTCAGAAAGTTTACTTACTCCCCATTTTTCATATATTTCTTTTGTTTGAGCTTTTTTAGTTTTTCTAATACCTTCTAATTCAGCTATTTTAGGCTCAATCTTTTTTAATTTATTCTGTAGTTTTTCAAACTGTTCTACTGTTATTCCACTTGCCATTCTATATCTCCCTGTTCTTTAACTAACCTCTTTATTTCTTGCAGGTGGTATTTACCTACTTCTGAAATTCCATTTATAGATAATTGATCTAAGTAACTAATAATTTCTCTATTTATACAAGTTTGCTTACCTATATATTTAGTAAAAGACTTTAAATTATCAGCATTTATTAATATTACTGGTTTAGTCACTATTCTTACCTCTCTTAATTGGTTGTTTACATAATGGACATACATCTACTTTTGCTAACTCTTCTTTAATCTCTTTTTGCTGTTCTAAAAGCTCATCTATTTCTTCTTGAGCAGATTTTAATTCATTATTTAAAGATTTTGCTTTATTATAATCTGATGATAGAGCATTAAAATCACTTATAAGAGCTGTATTAAATTCTTTCTTATAAACATTTATTTGTTCTATTTTATTATTGCTATTTATTATCTTAATATCTTTAGCTATATCTTTTGATTCATTATAAATAGTTAAAGCTTTATTTAATTTTGCTTCAGCATTTTCTAAATAAGGAGTAGTATCTAAAAATTCTCTTATAATTTTACAAGTTTTATTATTTCTTGCTGCGATTTTAATATCTTCATCTATACCTATCATACCAGCCTGAACTTTTTCGGCTTTTAATTTTAATTCTTCTAATTTCTCTATTTCATATTTATCTTCAAGATCAATAATCTTTTCTATTTTTTGTTTATCTACGTCAATTTGTTCTTTAACTGATTTAATTTCTGAATTAGTTTTTGTTTCCAGAGATTTCATAAACTTAAATATTATACCTGAAGAAGAAACATTATATAATTCTTCAAACATTTTAAATAATTCAACATCATTTAAATCGAATGGGAAGGGTAAACTATCTTTCTCTGTATGTGTATTTATTAGTTTTTTATCTCTTATTACAAAAGGGAAAAGTTGACCAGATTTTTTACAAATACTTTCTAAATCATCATTCCCAGCTTTTTCAAAAATTTGTATTTCTGGATCAGCATTTATATCTTCTATTCTATAAATAGTATTTTTTGTATCTTTATACCAAGAGTATTTTATTTCTTCATTAAATTGTAAATCTACTTGTAAATAATCTTTAAAATGTGTAATATATTTTTTAGCTTTACTAGAAGAAATATAATTTAGAATTAATCCCCTTAAAGCTCTTTGTATAGCAGTTTTACCTGAATTTGAAGCCCCAATAATCATTGTTATACCAGGATTGAAAGTGAATTCATTAATTCCTTCTAATGATTGAAAATTCTCTATTTTTAACTTCATATATTAATTTCCTTTATATAAGTATTTTTTATTATACTAAACAAAAAACCTGTCCTAAAAATTTCTTAGAACAGGTTTAATAGTAACACATAGAAATTAAAAGGGTATGACAAACACTTTATATAATATTAAAATTCTCTATTCATCGTCTTCTGAAAGTTCTGGAGATGCATCATCTGAGTCATCAGCTACAACTACTTCACCTAAATCAACTAAAGATAAAAGATTTTCAGATTTTAAATATTCAGTTATTTGTTCTTCATGTTCTCTAATCCAAGTTAAAGCTTTCTCTGCTCCATTTACTTTTTCAGGTTCTTCTAAAAATGGAAAATCAAAAGTAGTCCAAGCAGAGAATTTTACTACTCCTGTTTCTGAAAGAACTTCTTTAAGAAAACGGGCATTGTCTGGTCCAGCTCCTTTCATTAAAGGGAGAATGATTTGTCTATGAGAAATATTGTTTCTGTTCTTTTTAGTTGATACTTTAGCTTCATTACCAATAACATTATCATTTTCATCTTTAATTTTTGAGCCTTCTTTAATCAATATTCTTACATCTGGACCATATTTAGAAATTTTACCTCCAGCTGATTCATCTTTAGGTTTTTCATGTGTTAAGAAAGTATTACCACCTATACCTTGTGTTGTCAGGTGATTAATAAACCAAGTAGTTATACCGTGTGCTGTAAGATTTATTTTATTTGTTACTACCCATCTTCTCCATGCTCTAGCTTTCTGCCCTATCTGAACCTTATCAGCTTGTTCAGCATCCAGTTCTGCTGTAGTATTTAAGAATGCAAGAGAATCAATTACTAATACCAATGCTTCATCATGATTTTCAGTCCACTTATAAACAGCATCAGTAACACTATCTAAACCAGTAAATGAATTCAGTTGTAATACAACCATTGAATAGCCATCATCAAAAGCATGTTCCAGAAACTCATCTAATTTATCACTATATTTCTCTTGAAGTTCTTCTGTATCAGGATGAAATAGATCAAATGCATTATTTATTCTAATATGTGAACGCTTAATACCCATTTCTGCATCAATATAAACAACTTTTACTCCATAATTTCTGGCTTGATTACAGGCCATATAAAACATACTTGTACTTTTACCAACCCCCGAATCTCCATTTAATTCTACTAATGATCCAACTTCTATTCCAGCTACATTTTCAGATAGAAGAACATCAAACCCTATAGATGAAGTTGGAATAAACTGTTCTTCAGCAAATGGGTTAAATACCATAACAGTAGCATTTTTAGAGGTTTTCTTCTTCTTAGCTTTAATTTTTCTTAGTCCTGCCATTAAAACATCTCCTTATAAATAACTTTCATATACTTTATAGTCTACTTTAGTTAATAGTTTCACGTTTGGATATAACTGGCTTAATTCATCATAATTAGTTAAAATCATTGAAAAATTAGAATCAGCTGTATGATTGTTTTTAGTTTGCCATTCTGGTAAATTTTCTTTAATCCATTTTGTTTTTTCATTATCAGGCATCTTAGATCTACCCCAATTAAGTAATTTTTTAGCTGACCCTGGTCTAATTAATATTACTGAATGACATTTGAATTCATAAAGTAATTTATCTATTAAGTAATGCAACAATACATATAAAGAAATAGAAAAACTTCTTTGACCAGCAATTACTAAAGGTTCTTCCAAAATAAATTGAGATAGCCCTCTATTCATTTTCATTTCTCTAGGAATCAGTTCCTTATATTTTTGCCAAGTTTCTTCACATAACCTGGACAAATATACTATACCAGCTCCTTTAACATGACACTCTTTATCTTTTTTATAATAAATACTTTTTACTTCTTTAGTATTCCTATTAAAGAAAGTTAAACCTGAAGTAGCAAAACCTATATCTATACTAAGTTTATAAATAATATCTTCTACAAAAGGTTCATTAATTCTTTTTACTATTTCAATACCATACTCTCTTTTATGAGGATTTACCCATTTTTTCTTTTTAGATTTTTCTTCTTTAGGTAAGGGTTCAGGTAAAGCTCTTAATTCTTCTATAGAAGGTTTTGCAGCTTTAATATTTTTACTTTTAGACATATATAATCCTTTCATATAAATAAATAGTTAGTAAAATTAATTACTAACTATTTATCTTTTAGTTTATAGGGTAGAGTAGTTTAGTCTTCATCTTCTAAATCAGACTCATCTTCTTCATCTTCTTCTGATTCATCTTCTTCTAACTCTTCATTATCAAAATCTTCTTCCTCTATCTGTTCTTTTACAGATTTTTTCTTCTTTTTAGGAGTTTCATCTTCTTCATCATCTTCTGTTTCATCCAAGTCATCCTCTAATTCTTTTTCTACTTTTTTCTTAGTAGCTTTAGGTTCATCAGATGATTTTTTCTTTTTCTTAGGGATATCATCTTCAACATCCTCAACTCCTTCTGGTTTTTCTCCAGCTTCTTTAGCTTCTTCTACAGCTTCTTCAAAAGCTTCTATAGATGAATATTCTGTAGGTAATGTTGCTGCTACATCTTCTTCCCAAGTTTTTAAAGCTTCTTTTACTTGTCTTTTCATATCTTCATCTTCTCTCCAAAGAGCACCTTCTTCTGAGTCAATTACTTCAAATGAAATTTTTCCTCTTCCAGCATCTTCTGATTTTAAAAGAATATCTACATCACAATCATCAAATGTAACTCCAGCATCTTCTAGATCTTTACAAAGTTGAGTATATTTATATGAAGTAATTGAAAGATATTTGAATTTACCCTCTGACATTTTACGATAATTCTTTTTCTTTCCTTCATAGTGAATTACTGGAATAACTACTCTTTCAGTTTTCTTTTTAAATAATTTACAGCAATCAGCTTTCTTAACCATTTTACCATCATCATCATATTCAGATAAACACATAAATTTACCTAGTGTTTCATAAACATCATCATAATGATAAATGTAACTAAAAATGTCATCACTTACAATTGAAAATACTTGGGCTTGTTCATCATTACCCTTCAATTGCATCAGACCTCCACCAATTCTTTCACCTAATTTCTTTTTCTTTAATGTAGACATTTGACTCTCCTTTTCTATTTCTGTTATTATTTTATATTATGTACTTATTTATAAAGTATTATCTTTATATTTCTGTTCTTCTTCCTTATTTCGCATAGTTTTTAATACTTCTACCATGTTAAAGGAAGTTGCTTTTAAAGCATCAATATCTTGTTTACAATTTGTAGATAAACTTTTAATATAAGAAAGATCTACAAAAGCTTTATTTTCTTTTATAAAATCTTCTAGTTCATATCTTATTTTAATATTACCAGAAAGTAAAATACTTATTAAAATAAGTATTTCTTGTATTTGTTCTATTTCCAAATATTTCTTTGTTTTAGATTTTCCTTTAATAACTTTATTTGCTACTCTTAATTTTTTAAATAAATCTTCATTATAATCTCTTATTAGATTACAAGATTTTAATAACTGTTCTTTATTCATCTATACCTCTTAAAACTAATTATTAATAAATTAGCTTTTAATAAAATTATTCTATATTAAAAACCTGTCTACTTATTTATATAAAAGGTTTTTACTTCTCCTGATAAACTTTTTCTCAACTCTTCTTCTCTTTTTTGATTTTCTAAAGTTTCTTCTTTTGAATAAGGTATAAAGTAATCAGCTTTAAATGATACATTTGATGGTAAAGAATTCCATATATCAACTATATCAGCTGAATAAAATTCTTTAGTTAATGTTCTTTTCATTTTTCTAAATTTCTTACCATCTACTTTAGCTGCATAAGCTATTTCTTCTCCAGAATAATTATTGAACAATAATCTAAATATATCTCTTGTTTTAAAACAAACATCATCAATATAGAACTTGTGATCTACAGGGATCTTTTGTAAACATTCTTCCACAAATTCTATAAATCTGTATGAATTATCAGCTATTGTATCAGAAATTGTAGTTTCAGTAGAATCTTTACTTGATTGATTATTAAATTCTTCATCCATTGATACTGAAATATTTTTTCTTGCTCTAAAATAATTTCGTTTATCTTTAATCAATTTTTGATTAATTATGTAATAAGTATAAGCTGAAATCTTTTTACCGTATGCCTCTGGATCAAAACCCTTCCATCTATAAAAAGTAAAAGCTACCTTTTGAATCAAGTCTTCAAGTTCAACTCTATATTTCTCCATTTCAAATTTATGAGAACTATAGTACATTGTAACAGCTTTTTCAATCTCCTTATATAATTGAGAATTCCAATTAAGAGCATTTCTTTTTACATAAGAATTGTCTCTGTTGATTGTGCTAATTGGATTAGTTGCTGCTAGTGTCTTTCCTTCTAATACTAATGTCATTTTTCTTCTCCTATAAACTATTAAAATAAATTTTATTAAAATAATTATATTAAAACTAAATTAAAAAATAAATGGAGTTAATAAAAATTAACATTTATATTAAAAAGATAAATTATAACTAGTTTTTATATCAACTTTCAAATTAAAAGGGCTAGTTTTCTGTAATAATAACTTGATATTTTCAATTTTTCTCTGAATATCTACATCTTTAATTTGATAAATTATGTTATCAGACAAAATTAAAGCTGGACTATAATTAAAAGTAGCAATTAATCTATCTTTTAATATATCAGCAGCAGTACTTTGTACATAAGCATTAACTGTATTATTATGTAATGGTCTACCAAAATAATTAGTATTTTCATCAAAATCTTCTAACCAACTGGAAAGGCTCTTATATCGATTTTTAATTTTTCTAATTGCTTGCTTTATTGTATCAATATCTATCTTTAATTCTTCTGCAACTGTTTGGGATTTTGCTCCATAAATTACTGCATAAAATAAAGTTTTACCTATTTGTTTTTTAGTTTCTCTTATTGTCCATCTTGCTAATCTAGAATAAAAATCTTCTTCTTGTATATCTTGTTCTAATTGTTTATCATTACTTACTTTAGCTAATATACAAGCTTCTTGTCTCTTGTAATCAGCTGAAATAAAAATAAATTCTTTCTTAGCTGGAAATAAATATCTATAGTTTTTATCTGGAGCAAATAATCCTATATTATTTTGTTTATCTCTACAGAGTATTCTTCCTGTAGCAGTAGCAGTAATATCAAAGTTTAATACTATTTTAGGAAGATCTAAATATTTTTCTAAATAGTTTACCTTACTTTTATAGTCTTTAATTTGATCTAAAACTTTTACAACACTAGAACTTTCTCTTAATTTTGGATTATCAATAGAAAATTGATTTTGAATAGGGTAACCTGTTTTTTCAAACAATTTCCTTTCTGTATCCCATCTTTTCTTTTGGTATAAACTTAAATCAGTTCTTAATTGAATTTTATTAATAGAAATTTCACTCTCATAATTACTTGTCAAATTCAAAAGATTTTTATCTAAATGATAGATTTTATCATTTCGCTCTTTGTAATTTTTCTTGAAAAACTCTAACATAAAACAAGCTTCAATAACAGCTTGTTTTGCTCCTTCTCTTTTTACAAAATATAAGATATCTTTTACATTAGTAGTATAATATTCTTGCTTTACAATATCTGAAATATTTTGAAATTTTATATTTGGCTTTAACTGATAATACAATGCTCTAAAATTATATCTCTCGCTGGGAGCATCAAAATAAATTTTTCCTTTTGCATCTTTTAAAATATGATCTAAATCTATATTTGATCCATAAAAATGTTTATGTTCTTTACTTACAATAGCATAACCAGTAATTTCATTATTTTCTTTCAAAGGATTTATTGCTACTACTTTGCTTTGCCATATACTTGACATTATCTAATAACTTTCTTTATTTTTCTTCTCATTAAAGTTGGTTTTGGCTTATCATTATTTGATTCTTCTTCATCTTCTGTCTTAAATCTTTTCTTTTTAACTACTGTCTTAGTAATTTTTTGTGGGTGAGCAAAACCTTTTATCTCATTATCTTCTATACTGTCTTGACTTTCTCGATCTTCTTTCGAGTCCATGTCATCCATTAAATCATCTAAAGAAACATCTCCCTCAATAGCTCTTTCTCCTACAAAATAAGCTCCAGGTTCAATAAAACTAATAATGGGTTTAGCAGATAGATAACCTCTTCTATTTTTCTTTGGGTAAAAATTGATAATATTGCTTTCTACTGCATTAGGACCAGAATAAATTAATGTTACTGTAGAAGCAGATCTTTCTGCTTCATTTGCTTCTGCTAAATTTGTTAATGAACCAGTTTTACCAGATTCTAATTCTTTTATACCGTCTCTATTTGTTTGCATAGCAACTAATAAAGCAAACTTATCTTCAAAAGAAATAGATAAATTTGTTAAATACCTGATATAAAAATTAATTATTTCTTTAGGATCGCTTACTCCTTTTACTTTATAAAACTTCATTAAACTAGCATGATCTAAAACAACCAAATCTAGTCCATTCATCTCTTTTTTAGCTTTTCTTAAAAGTCTAAGTAATCCGGCTGGACTAAAATCTCCCCAGCATTGTTGACAAGCTACTCTAAAATTATTGTTATATCTCTTTTTACAATCTTCAATTATTTCTTTTAATGTTTGTTCATCTTCTTCATCTAATCTACCAATTTTAATAGTTGAAGCATTAAGTAATCTATCTTGCTCATAACTTTCTCTTGTAGCTATATTAAAGTAAATCACATCCCATGAATCTTCTAAAGTAATATATAAAACCTTTTTACCATCTTTTAAATTAACATAAGCCACACTATTTGCAGTAGTGGTTTTGAATTTACCAGGGGGAGCGGCTAAAATATTACATGTTCCATAACATAAACCATTATACATTTTATCCAACTCTCTTATACCAAATTTTAAAGGAGGTTTAGAATTTTTAATGTTCTCATAGGCTTCAAACAATTCATCAAAAGTTGGTAATTTACCTGAAATATCATCATTAAATATCTTCTCATTACTTGAAATGATTTGATCAATTCCTTCTAAATCATCTTCTGCTTGAGCTAATGCAATTTCTTGTAATAATTCATCTTTTTGTAATAATGAAAGATATTCCAAAGCAAAGCTTTCATGCCAAGCAGGTTCTTCATCTTTTAAATCTTCCATTAATTCAGAAAAATGCATATTCACATAATCAAAATCTGGTAATTTCTTTTGAGTTTTGTAATACTTTATTGCATCTTCAAAAATGTTTGAATATACTGCTACTCTTGTTTTTGGAATTATTTCATTAATCTCTTTAAGATATTCTATGTCTACTTCTGGCAAATTACCAGAAACTATTAGACTTAATTCACTTAATCGTTTATACAAAGACTTATTTTTGTTTTTCATTTTTATTTGCCTTTAAAATCAATAATGTCAGTCTTAGTAAAAACTGAACTAATATTCCTTTCAGAACTAGTAGTTAATACTATTGTGGAAAGTTTATCAAATTGTCTTTTTTGAACTACACTTTCAAATAATCCTTTTGTATTTTTAAAAAAGGAACTTCCAAAACTCAGTATTATCAAAGTATCTGTAGTTTTTATTGTATCTTTAGTTACTGGCCCTACATCATAACCCAACCATAAATTCATCAGTGTATCAATATCTATCATTTCATATTGGGGATATCTCAAATTATGAGTAAGTAAAATACTAGCAGCCAGCTTTAAATAATTGATATTATTAGAGATTATTAATTTTGTTAAAGGAGTTTTAATTTTTTCTAACTTACCTTTTATTTGTTGATATTTGTTCCTATTTAACTCATTCGGATCAATAAATAAGTTATTCAAATAGCTCTTTAACACTTTTATTTTCTCTTGTTTATTATAGTATGAATCTGCCATTTTACTCTTTCTTTTATTGTTCAATTTTCTATTATTTTGAATTTTATAGATTTCCTATTAAAATCATCTTCAAATGTCTAAGTAAAATGTTTAATTAGAGCTGCTCCGATGGCTTTTTAAGAGCTCCTAAATACATTTTATGAGTATTTTTTCATTGGGGAAGAAATTTTGAGCCCTTGTAGCAGCCTTTTTTGTAAAATGGGGTTCATATTCAGTTCGAGAGAGATCCCTCAGCGCCCCACTCACACGCTCCTATCCTCTGAAAAATTCAAGGGGTATTTATTTTTTCTTAAAGGAAAATAAAATTTTATTTTAATATTATTTTATAATTACAAAGTTATAAAATAATAAAGTAACAAAATCATATATATATTATAATTATTTATATATAAATATATATATTGTAGGGGCTGGAAACCCTTATTATTATTGCATTAGGAGAAAATTGGTGACGGGAATTCTCTTCACCAAAATACTTTGGTGAAATAAATTTGCTTCACCAAAATACGTTGGTGATATCTATTTGCTTCACCAAAATACTTTAGTGAAATAAATTTGCTTCACCAAAATACGTTGGTGAAGAGATTTTTAGATTATTTTGGTGATATCATTTCTCTCACCAAAATACTTTAGTGAAGAGAATTCCCATCACCAAAGTATTTTGGTGAAGTAAAACTCGGATCACCAACGTATTTTGGTGATATAGATTATCTTCACTAAAGTATTTTGGTGATAATGATCTATATCACCAAAATATCATAAGATTATAAAAATTTGTCTATAATGAATAAAAATTAAATTAAGGAAAAGAAAATATGCAAAAGATTAAGCCTCCATCAGAAGATGAATTAGAAGATTTATTATTTGAAAAATTATGGTCCAAAAGAAAAATTAGTAAACATTATGGGGTAAGTTTACCTACTGTATCTAAATGGATGAAAATGTATGATATGACAGGTATGATATCTCCTAAACTAAGAGCTAGAAAATCCCAACAAACTATTAAAAATAAACCTAAAAAACCTAATTTAGAAAGATTATTTCAAAGAGCAACAAAAGGAGAGGAGATTAAAATTCCAGGCTTTAACAGTGACTTTCTAGAAGAATATCAATTAGAAGAATTTAGAAAAGAAGGTTATTTTGTAGAAGAACATTTATTAGAAGATCCCTTTGAAAATGATATTTTTGAAGAAGATATAATAGGAGATGATCTTCCACCATCTCCTGATATTAAAGTTAGTAGTAAAAAAGATATATAAAGGAGGTGATGCAAGATGAAGTTTATTATAACTGATCCAGAAATAATTTTAGCAGAACATCAAATTAAAGCTGTGGACTTTATTATTTCTAGAAATGCTAGTTTAATAAACTATGAATGAAACAGGTACTGGTAAAACACTTATATGTTTAGAAAGTATTTTCAGATTATTAGAAAAAAATAAATTAGAAAAGGCCTTAGTAGTTTGTACTAAGTCAAGTGTTCTAAGTTTTGAATCAGATATAAAGAAAACTGATTACCCCTCTAAAAATTTAGTAATAATTAGATCAATTAAAGATATAGAGGATATTAGTAATAATGATAAGACCATTTTTATAATACAATATGAAATACTAATAGACATAAAATTGATTAATCTTACAAGAGCATTTAAGGATTTCAAGTCAGGTTTATTTATTGATGAGGTTCATAGAGTTAAAACAATAGGTAAAAAGAAAGAATCACAAACAGCTAAATGTTTAAACTATTTAAAATCAGCTTTTATCTATTTAGTGGGGTTAACAGCTACAACAGTAACAAGTGAATTAGAGGATGGTTATAGAGTAATATCCTTTATTAAGCCAGGTGTTTTAGGTGGTATTAAATGGTTCCATAAAAATTTCTGTATTTATAAAGAAGGTACTAGATATCTAAAGAAATATAGAAAATATGTAACCTATCCAAAATTAGTAGGGTATAAGAATCTAGACAAATTTCTTAAATATACTAAAGATGTAATGATTCAATACTTTCCTAAATTGGATTATAGATTTCATGTCCTTGCTAAATCTATGAAAGAAGGTTCAAGAAGAGCTTTAAAATATGACGAACTAGCAATGCAAACACATGGTAGAAATAACAATAAACATAGTAAAATAATGCCTAAATTACAAAGGCTTATTGATAAGAGTAGTACTAAAAAATTCTTGTTAAAACAACTTATTGAGAAGTGTAGAGAAGATGGTTTAATCATCTATTCTAGAACTAGAAAAGCTGATATGCTTGAATATATTAAATCTATTGTAGAAGAAGTTGGTATGGAAGCTAGAATCATTTCTGGTTCAACCTCAAAAGAGGAAAGACAAGAAATCATTGAATGGGGTTTTGAAGGTAAACCTAAAAATAAATGTATAATAGGTACTCAAGCTATGGGTCAATCTTTAAATCTACATTGGACTCATAATCTATGTTATTTTGAAATACCTATGGGTCCAGGGCAATTTTCTCAAGTCAAAGGTAGAATAGGTAGAATGTTTTCTAAATGGAAACATTATGATTTTTGGTTTTTACTAGTTAAAAATACAATAGATGAATATTGGTATTTAAAAATGACTGCCAACAAAGAAATGTTAGGAGCTACTGCTGACAATCAATTTGTACCTAATTCTAAACTTAATGAATTTAATGCAAGAAAACTCAAGAAAGAAAGAGACCAAAAAGTTTGGAGAAAGAATTTACAAGCTGAAGAGACTTTTACTAATTTAAAGAAATTAAAAAGAAAGAAATAAATTAAATATAAAAGTCTAAAAATTCTCCCATTTCAGCTTTATCCTTATCTAATTGAGCTTGAGCTTCTTGTATTTTGAATTTACTACCAGTACTTCTACAATATTCAAGATAACTATAATCATCTTTTATTTTTTGTTGATATTGTCCATACACTCTCATTATATTAACTATCGTACCTACTTTAATATTTGAAGACATCATTATTTCCTTTTATATAATATACACACAATGAAAAAGGAAATAAAAATTTATTTCCTATGAGTTATAGATAACATTATTCTGTATTATTAAGTTTATAGTGTAATTAAATATAGTTATTATAATTCATCCAAGCCTTAAATCTCTGTAAATCTAATCTAGTTAATATTTTGGAAATATCTTCACTATCTAAATCATAGTTTAAAGATTTAATATTACTCATTTGAAATTCTTCTTTAACCTTATCTATTAAGTCTTTATTCTTAGTTTCTTTATATGTTTTATAGGCTTCATAAATAGGTTCATATTTGTCTAGTTCCATCAACTTCATATTTCTTATTGCATCTTCTTTTATTGTTCTTATTTTAGCTTTATTGTTATCTTGAGCTTTTTTACCTTTATACAGATTCTCTATTATAGGATCCATTTTTTCTATTAATTGATCAAAATTTTCTAAATATCTATCTCCTGATTGATACCAAAGTTTAGCAAACTCTAATCTTAAACCAGCTGATCCTCCTTTGAAAAATGCTTGTGGGATTTCATCTGATTTATCTCCATTTAATGCTCTTAAATAAAGTAATTCTTCTGGGGCACATTGAAAATCTTTGTGTAAAGTTATATAGTTTTCTGGTAATATTTGTAATTTACCTTCTTCTATATTCTTAGAAATGTTTATACCAAATTGCATTAATTGAAGTAAGTCTTTATCTCCAGTAAATATAATAGGCTTATTACCTTTACCCAATTCTCTAAAAGCTATCATAGCCATTAAATCATCAGCTTCTTTTTCTGAATCTTGTATAAAATGTACATTAGGTACTGTAGATAATATTTTTATAGGCTCATCATGTAATGCTCGAGCTGAAGCTATTTCTGGAAGTGGGTCAGCTTCATGTCTCTTTTCTTTATATGAAGGTAGTAGTTTTTCTCTTTCTGAGGGGTGACCATCTAAACAGAAGAATAGATCTACTTTATCATAATTACTTAAAACTGTTTTAGCAAATTCTAGAATACCATATACAGCTCCAGTATAAATTTCTGCTTCATTTTCTTCTATCTTAAATTCATTAAACTTAAATGAACTTCTATATAATACCCACCTATAATCACAAAGTATAATTGTTTTTGCCATTTATTCCTCCTTATTAAAATTTGTATTATTTTTAATAATTAGAAATAAATAAACAAAGTTCTAATTATAAACCTTTATGAAAAGTTCTATTAATTACATCATCTTGTTGTTCTTTAGTTAGTTTTACAAAATTAACAGCATAACCAGAAACTCTAATAGTTAATTGTGGATATTTTTCTGGATGTTGTTGAGCATCAATTAATGTTTCTTTATTAAAAACATTTACATTCAAATGGTGCCCACCTTTTTCAACATAGCCATCTAATAAGGCAATTAAATTTTCTTCTTGTTGAGTTGACATGTTTTACTCCATTCAAAAACCCAAGCACTTTGAACAACTATTGTTGCAGGTAGAAATCTTGGGATACATTTTAATATAATCTATTTTTCAACTAATTCTCTATCTTTTTCTATTAATAAATTTATTACATTTTCTGCTATTAAAGAAGAGTTCCAACTATTAAAGAAAGCCATTAATACTTCAGGTTTTTCTGGATTAGATACATTACATATTACTATTTGTTCCTCTCCTTTATTATCTTTAATAACTCCTTTTTGTAATTGAATCATTCTAGCTTCTCTCCTTTACTTAATACTCTATATATAGTATATGCTGCTTCAAGACTTGTAAATTCTTCATAAGGTTCATTGTCTATGTACAACAATATAGTTTTTATTTTAAAAGGCTCTTGTGTATATACAGCTGTTATTATATATCTAAAATCTTTTGAATGTTCTATAACAAAATATTTATACTTTTCATTTTCCCAATTTGGAACTGATTCTTTATTTATAAACAAAGGGTTATGATTTTTAAAAAATTGTTCTTTTGATATCATAATAGATCCCTTAAATCTTCTAAATAATTAAATTCCTCATTAGTTAAATAGTTAGTCAATTTATTGACTAAATCTTGTAATGCTAATGACAAAGACCCTCCTGTACCTTCTTCTAGAGTAAAACTAGGTGAACATTCTACTTTAAATCTATTATCTTCAGTTTTCCAAATTTGAACTGGTGGAAATCTTTTTATACTTGCAAGATATTCTATTACTTTTATTTCATATTCATAAGTTTTTATATACATTATTGTAACATATCCTCTAATTTAGAAGCATTTTGTTCAGCAATTGAATTAGACATATATTTATTAACTATATTTTGTTTATTTATATAAGTTCTTAAAGCTTCTCTAATTAATTCTGATCTGCTTCTATTTTCTTTATTTGCTACTTTATCTATATTAGATAAGAATTTTTCAGGCATACTAATTAAAACTCTAGCCATTTAACAATTCCTTAATTAAAATAATAACCTTTCTTTTAAATCCCATTGATAAGCATGAAGTGAACCAGCTTGATAGTATAACTTACCGGTTTGTAATTTTGGGTAAACTTTAACAAGCTCTTCTTGTAAATATAAAATACTTTCTGCTGCTAACCATATATCTATAGGATGATGACCGAAATAATCATTACTTCTCATTGTATAAATACAATGTAATTGATTATTCCTAATTAAATATTGATAACATATACTACAGGGTATTCTAGTATCTCCTCCATGTTTTTCTAAATCATCTGGTTTAAATACTTCCATTAAAGCTTGTCTTGAATGTTTATCTTCCTTTAAAGTAGCGATTATATATTGCCATTTATCATATAGTCTTTCACTATATGTATAATCAAATTTAGTTTCATCTTCCACCATAAATTTTTGCCAAACATCTTTTCTAATTTTATAAGATTCACCAGGATTTAATGGTATAGGAGAAATTCTATCTTTAAATTCTTGAATACAGTATTTTTCTATTCTTTCTGCATCATCTTTAAAAATATGTTCTAACATCTCTTTACGTTTTCTAAGTGGATTAGAAATACAAGCACTAACTCCAATTATTTCTTTGGTATTCTTATTTTCACCTTCTAATTGTTTATTCTGATAGTGATTTACTGGTACTGTTATACCAGATTGAAATAGTTCTCTATCTATTTCTTTTATATATTGTTCACAATCTCTAAATATTCTAGTCACTTATTCACTCCTTTAACTACATATATTTATTAATTAGAAATTTTAAAAGTTCTTTTCTAGCTTCTCTACTCTCTTCATTATTTAAGTAAATACCATCACTTCCACCAGTAAATTCTGGTATACAATATACATAAAATCTTTCACATAGTTCTTCTATATCTAATTCTAATTTATTTGTACAAAAACTATCTAAACGAATAATATACCATTCTTTTATATCATCAAAGTATCTTAATATTCTTACATGTGGATCATTACCCTTATCTACTAAAAAATATTCACTAAAGATATTAAGTTCCTTGAATTGTTTTATAGGGTAATTTGATTCTATTTCACCTGCTACTAGTTGAACAGTTTTCATCTATTAACCTCTCTTTCTATAATTTCTTAAATGCTTCTAATAAATTTTCTGCTTGATTTTTAAATATATCAAATTCTTTTTGAGATTCTGTTGTTATTCTACATTTAGTCGATATTGGAATAATTAAACCTAGTTTAGAATCTTCCTTTATAAGATTATAATTAGAACATCTGTATAATTTTTCATCTATGTATATTTCTATTGTTTTACATTCTTTTTCATAATCAATATAGATATGTACTGGGGATATTTTAGGAAACCTTGTATTGAATTGGGAAGTTGATTCATCTACTTGTTTATCTATTCTTTTTCTAACTTCTTGTTCTTCATAGTCATTAATTATTTTTATTTCTGATATAGATTTTAATAATTTGATATTAAAAATAGTTTTATCCAATTGATAAGTTAATTTCATTATTTAATCTACTCCTTTCTTAATAAAACTAGGGGTATTACTAACATCCTACTACCTCTTTCTTAAAATAATCTTTATTTTGTTCTATTTTCCATTTTAAATATTTTCTATATTCTTTAATACAAATATCAATTGGCAATTCAATATTTGTCTCATACGTTGTATATTCTTTATATTGTTTTTGATATCTAAAAATTGCTGTTTTTATATCTGTAGCATTTGTCTTATCCCAGTCTTTTAAAGTTATTTTTTCTGTAAAATCATTAAAAATTTGTCTTTGTTTTTCTGGTACATTATAAGCATTTCCAAAACTAGGTATATATAATATATGAAATGCATAATGTAGATAATACCAAACATAAAGTTCATTTGTATGATTAGCTTTTATCCAGTTTTGAATTTCTTTACCTTGAGGTATCTTGTCATATACATCTGAATAACCAGCTGAACATATAAGTTGACAAAGTTCTTTAATTTGAACTTTTAAGTATTTTCTACTAGTATGTTCTAATAGATAATCTACTGCTCCTATTGGAGTTTTTGCTAATACTAAAAACATCATATATGTTTCTCCTTATAAAATATATTATTATCTTATAAAAAGAAACATATAAATAAAAAGTGATTGTTTAAATTATTTTACAGCTTGTATCAAAGCTCTGTAATTCTTTTTAATTTCTCTTTTTAAATAATCTACTGTATCATCAAAGAATTTTACTATAATTTTACTAGCTTTATTGATTTTACCATCATGACCATCATCTAACATATCAGCAAAAGAAGTATCAGCATAATTCCCAATTTCAGAATCATATTTAGTAGGGTTTAAAAGGTATTCTATAGCTTCTTGTCTATCCATACCATCTTCTTCCATGACATCTATATTGTATTTAATGTCTTTAATTATTAGAGGTTTTAAGGAATTGAAATTAGGTGCTATAAATTTATCTCCTTGTGAATCTACAGTAGGTTTTAATAATTCATAAACTAACTTAGCGAAATCTTTATCATCTCTATAATTATAATCTTTTAACTCTTTAAAGAATTCAGTTGAAGAATAATTAGCTTCTTCTCTAATACTCTGTAAATGTTTATCTAGTCTTTCTGTTAAGTTCATTTTTATTACCTCTTAATTTATTATAAAATAATTATTAAATTATTTAATTCTTTAGCTCTTTTAAAATAGGGATTAGATTTAATTTTATTAGCTAATTCTATAGCCCCACAAGCTCTAGCAAAAGGTTCACTATCTATTACAAAATCTATAGGATTGATAGTTTCATCTCCAGAATCATCCCCAGTAATTAATATTTTTCTAGGGTCAGCACCTTTTTTAATTAATTCTTCAGCTTCTTTTTTAGCTTGATCATCATAAGATAATTCATCTTTATAACTTTGATAATTATATTCAGGTAGATCTCTTTTATATAATCTTTCAGATTCTTTTACATTATTTTCAATATCTTTAATAGCTTGATTTATATCAATACCAGATTCTACTCCAGAGGCTTTACAAATACAGTATTTCATATAATTAACTGGTTCATCTACATAAGAGTCATTAAAACCGCTAGAGGGATCATCTTTGAAATCATCAATTAATCCTAGGGGATATAAAGAGGAACCCCATCTATTTTTAGCTTTAAAAGCTTGTTTAAGTTTAGATGTAGGATTATTTAATAGTTTTAATATTTCTTGATTAGAAATTATACCGTTTACTTCTCTAATACTCTGTAAATGTTTATCTAGTCTTTCTGTTAAGTTTTTCATTTTTGCTCCTTTTCTATTTTATATTTGACTTGTACCAGCTGCTAATACAGGGTGGGCTTTCTTTATTACTGATAGTTTAGTATTAACTGCTTTCTTTATTGAATTAGCTGAATTATTTTTAAGAAAAGCTTTACCCCCAGGTTTACTAGCAACACTACTAGTAGCATTGGCTATTCTATTAGCTCTACCTAGTCTACTCCAAGAATTTTTGTTAAAAGGTTTTTTTACCACTGCACCTATTCTTTTAGGAAGAGATTTCACAGCAGCTTTACCCCAAGCTAAAGTAGATATCTCTTGTAATCTTTGAATATGTTTATCCAGTCTTTCACTTAAGTTTTTCATTTTTTATACCTTTCCTACATTTCCTATTATTTCTTCTACTTCATTTTCACCTTCTTGTTGCTCTTTATCAGAAACACCAATTAGTTCTAAACATTTTTTAAGTTCACCAATATGAACTTTTTCTTCATTAGCTAAATCTTCAAAAACTTTAGCTATTTTCAAACCCAAAGAATCGCCTTTTTCTTCAGCTTTTTCAGCTACTTTATGAGCAGCTTTAAGATAACCAGCTGTGGCTTGTTGTTCATCAGCTATAAGATTTCTAAGTATGACTTCTAATTTACCATAACCATCTTCATTAAGATGATATAAAAGTTTTTCTAATAGTTTATTATTCTCCATTATTTATTCTCCTATTTTAAAAATCATTTAAAGCTTTCTCTATTTCTTCTATAGATGAGTCAACATCAACAAATCTTTTATCCCATCTACTATTAATTATCTTAAAGAGTTCTAATTTATCTGGCTCTTTTTTAGACCAAATTATAGAATAACTAGATTTAGGTTTTTCTCTAGATTCAAAATCTACTTTTAAATCATATCTTTTATCATTCCCTATTAACTTATCTACAAAATTTTTAATATGTTCTGGAGTTTGACGTTCTTTAAATATACTTCCTTTAATTTTTAAAGATGTTTTACTAAGTTTATTAAAAAGGTCCTTAATTTTATCATTTTGTTCTAATAAATAAGTATGTTTGTTTAATCTTTCAATTAACAAATTATTGTTCATTGTCATAACCCTTACCATATATATGTTGCGAAGCAGCATCAAAGAAATAACCTAAGCGTTTTTCTCGTTCTCTTACTTCATTATAAATATAATCTTGTTCTTTCTTTATAATTCTCTTGGAATTATATTTTGAATATTTATGAGGTTTACCAGTTACATTAGGGTATATTGCTGAAAGTTTAACTATATTTTGTTCCAGTTTTTCTTGTGTAATAGTATCTGCAACCTTTTTACAAATAAATTGTATCTCATACAGTTCTTTTGGTTTAGATAAATGTTTAAAACCAAATCTAGTAGGAATTAATTTATTGTTATATCTATTGCAATGTTCTATTAATAAAGCTTTATAGTAATCTCTTTCATGCATATTAATAATTACTTTCTATACGGAACTTATTTACTTGATATTTCTTAGACCAAATACCTGATAAAATATCATAACCAATTCCTTGATGAATTAGAGTATCAAAGAAAATTTGAATAAATTCCAACCATTTTTTCTTAAATGTAAGTAAATCTACTGGATATTGACTTTCTCTCCAAGGACGTTGTTTTAATAAATTAGTAATTTCTCCAATTAGTTGAATAATATTAAATAAATCACTTTTTATAAGTGCTCTTCTTTGGGATTCTGGAGGGCAAAAATCTTGATATAAATAATCAGGTAACTTAATGTGTTTTTCATATAAGCTAAAAGAATTAGCTAAATCTTTTAGAAGAGTTGAATCATTCTCTACTACATTTCTTAAAAGTATATGTGTTTCAATAATAAAATTAAATACATCTACAATCTCTTCTAAATAATGTTCATAATGTTTAGCTCTAAATGCTGCAAAAGCTTCAGTTATTTCTTCAACTACTCTTTCTAGAAGAAACTCTTTAAGTAGCATTTGATCTTCATAAATATCTATATCAAATTCTTTTGCTTTTTGTTCTAAATTAGGCTCAAATGCAAACATTATAACTTTTTGTTTATTTATTATTTCAGTTAAAGAATCTACTTCTTGTGCTTCATAGTTAAGTATATTCATAATTTATCTCTCCTTTATAAATTTAATTCTCTTTTTAAATCTTCATACTCTTTTATTTTATTATAAAAAGGCATTATCTCTTCTTCCAAGTATCTCAGTCTTTGTACTTTTTCATTATTAGAATCTATTAAAGAGATATATTCACCTTTATATAAAGAGTATCTCTCTGGAGATTCTATTTTAACTGAACCTGATTTAGTACTAACTTCATTACCATCTTGTGTAATTAATTTTCTATCATAGATAAAAGTTTGAAGTCTTGACTTAGCTTCATCACTCCAACTATTCTTAACAAATGTTTTTCCAATAAGCATATTTATTATTACAGCTTCTAGTAAAGTCATATTATTTATGTCTACTTTTTCTAAAAAATCTATTACTTTTTCAAAATCAAGCAAATTATATTTCATATTCATTTTAATTCTTTTTGCTTGATTATAAAAAGCTAGTTCTAAATCAGTCATTTCTATATTATTCAAATGACCTACCCATTTACCATCTTGATCTACTGCCATATTATCCTCCTTATATTTATAATATCCTTTATCATCTTTTATTATTTCTTTTGATTCATCTAATATATTACCATATCTATCACATTTTATTGAAGTAGGATCAATAGTTTTTATTTGTTTTTTAGTTATATCTAGATCCATTAAACCATAATCATATTTCATTTCCAGGAATTCAGGCTGATCTTCTTTCAAACCTTTAAAAACAAAAGTTTTCCCTTTATACTTAAAGCAAAAACCTATATGTATTTCTATTGGTTCAAAACTTTTCTTTAATTCTTTATTTTTCTGTTTAGCTTTTTTCATTATTTCAGCTAATTCTTTTCTTTGTTCTTCTAAACTCATTCTTCACCCTCTTCTATATAACCATTTTCTATAGCTTTTTCATTAGCTAAATCAATATATTCTATACTTATTGCTAATAAGTGATCATAGTCTGAACTTGTTGCTTTAGCCATATAATCATCTATTTTATCTTTTAACCCCTCTCTTTTTAAAGCTGTTTTTACATAAGTTAAAACTGAAAAAGCATTTGAGTCGACACCTACTAAATTATACTTACTCATTTCTTACCTCTCCTATAAATCTATCATCTTCTACTTAACTAATAAAACCTTCAGCTAAATCCATTACTCTTACAGCTAAATAAGCTTCTCTCCTTGAAAGGGTGTTCTTAACTTCTGGATCACCATTAGCAATATTTACTAATTTCTGAACTAGTTTTTGTAT